TTCCTAAGATAAACGAAAAATTGGACGATCTTCGGTCTCAATTAAATGAAGAAAATGAAGACATAACCAGATTTGACGAGTTTGTTGCACAACACTTTCCTGAAGAAGATATTAACGGTCGATTGCAAGTAATAGAAGATGGTGATTGGGAGGCTAGAGATTTAACTGAACGATTCATTACCAATCTAGTAGATGAAGGTTTTTCATTTGATTATGAAGATATTATTGCAAATATGGACGAAGATATAATATATAATCACGTATGGGAGATATATGGTGATTCGGAGATAGATCATCAGATAGATTCATACACAACCTACTACCGAGAAAATATTGAGGAAGCAAAAGATATTTTAGGATTAGATGCACATGACGATTTAACAATAAAAGAACTCCTTGGTATGAGTCTATCTGGTCTCAAAGATTTTGTCAACACCTGTAAGGACAAGAATTTAGAGTTAGAAACAAGGGCCGAGTTTAAAGAAGAATTTCTTCCCATTCTTTCCAACACTGAGCAATCGGTATTGCAGTCCATGAGTGATGATCCTGTCAACATGGGTCAAATAATGGTCAATTTTGGTTACGATCCTCAAAATGTAATGTCGTTTTCTAACAACGTATTAAAAGATGTTATTAGTGAGGGTGTGGATGAGGACGGGGAAGGTGTAGAGCAGGATGAGGCCAGTGTTGCAAAATTAGAATCGGTTAGATCCAGTATCGAATCCATAGTTGAGTACCATACATTAAATGGTGGGTATGATCCCACCGAGACCCTTCCCAGTATGGTTCAAAACGGTGTCCGTATTAAGAAGAACGTAAAGAGGAAATGGCTTAATACGAATACGTCTGCATTTGTAGATGGGTATAATCAACAAATAGAGAAAGAGAATCAATCTGTGAGACATGAAAACATGTATTCGGACACAGAATTAGATGAATCATCTCTTAAATCACAAGTAGACATGGATAGATTAAAGCAAGTTCTTGGAAAGACATTGATGTCCTGGGTCAGTTCTCGTGTTTTTGGTTCTCAGGAAGAGAACTTACACGATAGTCTTTATTTGTTTTTCGAAACAGACATTCTTGATCAACCGGGTTTACGTAGATTTTTAGAGTCCATAACCAATACTCCTCGTTCAGAAGTGGCCACCTTACTTAGAAGTCGAGCTTCGGCAATTGAGAAGGGACAAATAAACGCTGGCGTTGATATCGTTGATCCAGCTCAGTCTAATATGAAGTATCCAGATACCAAAGAAGGCATTTTTCTGTACAGGGCAAACAACATATACCCAAATGCGACTCCAGAGCAAACACCGTTTGTTACCACATTGGACCAACATGGTTATGATGACAAAAGCATAGGTAAATTCTTTAATAAGTTAAAGATACCAGAACAACAGATGATCCCCGCACAACAATGGGACGTAGATGGCTTTACCTTCAAGATTTTAGAGAAGTCAGATCCACTCGGTGCGGTTCTTGGTGATATGACAGGTTGTTGTCAGACCATCAAGGGTATTGGTAGTGAATGTGTTTATGATGGGTACAACAATCCTCGTTCTGGTTTCTTAACCGTATTTGATAGAAAGGGTCAATTGGTGGGTCAATCGTGGATAAGGTTGGGACAGTCCAGTACTCTTTACTTGGACAATATTGAAACTGCTGGTATGTACGATGACAACCTGAGTGCAAATAGTCAAAACTCTAAGAAACTTCATGATTCTTATCTGAAGTGGGCCGAGTTGATCAAAAAAGAAAGACAGTATGAGAACGTGGTTTCCGGTAAGGGATATTCTGACATTAACTTCCCTGGATTAGAAGAGCGTAAGAAATACAAAAAGAAACAAGAATTTGGTGAAGAGCACAATCTTTACACAGATATTGGTAAGAATGTATATGTCATGGCGTACAACCACCATAGGATTCTTTTGGCCCAAAAAGAATTTCCGTTGAATTCGACACCAACGACACCTGAAGAGGAGTTGGAACGGGCAGCTGTTGAAAGGGCGTTGTCTCAAGGTCAAGAAGTACCACAGGAAATTTTAGACAATTATCCTGATTTAGCAATAACATATGAAATGAGTCAAGAATTTGGTGACGGTCTGGTATCGTTGGATACAATAAAAGAGAAGTATGAAGAAAACGGTGCAGATGTTTATATGTACGAGAAAGGTGACGACGATATCGTACTCAGTTCTTTAATCATACAGAAAGAAAATCGAAAACAAGGTATTGGTTCTGCGTTTATGCAGGAATTATGTGATTATGCCGACTCAGTCGGCAAAAGAATCTTACTTTCTCCCGGCCAGAAAGATGATTATCAGGGCACGACATCTCATTCACGTCTGGTTCGTTTCTACAAAAGATTTGGTTTTGTGGAGAATCGTGGTAGGAATAAAGATTATCGTCTTTCTGAGACGATGTATCGTCTACCCGTCTCGAAACCCGTTGCGAGTTCTATTTTTAATCTGCGTATAGCCCAGGCATCGCCACCATCCCCTGAGGAGGATAGTCGGGAGTTTTCTCACGGTCAGCCAGTTGTTTTCAATTATTTAAGAAACTCGTGAAATCGTTGACCTACGTCCTTTGATGTCATAATTGTTTTTTCTACACCGTTGAAAAGGCTCCAAACGCCCAAAAAATGCGGTGTGCCACTCCGTGGCATTACCACACTAACAACGATAACAACGTTGCCCGACCCCAACCCAACTACACAATATCATCCTTCAACAAATCTTCTTTTACTTTATCAACATAGTGCTTCATAGTTACTTCGAGTATTTTTTCCTCAGGTTTCTTATACATTTCTTTCCAATCATATCTTTCTGAATTCGTTTCACAATCCACACCACCTCTTGCTATACTAGAATCTTTATATTGTGGATACAATGCCAAGAACAGAACAGAAACTGGAACACACCACAAGGCTTTTCTTTCCGCTCCAACAACTTTCTTTACCTTAAGATATTCTGTTCTATATTCATCAACATAAGCCGATTCGGATGTTTGATGTGTACCTCTCTGGGTTATTCCGTATGTTTTAACTCTCCAGAGTAAATCCACACCAGATGGCTCGTGATCATTTGAACATATAGAATAAAAATACCAAAGTGCTGACCTGACATCTGGTGAAGAGTGCATTCCTTGAATGCACATTGATGGCCTTCCCACAAAGAGATTGAATCTGCCCTTAAGTCCTTGTGTGTAAAATTTGTCTGGTTTAGGGTTTTTTTGAAAACGAATTTTCTCACCGACAACGATTTCTCTTTTGTCCGCAAAATTTAATTGAGTTCCGTATGTGACGTGCCAACCAATTTCTTCTCTGTTCATTATATTCTCCTACGGGTAGTATTTTGTTGACAGTTGACATTTCTCATCGTCGTCCAAGGGTTCAAAGTCCTCGTCCATGGCTTCGATCATCATTTTTATTGACTCATCACCATTCTCTGTTGCTCTGGCGAGGCATACTTCTTTAGGTGTTTTAATGTTGACGAATACAGTCTTCCATTTTTCAGATTTCCATTGATCACGATTTCTTCGTCTTACATTCGAACAGTCTAGGATAACAGATTTGTGTCCGGCCAGAAACAGTGCTTCGACCATTGTTTTGGCCATTGTCCACACCCATGGTTCTGCTTGTAGTAGGAATCTCTCTCCGTACATTGCACGACGGATGCTACTTGGACTCACTATGGGTAGGTTTTGAGTAAGAGCCCAAGTAGACTTCCCACTCTTAGGGAGTCCAACTGTTGCAATTAGTAGTTTTTGTTTTTCCATTTTATCCCTCCAATATAGATAAAAGATTACTTACCTTGATTTCTTGTCCGACATATTCCTTCAAGAACACTTCTCTGGGTATTAAGATATTCCCCAAAAACATGATCTCATCCGGTTCTCCACATGGTTTCAAAAAGTGTAAATTTGGAACAATCATCAAGGTGTTTTTACCCACCAGATACAGTTCTTGTCGAATTCCCTTTTTGATTTCCTTCGACATATACAGTTTGGTATCACCCATAGGATCTTTCTGGTCCCCAACTGCGTTCAGATTCGAAAGGTTTAAGGTGTCCATAAAAGTATGACTTGCTTTGGATAAGACTCCTAAAGCTTGCCTTATGGTTTTGGCAAGAACAAAACGAGAGTCTTTAGAATACCTGATTCTGTACTCATACATTTTATACACAGGGATTGAATAATGAGGAGGATCTGCTCCGAATTTTGCTGGCACTGTCATTTTTTATCTCTTTTCTTTATAATTTCTCACCCATTTCTTTTTCTCTTTCTCTTCTTATTTCCAGCATTCTTTCTTCGTGTTTCTTTTCTAAAATCTTCCCTTTTGCAGCAATCTCTTTATGTTGTTTTATTTCATTCTCTAACTCTTTTGTTTCATTAAGCAGTTCTCGAATCTCTTTATTCTTCTGGATTGAAAAAATGAGCATTACAATACTAACTAAGAACAATATCGGAATCGCCCACATGACGATTTTATTATCGGAATAGTACAATGCATTTGCGGACAGGATTAACAGACCCAGAGAGGACATTACCCTTGATAAAATCAGATCTCTCTTTGAACACATGTCAAGGACAATACTCAGTCCAAGCAATATGATTCCCATGGATAATGATAAATTATTCATTTACATTCTCCTTGTGTAATTCTTTCAATTTCTTTTCTTTGTTGATGGCAAAACGCCAGTATAAGGAATATCCGATTATCGTAATACCCATAATAGATAATCCGATAAGACTTCCCTTGATAGCGAATGACACAAACACAGTAAAGAGACCAATAATCGTTAAACGAATTGCATTTGTATTTACCACTAACTGTTTTGATACAGAATAGACCCACCACACGCCTGCGATAATGATGATTACTTCACCTATCCACCAAAACATTGAATACAGTTGATCTTGCATGTTTGTCTCCTGTCTATTCCAGTATATGGTTTGGCTGAGTGGAAGTCAAATCTTATTGAGCAAAGAAAATGGCCAACCAAAGGGATAGGTTGACCATTTCTCCTAAATAAAGGTGAGAATTTTCGTCTCCGTTTATTGTACGGTTTTACCAGACAAAATACGATCTCTTTTTACTCTTGTCATATCGTTCAGCTGGAATAAGAGTTGGTTTTTTATGTGGACCCTTTTCATCAAGTCGAGTTTTGGCCTTGTTCTTGATGTTCTTCTTATCTTCTTTTGTCAATGGAGTTCCAGTGACCTCTTCCATGCAGAGCATAGCGGCTCTGATAATATCATCTCGTGTTGCCGGGCTACTTTCATGCAAACACCAGTGAATATCATGCTTAAACGTAGTTCCGTATTTCGCATCTGGTGTAAGGTCTTGAAAATGTTTTGGGAAATTCCGTTCGAGGAAGTCAATAATTTCCACGAGAGATACCATTCTGTTTTGAAATTCATTATGAATCATTTCCCGCATCAGTAACCGAATTTCAGTTCTACTCATTGTTACCACTTCTTTTGTTTCCATCTTCATTCTCCTTTTCCAATAGTTTATTGTGAGATTATCGGTTATTGGCTCGACGTGTTGCTACGGCTTTTCGTGCTGCTTCACGTCGTTTTCGTGTGACCCACGCCCGTTGTTGCGGGGACATTGCAGCGATTCTATTTCGACGAGTTTCAGCGGCTTTCTGTCCTGCTGTTTTAGTAGCCATTAGATTTCTCCTTTCTTAGATTTTCTATAAAAGAAAAACGTTCCCATTACAGTTCTGGATTTTTCACCCGTTCCCTCGTAGACATACCAGGCGTCATAGTTTTTCCAATTTCCTCCAGACCATATGAATTGAAACAAATTATTTTCCTCGAATTCCATTAGAACAAATTCATCATCTGCTTTCTTTAATGTTTCATGAAAATTCATTCCCCTTTCATGAGGATTGTTCATCATAATGTTGCATACAAGTAAAATGTTTTCTTTATCCAAGTCATTTAACAAATGTAAGAGTTCTGTTGTTTTCTGACATCCATAACGTTTCATGCTAATGAAATCTGCGTAGACGATTGCAGGGTTAAGTTCATTGCGGCCGAAGTGTCCATTCATTGCATCGTAAATATCTGCGTTGATCCATGTTGCTCTGGGTTCTGCCTCTTGATTTGCTCGTATTGTTTCGGAATTGATGTCCACTCCATGGAATTGATCTAAGGTTATTAGCCCTGCTTTGACGAGTTGTATGAGCTCAGACCCTTCAGGAAGTACGCCATTGTCTGAATGGGGACCGCACATGGTCCAGTACTGCTCTCCTAGTGGAATTCTATATGAGAACAGTTTTCTGTATACCCAAATGATAGTGTCTTGTCGGGCACGGAATTTCTTTGGGCAGGAGTAGAATTTTGGCAGTGTATCCATAGTCTATTTGTACCACAGTTGGCCAAGTATGTCAAGTCTTATTTTGGCCAAGCCAATTTGGCCAAGATATCCAGCCTTTGTTTCTGTATACATGATTTGGATTTGATGGAATGTTTGGTGGTTTATTTCCAGATGCACAATATTCCATCCATCCTCCAGTGCCCCTAAATGCCGGTATCTGAAGAGAATGAACAAATTCTCTTGCATCTGTAAATGGTCTGTATTTCATATATCTTGGGGCAATATTTCCGTTTCCCAGCCAGTCTCCATATCCAATCCATCCACAATTAACATAGGTTCTCTGTGGATTTGTGGGTAGATCAGGTGGGAAATTTACAGATTTACAATAAGAAGCCCATGCGGCTTGATTTTCTAATCCTAAAGATCGAGCAATTTTTCTTGCAGATTCAAAATCTAACCATTCTTTAAGTTTTCCGCTTATTTTTCCTCTACCAAGCCAATCGGCCATGTTTCTCCAATCAGAATAAACCGACCATGGGGTTTTGGGAATATCTTCTGGCAACTGACCAGATTTCACATATCGTTTCCAACTTTCCAATTTGAGTGAACGAATAAATTTTCTTGCTTCTTCAAATAGTCTATAGTTTGTACCAAGCCAATCTTTCCAAGACACCCACCCCTTCCCCCTATAGGTTTTTGATGGAGATGCTGGAATATCACTGGGCTTATGATTTGATTTAGCATAACATATCCAATCATCTTTTTTTTTGAGCTTAAGTTTTCTGGAAAATTCTCTTGCTTTCTCAAATGGTCTATATACCATGTTCTGAGGAGAAATAGTACCAGTTCCCAACCAATCTCCGTATCCAGTCCATTCTTTGTATTTGTTTTCTGGGCTTGCTGGAATATTATGTGGCCTTTCTCCAGAAGCACAAAATTCTATCCATTCTCTTTGACATTTCAACCCTAAAGACTGGACGATTCCCCTTGCCTCTTCAAATGGTAGTTTTTCATTTCCCAACCAATCTCCGCATCCAATCCATTCCCTATATACCTTCCATGGATTTGCAGGAATGTCTTCTGGTTTATCTCCTGATTTACAGTATTTTCTCCATTCGTCTACTGATTTCAATCCAAGAGAATGAACAAACTCTCTCGCCTCCATGAACGGCAAGAATTGATGTTGACCGCCCCAGTCAAAGAAATCAGGGAACTCTTTCTCGAAGCGTTGTTTTTCTTTAAGGTTCATTTTGTGCCTAACCAATCGTACCAGGAGACCCATTTTTCATATACAATATGTGGTGATGCTGGTATGTCTTTTGGTCTTTTCCCTGATTTAGAATATAGAAACCATTCTTTTTGTTTTCCAATATGTAATTTATGTATGTGTTTTTTTGCTTCCTCAAACGAGATGTACTGTCTTTGTTTGGTAGAAACAAATCCAGTACCTAACCAATCTCCATGATTTATCCAACCTTTGTCTTTGTATGTTAAATTCGGACAAGATGGAATATTATCTGGTTTGTTTCCAGATGTGGTATATTTATTCCATTCTTTTTGGCTTTTCAATTTAAGATCGTGAACGAAATCTCTAGCATCTTCGAATGATAGATATTTTCTGAGATTTGTAGCAATTGTTCCTGTATTTAACCAATCTCCCCACGAAGTCCATCCTTTGTCCTTGTATGTTACATTCGGACAAGACGGAATATCATTTGGTTTGTTTCCAGACTTACAATATTTTTCCCATTCTCTTGCGTTTTTAAATACAAGAGAACGGACAAAATCTCTTGCTTTTGCAAACGGCAATGATTCTGATCTACTTTGCCCCCAGTCAAAGAAATCAGGGAACTCTTTCTCGAAGCGTTTTTTATCTTTAAGGTTCATTTCGTTCCCAACCAATCTCCAATATTAATCCAACCACTATTTTTGTACATTTTCTGTGGATTAGATGGAACATTGAATGGCCTTTTACCAGATGCAGAATAGTCAGTCCATTCTCTTTGCCCCCCTAGGCACAAAGAACGTGAAAATTCTCTTGCTTCGTCAAATGGTAAATATTCTTTACCAAGCCAATTGCTCAAACCAGACCAGCCTTTGTTTTTATATGTTCTTTGAGGATTGGATGGTATGTCTTTCGGTCTATTCCCAGATTTGCAGTATTTCCTCCATTCTTCAACAACGTTTAGTCCAGCCAAACCTAAAGATCGAACAAAGTCTCTTGCTTCTTCGAATGATCTAAATTTTCTATCTTTTGGTCTGATGTTTCCAGTACCTAGCCAGTCACCATACCCATCCCATCCATTGCCATTGTATTTAGAACATGGATTACTTGGTATATTGTTTGGTTTTCTTCCTGATTTTGTGTACTCAATCCAATCTTCCTGGCACCCAAAACCCAAAGAACGTGCAATCTTCCTTGCTTCCACGAATGACAAATATTGCCTATTTTTAGGAGACACATATCCACTACCTATCCAATCCCCCCAAGACACCCATCCTTTGTTTTGATAGGTTTTATCTGGTGCGGCAGGAATATTATTAGGTTTTTCCCCAGACTTACTGTATTTGTTCCATTCTCCCGTTGTCTTCAGTCCTTGAGAACGCACAAAATCTCTTGCACTTTCGAATTCTCTCCATTCATTACCTAACCAGTCGTTCCATCCAGACCATCCATTGTTTTTATAAACCCATTCTGGACTAGGTGGAATACCAATTAACCTATTTCCAGAAAGGCAATATTGTCTCCATCCTCTACATCCTCTAATCTTCAAGGAACGAGCAAACTTTTTTGCTTTATTAAATGGTAAAAATTCCTCATTGAGAACCTGGCCAACGCCCCAGTCGAACCACTCTGGCATCTTCTCATTCATTAGATCTTTTCGTTGTTTATCTATTAGGTGTTTGTTCATTTTGCAATACTCTCCTCAAGTTCTCTTCCTTCTTTTCTTCTTGCTGCCAACCAACGACCAATTCTTCTTTCTTCAGGATCATCTGCAGTCGGACTTGGATATCTGCCGTACTTGTGACAAAAACGCACACTCTTTTGAAACATCTCTTCGTAGGTTGGATTTGGACCATTGAGAATTCTGTGTAACCTATTTAAGTCTTTAACTCCACATCTTATTACATAAGCAAGGAAGAAACCAAGGCATTTGTCACGAGTAATTAACTCGATATCGGTATCGTTTGAATTGAGACCATTGGTTATTTTGTTTGCTTTTTTGATAAGACGATCAACAGATGTTTTTCCGTTAACCATACTTTTGCCCCTCTCTATCATCATTTGCACAAACATTTCACATACAATATTGATATGTTCATCATCGATTCCGAATTCGTATGCTTTTTTGGCAATAATTCTACGGTCTTCTTTCTCAAGATCTGATTCAATAACTTCTGGATTTAGCATTCTGAACTCAACCATAGAACCTATGATTTCTGGAAATAATTCAAAAAGACCATTTTCCCCAATTTGAGACGTGATTAAGTTAACAACATCAACTGAATCTTTTTCTTTACCTCCACTTCTTGTTGGAATCTTCACAAGAACAGGATCTATAACAAGTTGACCTAGCATAGAGGTAAAAACGCCTTTCATAATGTCGTTAAAACTCGTCAACATTTCTGTTTCTTTTTTCTCTCCAAGGCTTTCGTCATCAATATTTGGAAGAAGGTTAAAAATCTCAATGGCTTCTTTAGCATCCTCCTTGGTCTTGTGTGGTCGAAAAGATCTTCCCATCATCTGAATTAATTCATTCAGACTTCCCCTCAGGCCAACAGCCATGATTCTATTGGCTATCGGCCAGTTAAAACCTTCTATTGGAATTTTTATTCCAATTACAACATCCACTACTTTTTCTCTGTTTCTGTTGAAGTACGATAGAGTTTCTCTTCTTCTTGTTTCGTTCACAAGATCGACTACAGTAATTTTTCTACCATTACGTGTAAATTGGTATGCATTGATTCCTGTTTTTACCTCTAAGATTGGTTTACCATTGGATAGTATTTGCAGCACCTTGTTTACTTCTTCATCTTTCTTGTAATCAGTAGATGCTAGATGGTTTGGATGTGGAATAAATATGATATCTTTTCTGATATCAAATTGATCGTAAAATTCCCTCAAGCATGCGAGATAGTCTCCCTCGTGAAATAGAAATGAATTCTTAAACTCCAACCCTTTGCAATTTTCTTCGAAATGTCTCACGTAAGAAAGTTTATACTCGTTGAATTTTACCCTGTATTTGTTTGGAATGATTTCACCCTTATCTCCACGAAAAGGAGTGGCAGTAGCAGTACAAATAGGAAGATTGTTTTCAAGAAAGAAAGAACACACCTGTCCCATTCCATTCGCAACACCATTTCCACAATTTAGAATATGATGCATTTCATCTACAAACAGAATAACATTCTTGAAAAGATCTTTTTTTTCTTCTTCTGTAACCTCACCCATAAGACGAGACAATGCACTGTGACTGATAACCCTTATCTTGTCATACGTTCTGTTTAATGGGTATTTGCCATTCAGAAACTCCCTAAGAGACTTTATTCTTGCTGTTTCTGGCATTTTCTTGGCTGTCCAGTCGATAATCTGCGAGTCACCAGGTCGTTGCATGCTAAATGGCTCTATAAATTCATCTTTAATGCAATTCTGAGGAACCGCAAAAAGAACCTTAAACCCCTTGTCGGCAAAATCCATTGCAAGCATTTGCATAGCAAATGTTTTACCACCGCCAGTTGGGACAATAATATTTAACCAATCTGATTCCTTGAATTGAAGATAGAGTTCCTCTTGCCACTTTCTTGGAACCCTGACTCCTTTTTTGTATGTCTTCTTGAGTTTTCTCTTGGTGTGCTTGAATTTGTTTCCGTAACTATTAACAATCTTCATCTTTTTTGTCTTAACAGACATTCGTTTGCTCCTTTTATTTATACAATCTATTCTTTTGCTTAACCAATCTTTCCAGGAGATCCAACCATCATTCGAATATGTTCTACTTGGTTCCGAAGGAATATTACATGGTCTTTTACCAGATTGACAGTATTCCCTCCACTGCACAACAGTATCTATACCTATAGAGTGAACAAATTCTTTTGCCTCACCAAATGGTAAGAACTGTTTTTGTTGGTTTGCTATACTTGCAGTACCTAACCAATCTCCAAAACCAAGCCATCCTCTGTCTTGGTACATTTGGGATGGTTGTACTGGAATGTCGGTAGGCTTTTCACTAGACCTACAATACTCAAACCAATCTTTTTGAGTTTTCAGATTAAGAGATCGAACAAACTCTCTTGATTTTTCAAATGATAAAAAATCTTTCGATGTCATCTTGGTTTCCTTTGTCTTGTTCGTCTTAGTATCGTTACATATGTTAATCATACTCAACGATACGATTTTTGTCAAGAGAATTTTCTTAGCCATTTCTTGTAAAAAAACATTCGGCCAAATCTATCCTCATTTATTCTTTTGTACCAAAACTTCCGTTTAGTAGTTCTAATGCGTATTCGTATTCCATTTTCACTTGTCCATCTTGCATATGTTCTACAGCTCTCTTCTTGTCGCAAATTGAACATTTCTCAAGAATAAGAATGCTATTTCGTTTCGAAATTACTCTTTCTAATGTGCCTCTTTTACCTCTACCCATTCGCAACCATGCAGAAGAATACGAATCCGTTTGATAATTCTTTCAAATAGATCTTTTTTCTCTTCTGGCATTTCGAATCTCCTATCGTGGGGGGATACTATATATGACGAAAGTAAATACAGGGATCAATATACATACAATAATCAAATTACACATCAAATATGACATGTGTCTTACCATCCACTCAAGAAGTTCTAATCCACAGAATGCTCCACCAAAACTAATGGGAATACCCAGTGTTGCTATGAATAATGATTTACGGAATTTTGTCCAGTTCATGATTTTGCCTTTTTCTCCCAGTATTCAGGTGGTTTGCTTTCATAATGTCTTTTGCCCATGTCGCAGTAAAACCAAGTACAGATTAAGAACAGTATGCCTGAAAGTGCTAAATATGCCACTGGTCTTGATTGTGCCATTGTCGAACTGTACAGATACAGACAAAACTGAGGACCGACCATAACGAGTGGATAGTAAAGCAACTCGTAAAGGTTCAATATCATTAATCCACTTTGATGTATCCTATATCTCACAAATGATACTAATGAAAAGATTGATAAAAACCAAAGCAAAATCTGCAAACACGTCATACGTATCTCCGATCTACTTCTACTCTATCAGATTACTCTTGGCTTGTCAATATGGCCACTTACAGATCAACAACCATGCCCGGTTCAGCGAAACATTTAAAACCGTCCGCACATGCGTCGTAGTCCATTGGCCCATTGTCTTGAAAATGAGTGAGTATCATTTTGGCTCGTATTTCGTCTGGCAGAGTCTTCAAATCTTCATAATGAGAATGGGCATCTGATTTGAATGCCAGTGTTTCACAATCATGGAAAATCAAGTCTGCTTTATTGTAAAAGTCTTCCATTAGTTCTGGACAGAATTGTGTATCTATGGCAAGGAGTATTTTCTTGCCCGCTATACTGATCATAAGACTATAGCTATATACAGTTCGGAATGCACTAACGATGTGTGGGGTCTGGATGATGTTGATTGCAGATCCCCACCAATTCATTTCTCTGTTTGTTTCCAATGGGAATACCCCGAAATAATCTTTAAGTTGGAGAATATCTCCTTCGGCCGATTCCATACCACCTCTAAGGACAGAATTCCAAAGAGGATCTATCAACGATTCTGGAATAAACAGTTCTGGTCTATCACATTCTGGATCGAAGTAGGTTGAGAACCCTAGCCATTCCAATCCACCACAATGATCTCCATGGAGATGTGAGATGTAAACTGCTTGGATGTCTTTTTGTGAGAGCCCTATTTTGTTGAGAGAATGACGGGCATCACTACCACAATCAATCAAAAGCCTTTTGGGCTTAATACCATTGTCACTGGTAAGATCGAGAAGGTATGATGTGTGGTAATTGTTGAGAGTAAATGCTGATCCTGAACCAAGTACTGTGATATTCATTCTGTTTCTCCCTTAAGACAATCTATGGTGTTGGTAAATATCTTTGCTACGATCCATTCTCTGAAGGGAACACGTTCAGCTTCATCATCATAACATTGTGCCATAACCATTGGCATTGTTGCAACTTCTTTCGCATCCAGAAGAAAACTCTTTCCACAATGAATGCATTGGTGTTTTGGGAAATTCACATACCTAACACATTTATGCCCAATCTTTTTGCCTGTGTTATCGTGAGTTGTTTCTTCTGATTTTGATTGTTTAAAACCAATTTTTATCATTTCGTGTTTACGCATATCTGTTCCTTTTCAATGTGCGAAGTAACTAATGATGGACAATATGACGAAGACGACAAGTACAATCAAGAAACCAGAGACATAACCTTTTGTTGGATCTTTTTCAGGATCTTTTTTTGGACTACATTTGCCGCAGTGATTGAACATTGGTCGTATCTCCTAACATGGTTTACTGTATCAATTCAGTAGAAGGATGTCAAGTGTATTAAAATGGCCATTATTTCTCGTATATCCACACAGAGGTACAATAAATGGAAATAAAACAAGACACAGAAGTTTCTATCCTCAGTGACCCACATTTTCAAAGACTATTCAGATACACAGTGCATCTGGATCATATTGACGACGATGGTGCTGAGTTAACCAATCAATTTGGCGAATTTCTACATGTATCTCCACAAAAGATATGCTCTGATTTCATAAAGAGAGGGATTTCTCTTGATGATGAAAGGTTTATTGAAAAGGGTGTCAAGGCAATTGAGTATGGGTTTCGACAATGTAATTCAGATGGCACGTTCAATAATAATATCTGGGGAATTGATATGTATGATGTCAATGCCATGGAAGACAACATTGAGTTCATACAGGCAGCTTCTCATTCATATTTAATGCTTAAAAATAGCCATTTTTCAGATTACTGTTCTTCTATGGAAGAATTTAAAAATGGTATTGGTAGAGCCATGTACTATATAGCACCCAAAGAGAAGGCATTGGTTTCTCAGGCAAACGATTTTCCAGAAAGATTATTATACGATGCATTGGCATTTGCATCTGGTTTTATTTTTATGGATGATCTTGATATAGGTTTTGTTACAAGGAAAGAAGATGGTGCTCTCTCGTTGACAAAGGGGACAAGATCTTCTTTGATGAGAACTCGTTCTTTGTGTTTTAGTTTACGATTTTCTAAAGAAAACATGAAACGACAAAGGGATGATGGATCGTGGATTACGTTGGGTGGATTCGACAGTAGTTATCAGGCTGTTAATTTACTTAAAGCTCAAGAGATTTTTATATATAGTCATTATTCACAATTGTCAAGAGATTCCAAATTAAACATTGAACTTAGGGAATCAATTGATCGTGGCATAGAATGGGAAAAGAGTAAGGTTCTATTTTCTGGCGAGGTTGTATCTGAGAATAATCGTAGATCAGAATTAATTGACTATCCCACAGTCATAGCATCGTTTCTGTATCATTGGAAGCTTACCGATGACAATGAAAGTCTTTGTATGGCAAATAAAATTATGGATCATTATGTAAGTATTAGTCAGTAACTGGTGCGAAAAAGAATAAACCTTGTCTTCTTATAACAGCATGTCCCTTTCCGCTATAAGGCATTGTATTATTATCTTTTGCGGGTGTTGGAAGAATTCGTCTTACTGCTGGCAATATTCCCTTAAGAGTATCAGATACCACATGACAATTCTCTATCTTTCTAGCGTTACAGGCATACAGATGGAGAGGAAGACCACCGCTTATTAGTAATTGTTTTGTTTTAGACAGTTCTATTTGGAGATTTTCTATTTCGATTGTATTTACTAGCATTGCTGGATAGTTGTCTCCAACGAAATCTATTGCTCCGTTTAGGTTCTTAGCACCGACATAAAACCTGGCCATATCACCAGTTTCAGTTGTCTCAAATTTTATGATTTTCATTTAAATCTCCTCGTGTGGGTATCTTTAATCAAATACAATATTTTGAGACAAAAACCCTTTATTCTTCGAAATTAGGACATCTACCATTTGGGGATACGCTTGAATTACTTTCTGTTCTTCTTTCGCACCACATACCGGAAGGAACAGCGTGTCTTCTACCGTCTATTGGTATAGCTCTAATCCGACTATGCCTACATGTTCTACAGTTGTAATGTTGTATGTTTGGATTGTTTCTCGATTCCCAATACCCACAATATTTCTTAGGTACTTGGAACTCTTGTCCTGCCTTGGTAATGGTAACAAGATTCTCCTCACCTGGTTCTCTACCATCATAACAGATATCTTCTGCACTGGGGTTTCTATCATCTTCTGGTGTATGAAACCAAGCACATGTCTCGCACATCTCTATCTCACCTGGAGGACGTTGGTGTGACGAATCATTCTCATCAAGTTCCAGAAATGGATTAAGGTCGTCTTTATTAAATCTTTCACTCATATAAAGGTATACGATTTATGTTAAATGTTTTTTGTCATTATTGCTTCTTTTACAGACTTTATTTTTCCTCTTGGGTCTACTCTTCTTTGAACGTCATGTTCCATGATACGGAAACCATGATCTTTATAAAGTTCTATTATCTGTGGCACTACGTTATTGGTTGCTATAACAGGGCCATTATGTTGTTCTATTAATTCTACCAATTGTATTTGCTGTTCCATCTCGAATGACTCTGAAAAATAATCTGTAAATCCAGAAGAGTCTTCAGTGTAGTATGGTGGATCTACGAATAGGAAGTCACCCTCTTCGACATAAATCTTAAAGAAGTCTTTGAAATCCATACAGGTGAATTCCCACGATTTGAAAATCTTTTCATACGTCTCAAATGTAGAAAGATATCCTGGTGGATTGTCACCAAAAGGTACATTGAATTTACCACTTTTGTTAAACCTACAAATACCATTAAAGCATGTTCTATTGAGATAGTAGAACAGAAGAGCCGTTCTGTTCGTTAGTGGGTTATCTCCAGTGATGAGATTGTTGAACTCATCTCTTCTTGAAAGATAGTATTCTTCTGTGTTCAAGAACTCTATGTCTATTTTAAGACCTTTCTTGATTCTGGTATAGAGATTTATCAAATACGGATTTATGTCATTTGCCAACACATTAGATGGTCTTTGAGGTTTGAGGTTCAATGGTAGTTTGAGGCTACCAGAAAACATGTCAACATATCGCAGTCCATTATGTCTGCACCAATACGGACCAATGACCTTTGCTATCCATTTCTTTCCACCTGGCCAACGCAGAAAAGGAGGGAGGCCCTTCCTGTGATGGAAAGGCCTCCAGCTTTTGTCAGTTTCGATTCTTTTGAAGAATTTGAATGGGTCTTTATTCATATTGTTTTGCCGATTCGTCATTTTTCATTATACGATATCAGCAACCCCTCACGTGCTGATAGTCCTTTTCGATTGCCTTGAGAATTGCTTCGTTTTCCTTTAGAAAATCAGATCCTTCATATTGGGAGATAAGTTCAAACGTATCTCTGATATGAAGAGAATACCAATGCGATAAGAAAAGGACTTTTTGTCCCCTTGGAGTATCCAACACGTCTCTCACAATACCATTGTCTTCCAAAATCTTAAATGTAAATTTTGAACTAATACTGAAAGATGGAAAAGATTTTATTTGAGATTGCAAACTATAGAGAAGTTGGTCTGCGATATTTTGAGACATTTGCTTCAGATCAAACTTTGCAGAATAAAGCTGTTTGTTTGCTTCAGAATTTTCGTTCAACAAAACTTCTTCGTTACCATCACAACCCACAACATCTAATGGAAAATATTTATAAATGGGATGTGTTTGGTTAATGGAGTATTTTTTTTCTGGGATAGGTCTACTGTCTTGTTTAGTTTTATCAAAGCCATTTGGTTTCTTTTTATTACCTTTGCCATCACCAGATTTATTGTCTGCAGTTGGAAGATTCAGCTCACCTATTGTGATATTTTGCTTTGATACATTATCATAGGCAAGTATTTTTTGATTTGGCCCACGATATTTCTTTGGAGTGTCAAGCCATTCTTCATCGCTAACGGTATACTTGATAATTGGTTTCGCTTTTACTGCTTTCACTTCTGCATGATTCGAAACAATGAATCTTGGTGGGACTGTCAAGATATATATACCTTTCTGTCCCTTAAGATCTTCATGAATGTCAATGTCTTTTCGCATTTTCATTGGGATTCGTTCCAAAGTACAATCCCGTGTCCAAGAATCTGGTAAGACATGTCCAGTGGTCAGATCCTCTTCATAATCACCAGTTCGTGGGTTTAGTACCACAACATTGACCTCGGAATCATTGTTAATCTTATAGGGAGTCAATACATCCTCATCTCTTCTATTGATTTGGATATTAGAAGAGACTTCGAACATTTTGTGATTAGATTTCGGATCGACACCTGGAACATTGGTAATGTTGAGTTTGCGAAAAACAGTAGATGTTTTCCTGCTAAATTGTTCAGTGATGAACATGGCCATATTGTCAATACAATCTTTATTTCTTGCACTATTGACAATGTGTTCGGCAATAGTGTTGAATATTGTTGATTTGGCCATTCCACCATCTTTTAGCAATTGGAAATCAGACCCAGTTGGATATAGGGAATCATTGTATGTTTTCTTCCCGTCAATCATTTCGTATGCGTCTGTTAAGACAATTTCAAGATAAGGAAAGTGCTGAAGGTCAATCCTATAACCATCATCCACAGACATATGTCTCTTGATTACGCTCATAATGAAGTCTGTTGCTTCATCGGTCAGGACTTCACCAGATGGTTCGTCTTTAAATCTATAATTTTTGAAATCGATTTCTTTCGATTTATATGGTGCTAAAATTCTTCCAGAATTAAATCCAGTATAAATTCTTCGTTTGGCCGAAACACAATTCCCATATGGAGAGATTCTCTTATTGGTGCCTTTCCCGTTTGGCTTAATGTTTGTGTCGAACTCGTTGCAAAGGAATTTATTTCCATGTACAGTTACATTACATGGTTTATATTCCGTAAAATCATTATGCCTTGTATTGACTCCACGGTCAGGAAGCTTAAAGCCAATTCGAACATCATATTCGAATACCTTATATCTTTCGATTGATTTCTTGTTGATTTTCTTGGCAGTTGGTTTTGTTTTGGCTTTGCCAATAAATCGGAAGAATTGTTCTGAACCGTTTAAATCGGCTGATACATCTCGCAAGATTTCATCGCCTGGATGGCGTCCACCAATCATTTCATTAGGTAGACTCAGGTGTTCTACGCTCTTTAAAACTGGGATTTCCCTTGGTTTCCCATTGGTTTTACGTTTACGTTTATCATCATCCCAATTTATCGGTGATGTTGCAAATTGAATTTTGTCACCATCTTTTGGATCTAAAACAAAAGATAGAGAGTTGACAAAATTCTCAGAAGTTACAAACTGTGCATCATCTGTTTTATTGGGCAATTTGAGCATTCTGAAAACAGAACATTGTCTTAGTTTCAGGACATTAGCTGCTGAAACTTTTTTCCCCTTCTTTATGTACATTGGTTTTTCGAGAACTTCCATAACTTCACGAAACATCTCAGAACCGATATCAATGTTAAATTTGCTTGTATTCTTAGAGTCTACACTCAAACTTGTAATTAAGTTGAAATTCCTAAGAGATGCACCTTGGTTTTTACATCCGAAAGCAATATGTGCATCGTGTTTCTCTGTTCTCACCATATTGAGAGCAGTAATCATTCCACCACCACCATGTGTGGCATTACCGTGTCTCCCAGACTCTCCGATAATTGACCACTCATAAAGCATTTCGCCCAAATTCTTTGCCTGGATTGCCTGTGATGCGATGAGAAGAGCTCGTTCTCCACCACGGAGAACAACAGTACAACCAACAACAAGGTTTCCGTCTCTGTAGTCTTGGAAATTCACATACAGCTCTCTTGTGTGAAGAGCAGACCGAAATTCCATACGTCCTGCACGGGTATATATCTCGCCTATTATCAATCCACCTTCCTGCAACTTCTTCAAGACATGTTCTTGTTCCAAACTCTGGTCAGTAATCGCCATTTTATACATTTCTGGGTCTCTGATACTCAGTTCTTCGAGATATTCTTCCAAAAATACACTTGGTTCTGCTGGTTCTGCTACTAATGCTGTCATTTTCAAATTTCCCTTATGTGTATTTGATGTCTTCACATCATTAATACATACTATACTAGGATCTTGTCGAAGTCAAGGTCCAAGTTTGATTTTTTCACAGCCAATTTCTCGTATAAGTTATGATGTACAAACACTCAGACTTAATACTTAGAGCCAAAAAATGGCTGGAGAAAACTAAAAACTGTGGCGTAGTCATGGTCGAATGGAATGGTGGTTCTCGTGAAACACCAGATGCCATTGGATGGCGACGTGGCGGGCGACGAAGCATTCTTGTTGAATGTAAAACATCATATAGCGATTTCCAAGCCGATGGGAAGAAATACTTCAGAAAGATACCCGGCCGTGGTCTTGGTATGGAGAGATATTACATGGCTCCACCTGGAGTCATTCCATTGGATGAACTCCCTCCCAAATGGGGACTTCTTGAGGTTCGTGACAAGAGAATAATTGTTAAAAAGAAGGCAAAAGAATTTGATAGTGGAAAAGCCACTCTTAGAGCAGAAATTTTGTTGTTGTTTCATGCCCTCAGATGTGTTACTTGTGAAGTGAAGAAGGATGGTCGTGATCTTGGATGGTTTAGACTTTCTCAAGCTATAAAAAGGGAAGAGAAAAATGGCTAACTACGTAACAGACAGTGTCGTTATCAAAAAAGATGGCTTCTATATTGTAAAAAGAAATGATGATGAATATGCAGATTTTATTCTAGAAAAAATGGATTTGCCATTTCATTATCTGAGAGAGACTTGTGAGATCGAAGAAGGAGTCACTCTTCGAGACATCATGATATCTGTAGATGAAGATGAAATGCTTACTACTTTCCTCGGCCAATATTGTTGGTGTCATATTGACGATTGGCACGAAGAGATAGACAAGGAAGAAGATAAGTTTAAAAACATCGATCACTTAGAAGTATATTGGGGTGGGGAAGCTTGGGATCTTGATGATTATAAATCATTTGACCTCTATACTGGATTTCACGGAATCAATATCAATAAAGATGATTGTCCGTGGTCTATAAGCGGAAGTATCCGTGATGTTCTAAATCATGAGGTTCGTCTAAACAAAGAAGTTATTATCTATCATAGCAAAGATAATCCTGATTATAAAAAACCGACTCCTGTTCTTATTAAAAGTGAGAGTACCTTCTCTTTTCTCGACGTTCTTGACGCAATTTATTTTGATATTAGTTTCTATGGTGGACCAGAGGAATCAAAAGAATTATTTGATGATCTGGACAAAATGGTAGAAGATGTTGAGAATGGCGATGCGGATCTCATTCCATTGGAAGACGTAAAGAAAGAATTGGATTCTGATGAAGACGAAGAAACAAAAGACTAAATCATCTATTGAATACTGTCTTTCGCACAACTACAACAACAGCTACCAACAAGATGATTCCGACAAATGCTTTTAGGCTGAAGATCATAAATACAATCTTCCCAATGGCACAAAGAAATGTTGTGGCTATTCCTGCAACTGTTAGAAATCCGAATATCAGTGTATTGACAAGACGTGCGTTAAGCAATGAAAATATAGTACAAATGAAACATATTGCTGTTAATGTGAGTAATATTATCATGACTCTTCACCTTCATCTTTCTTGACTATGGTTTTATTTTCTTTATTTAGAAACGAAGCAATAAGAAAAAATACTACAAATCCAGAACTATATGCACACAACATTATCCAGGATAAGACAACATTATCGTTAATCAAAATTTTCATAAGAGAATGAGAAGACAAGAACATACATGACACATAAAGACATCTCCAACCATTGACATTGGGTGGCATGTTCTTTTTTGGAAAATATGGATCGTTGAATGGCTGCTGTAGGTTTCTTTTTTTAAGATCAAGAGCATTTATTACAAGAGATGCTACTATGAGAAGCATTCCCACGATCCATAATATTGTTGACAGTATCGACATCTTCTAGTCTTTCTTGATGTCTGGTAGAGACATCCCCTGCATGGACTGTAATCTTAGAGTATGTGTAGTGTCTTTATCGTTGTCTTCCAGATCAATAAGCTTTGCTTCCTCTGCTTCAAGTGCCGCCATTCCACCACTTTGGAATGCAAGATATCCCTTGAGGAATACGGAAAGAGCATTTCCACTTGCACCCAATACATCAGAGTACGCATCACCTTTAGCTCTTATGACTGGTGAAGACAAGCTTCTAAAGTCTACCATTGCAAAATTTGATCTTGGATCAAACATAAGGGTAAGAGAGACATCGTTTCTAGATTTGTAAAATCCACTCTTAATCAAAACAGGTGTTGGGTTTCCATCCTGTTGTATTACCTCATAGACCTTAAGACCGGCTCCAGTTCCAGCACATGCGACCAAGAGCATGCTGATCAATAACATGGCTACGTATTTCATTATTCACTCTCCTTCTTGGTTGTTTTGATTCCAAACTCAACACTAATCTTTTTTGCTTCTCCCTTGATTTCTTCTGCTAATTCTTTAGCTTCTTCAGCCAAAGATTATTGGCCAGACTTTTCATACGGAAAGACGACCCAAACCTTTTGTGGTATTCGTCTCACAAAGAAATTTGGACTATGAGTTGACTCTTCTTTCCAGAAAACAACTGCTGTTTCTATGCAGTCTGATTTAGGAAATTCATCTAACGTCTTACCCGTGTCTGTAAGGTCGTCAACGATCAGATATTTCTTTTCTTTATCTGGAAGATGTTTCCCAGCTTGAATAAGAGAGATGTTGAGCTTATAGGAAATAATTGTGGCTGGAATATTTCCACCACGAGGCACGTTACAAATCGCAGAGTATCTTCCTGCAGGAATCTTCTCCACGAGTTGATCGATCATCTTGAGGTAATCATTCCAAGTCAAAGAGAATCTTAGATGTTTTTTAGATATATGTGATTGTGAGATAGTGTCGTCTGTCATCATTCTAACATAATATCATGTTAGATACGCTCTGTCAAGGTGTGGCCAAGAATTTTTGTCTCTTTGTTTTTGGTGGACTCGGGGGGTATCGAAACCCCCGTCCGAAAAGAGTCTAGAAAAAGCGTCTACAAGCTTAGGCTGCTACACTTTCAGTAACCGCTCCCCATGGCTGTAACAACTCATTCGACCGTCAGCCGTCTGACGTTTTGTCGTTACCATTCGGTTATTGCGGTCCTGTGCTTTTTAGTTCAGATACCCCAGGAGTAGACCTCTGAACGAGTCTGTTTGATGACGCCCTTTTCTTCGTTACAGACGGAACTTAGAGAGGGCGACTGCTTAAGGTTCTCTTAGGCAGCGATTGGCATAGCTTCGTCAGCTATTGTTGACAGACCAGTTTATCGAGATGGATCTGACATGCTCGGCTTGCAGCTTTTCCCGTTCTGCTTCCCGTCGAAACCAGTACGAGCCCATATTGTCTATCATAACTCTATGTTTCTGATGTTGTCAAGCGGAATCCTCTGTGAAGCTTCTATCCCAAACTTTTTTCACAGCCATCAATGTCTCCGATCTATGATACGATAAAGAAAAGTGGCCGTGTCCCGAAGGACACAGCCACTATAAGCAATTGATCTGCGATGAAGATTACTTCGTTGCAGGTGCTTGAGCTTTCTTGATCAGTTCGAGATCAAGATCTCCAAGCATCTTAACCATCAATGCCGTTTGGAAACCATTGGTTTGCTGATCGGTATCAGTGCCATCAGCTCCACCAATAACAATAGCGGGAACTTGACGTTTTGCATAGGCATCTGCGTTAAGTCCAGCAATTGTAACCAATGCATTAAGTTTCTTCTCAAGGGCACCATCGGCAGCCATGACGAGTTTCTTGCGTTCTGCTTCACCCTCACCAAGAGCGATCTGTTCAAGCTTAACCTGCTCGGCAGACTGTCTATCGAGATCGGCAACGACGAGACGTTTCTCACCCTCAATGGTTGCCTGTTCCTTAGATTTATTGGCAACATCAACAAGCTTCTGTGCCTCGATAACGGCAACTTCAGCCAACATTTCTGCTTCAACCGTCGCCCTCACCTTCTCCTGCTCTTTTTCGTACTGAGCAGTCATGACCAGTGCCTTACCCTCAGCCTCTTTCGTCTTCTCTTCCTGTTGGGCACGTTGGGCATTTGCCTTAGCGGTCGCAACCGCCATCAAAGCCTCTTGCTGCTGCTGGATCTGAGCTTCAACCTTTGGATCATACTTGAAGACGTTGATCTCAAAGTTCGAGATATCAATACCCAATGCAGTAAAGGGGCTCTCTGCGATACGGATAGGATTGCCGTTTTCATCTTCCTTGACTTCCTTAATAACCTTCTCGATTTTCTTATCGGTAATTGGATCGATAATTTCAATTGTTCTTTCGCTGGTTTTGTACAGACCACCACAGATCATGTCCTCTGCCCATTCAAGGTAGTTCGGACGTTTCTCACTGTAGGACTCACGAGCGGACATAAGGTTAGCGGTAAGCCTGAGAGAGGCACGAACGTGTTTCTTAACGGCTTCGAACATAACAGCTTTGGGGGTTTGAAAACCGTGCTGTTTCACCAAGGCGATGGCAGCGTCTTCACTTTGCGGAAAGATAATACGGAGAGAACCAGAAACCTGACATTTCGAACCATCGGCAAAACGAACTTCCATGCTCTGGTCGTAGTTGTCACCTTCGTCCGCCGTGGACGTAAAGTAGAAGGTTTCCTGATTGGGCCATTCGGTGATGTCACCGAACATCTGCTTGAACATACCGGGCTGCATGTGAGCCGTCATTGTTCCAGAAACTGCAGCCTGCTTGATCTTGTACGTACCAGCAGACACTGTTTCTACGATGTTACTACCACACAAAACGACGATAATTCCACCAATGATCAGTGTTGCTAGAATAACGACTATCGAGATATCTCTCTTACTCATAATTACTTCTCCTTTTGTTTTTACTGCGACAAATTAGCTCTTTGCATCGATTTTAGCCAATTTGAGTTCTTCTTTTTTCAGTTCTTTCTGTACACTTTGAAGTTCTACAGTTACATCAACTTCTTTGTGAACTTCCTTCAATCGATCTTGATTGGCTTTGAGACCCTGTATTTTCCTTTCTAAAGCATTCTTTTGCTCTTTAGGATTAGACATAATACCTCCCCATGTGAGGAGTCTCTTGGCCGCAAATTTCCAGAACAGTACCAAGAGTACTGTGATAATAAATAACGTAATCATCCATTGTGCAAACACTGTATGTCTCCTTTTATTGTGGTGTTCTTCCAAATTACTGTTACACCATACATTAGTATTTCTTATTTGTCAAGCTCTGGCCAGAAGAATGAGTATCTTTTTTTTCGAGGTCTTTATCGGGTATGTCTGGAATACATTGTTATACCAATCTGGAGGACAATGCAATGGAAAATTGGTACAGGACATCTAACGAACCCACAAGACCCATGGCAGCACTTGATCCTGATGAAATAAATGGTATTGGGGATGCATTGGCCAATAAAGTGGAGTTTTCTCCATCAGATCATTCAGGTTGGATTAATATAGATGCACAATTAATCGATGTATTCGTTCCAGCAAAAGTTTCATCTGAGTTTTTTCCAGAAGACCCAGTGGGTATTGCTGAGTTCAATTATGGCATTGGTGGTGTGTATGAGCCAATTGAACTGGTTTTCTCCTTTCAAGATGTTACAGAATGGAATGGAAAAGGAGTTATTGCTACATATGGAATTCGAAGCGATTCGTATGAAATTCCAACCCACATCCCACGAGAACCGGAGGACGTTGAAGAACGCTAGACAGAGTCTACAGACTCTTCTTCGCAACCGTCCGCTTCTATCTTTTCAACATCTTTCAACAGTCCGAGGTCGTCGTCGTCCACAACGTCCGATATATTGATTTCAATAGTTTGTCCAATAGAAGCAGCAACTTTGCCGATATCAGCAATAGTCGTTGTTTCTTTGCAATCAAGAATATCAGCCACTTTTTTCTTAGACAAACCAGAAAGCTTCTGGACTTTGTCAATAGCAATTCCCTTTGCTGTTATTTTCGACATAATTTGATTGACGAGATTCAACATCGCTTTATGTGTCAATAGTCGATGATTTGTGCCGTGTCCGTCAATTTTCTTTTGAAGTTTAGATTTAAACATTTTCTTCCTCCTCGAAATAAGTTTTTCTGATATGTTCTACTATTTCATCCACAGGTGTTTCTTTGTCAAACTTTGTTGAAACATCTTGAATGATTTCTTTGAATATTGGGCCTGGTTTCAAACCCATTTCAATCAGCATGTCTCCACTGACGATTGGTTCGGCCACTTTTGATCTTCTCTCACATTCGGACAAGGTGTCTTGATATATTTGCTCACCAAGAACTCGTCTTTCAAACTCAAGAGACTCGCCAAGATTGAATTCTGGCTGTGTGAAATCAATTGTAGATGGTGGAAGCTCTGATTCCACATGAGAGTTCTCTATGATTTCATAAACTCTTTGGCAGAAATCTGTTGACTGAGCATCTCTATGAGAATGTCTATTGTGTCGAGATACAAATAGATCAGTATCGAATCTTGGAGAAGATATAATCCAAGATGCAAATGTTTCTGGCGAAGAAAACAATTCCTCGTCAGAGATATTTTTCAACCCAAGCAAGATCGTTGCCTCATCGAAGTTTCTGGTGAGAAGATGAAAGTAGTTTTGTTTTCTCTTGTCTGTAACGTGTAGCAGCAGACCTTCGGTAGAGAATTTGTAACCGATGGATCTTGCAAGATGTCCTACCACAGCATTGAAAACCACTGGCCGTGAGTAGAAGTATCTCATGGCTTCGTATTTGCGTACATCACCACAAAAGATAAGGTCCACTTGGTGATTCGTGCCGTTGAATGGAAAAAGAATATGCTCCATAGGTCCATTAGCTGTTGATGGGAATCCTGCTCTTTCGCAAAAATCCCGAACCTTTTCTCTTCGGTTACCGAGATCCAAGCATATGAAATCCAGATCGCCATGATCTTCTTTAGGCAAAAGTTCTTTTGCTGTAACCAATTCAATACTGTCTAATTGAGGAGCAAACAGAGAATTTACCTGACAAGATAGATTGCTAATATCTTTCGTCGGTATTCTTACAGCAGGATTCTCTCCCGTGTCTTTGTTTATGAACGCTCTACCACCCATGGTCTTACTCTTTCTTTTTCCTAATTTTTTTTTCTAAATGCACTATCCTCAAGTTACGTTCAGCCAAATCATCCACTAAATCTTCTATTTCATTTCCCTGTGATTTTATTTTAAACTTACGATCACTCGACTTGCAATACAAATCCTCAAGTTCGTCTTCCAGACCGGCTTTCTCTGCTTCCAAGAAGTCAATATCCACCAAATCACATTTGTGTTGTTTTTCAAGTGTGTCTGCAATGTAAAAATAATCTCTTGGTTCCATTCGGCCGAAACGAACATTGCTTCGGACTACTTTATTGTCTGTTGCTTTTTCCAGAAATACAGAGAGTTCTCTTATTAAATCAAGAGCCTTGAAAAATCCATCCGCAGGTGTCTCGGTACTGCCACACAACATTAAATACCTATCTCTCTCAGCTGTCAAGACTTTTATTTCTTCCTTCAAGTTTGTGTTTGATCTCAGTTTTCTATTTTCTTCCAACAAATGTGTATTCTTCTCGTCCCTGTCGTTAATGTCTTCCTTCAGCCCATCGTTTTCTTTACAGAGGTCAAGGATTTCATCTCTATTGAAAGAAATATCATCCTCTGCTTTTTTTACCTTACCCACTAGCTCTTTTATTAATTCTTCAGCACCAGAAAATGACAATACAGATGTTCCTTCAGGTTGTTCTGTTTCGTCAAGTTCTATAAATGAGCTAATGTTATCAACGTATACTCGTTTCTCATCCATTGTTTATTCTCTCTGATCAATCAAAAAACATTTTTATTAACGATCTTTTGAACAATACACAATCATTGTTTTTGTTAACCTCACTACATTTACGATAATTTTCTTGTTCAACTGATTCAGGACTGTAATAGGTTTCTTTTTCCACAACCCATTTCTCACCATTTTCTTTGCATTTTGGAGTACCCATTGGGATACCACGTACTGTCAGACAAGAACAGAACTTACAATAACGACAGAATACTTTTTTATGTTTGGTATCCATTATAATTCAATCTCCTTTTTCTTGACACTATTTGCAGCTTTCCTAACGTTCTCATCTTTGTTTTCTTCCACAACATCATGAAACATATCCATGACTTTTGATTTTTTTGGTTTTTCACCCTTTAGCCACAACAGATACCAACCTGCCGAATGCATAGAACAATCACCAACAGTCACTATCTTTTTGTAGCAGATCCGTGTCTTGACAGACTTACCACTTGGCAAAACTCTCTTCAGATTTGATTTGTTTTGTGAAATGATCCAAGCTTCCATTGCCCTCAATCCAACAATTAAAGAATCGTAGGTCGGGAAATAACTCAGATACGGGAGACCATAATCTATCGTACAGATTGTCATGTTACTTATCTTTCTTGTGGAGATTTTTTGGCAACCTATGTCTAGTTTTTTTGTTTAATTTTCTCAATCCCATAACCATTAATTGTTTGGATCTATTTTCTCTTTTTCTAGAACATTTGAAGCTCCATATGCCCATGGACAATATGAATATTATAGCAGATATTCCTATCAAATATACACAAAGAAAATACAACATGCCTATCTCCTTTAGATACGTATATCATTGTTGAGAGTGTGTGTCAATCTAATCTTTGGCCAAAGCATTTTATATGATCAATATGTATCTAAATGACACTTGTGTATACTTTTAATAAAAAAATACCCCCCTCTGGACTAATGCTAGGTTTCTGCAGTCCTTAGCATTGTCCTTCGGGGTCGTGCCGTCCGATTCCCGTCCCGATACCACTGAGAATGGGGATAGTTAATCCTCAGGCCATTTGCCGATGCGATATAATTTCTCAGGAAACGATCAACACCGACCATGTTTATGATGCCATATTGGCCACCATAAAGTCAAGCTCAATCATCATCTCTTCACCCTCCTTAAGGGGCCATACAAACCCCAATTGGGGTTAGCGTGTGTAGAGTTTTAAGGTAATCATGTTGTTCGATAACCTCTGGAAGACGACGGTATGCATGTGGCGATTCGTCTCGTCCCCCACCACGTAGATATACGTTTTTATCTTTAAGCCAAGAATCCATCATTTCCTGAGTGACCTTTGGCTCTCTTTTTACAGTGCCATCCTTGGCGATCTTACCGAGTGCTTCCATTCTCCCCATGACACGTCCAGCACCGTGTGGAGCAGAATACATTGATAGTCTTGCTTCTTCGCATTCCGTTCCTTCAACAATTACGGATATATCGCCCATAGAACCACCGATAAAACACTTCTGTCCAGGACGTGCTGGAGTAGATCCCTTACGGACAACCCAGTATTCTTTTTCCGATAACTTTTCCTTCCAAGCAAAGTTATGGTGATTGTGAACCTCTTCTGTGATTTTCGAACCAAGAATTTTCGATATCTCATCGCACATCCAATTACGAGAAGCATATGCATATTCACCCGCAAGGTTCATGCAGTCAATATACATCTTCCCAAAATAGGAATCTTCTTTCAAGAGACATGGAGAAGCATGGATACCATCTTTTGCTCCGGTAGCTCTCAAAAAGAAAGTCGCAATATTGTGTCCAAACTTTCTTGATCCACAATGGACTCCAACCCACACGGATTCTTCCTCATCGACAAAGATATCGATATAGTGATTTCCAGCACCAAGAGAGCCGAGTTGTTCTCTTGCTACTTTTAGTGAGTCTGAGCATGGTTTTTCGTTCCACAAATCATTATCGAAGACTTCATGGTCGATAACCTTTGAGTTACAGATACCCTTGCCCATTGGGATGCCATTGAAAATAGAATCAGTGAGTGCCTTTATGTTTTCTCTTGCATACTTGGCATTCATCTCTAGCTTAACGGCCTTGTTGCCGCAAGCAATGTCGTAACCCACACCGCTTGGAGATACAAGTCCCTCGTAAGCAACGACACCACCGATTGGCATGCTATATCCTTGGTGATGGTCAGCCATTAGAGCAGCATGCTTACCATTGATAAGGCATCTCTGTATCTGTACCATTGCGTTTTCGTCTAAGCCAACGCCCCAGACAGGTATGTTCTGCAGTATTTTGTATGACATTTCAATCACTCCACTAAAGAATTAAGTCTCTCTACAATGCCTTCTTTGTCTTGAGGTGTCGAAAAACGATCAACCAGATCACCATCTTGGAAGATCAAAAACGTCGGGACAGACATTACATTATGTTCCTGTGCAACACTTACGTTTTCTTGAATATCAATAGTCAATATTGTTAATCCATCGACGGCTTCTTCAATCTCTGGCAGAATCTTTTTGACTTGCTTACATGGTCCACAGTATTCAGTATAACAGTCAACCATCACAAGTCCATCTTCTTCTGTCTTCTCGTAAAACTCATCAGAATCAATTTCAATTGACATAGACAATCTCCCTTTTCTAATGGTAGATTATACGACAAAACAACCAGCGTCAAGGCCAAAATGGAAATATCGTATGATAGCCAAAAGAATAAGGGGAGTGTGAATATGTCAGATATCGTTGCTTTGAGTAAGTTCATTGAGTCGGAGATAGAAAGTCATATCTCAAATGACATGGATATAGAGAGGATAATAGAAGCCGCTCCCAAGAAAAAGGACCTTGATTCATCAGCACTTGCAGAAGAGATTGTCGATGAATTCGACATAAGCGTTTTGGCCAAAAATATTGCCACATCATTACAGGAACGAATTCTAGATTACAACCAAAATTCATTCTGTTCTGAATGTTACAGACCAAAGGGATATTGGTTCAGTAAAGCTGGCCGACATGTAGAAGACACTGCATTGCTTGTAAATGGCCGTTCAATCGTAATTATTGACGATTTCTAAATTTTATACATTTATCGCTTGTGTGGACTTTGTTTTTATCGTATGGTTGGTTAAAGGATTTTACATATGTCTAGGATGAACCCCAAGGAGAGAGAGCAGATGAGTGTCGTAAAGGGTTATAAATGTGATCATTGCAATTCATTTTTCAACGAAGATGACGATAGTCGTGGAAAGACCGTTCGGTTACCCAATGGTCTTGTGTGCGAAACGTTAAACGATCTCGAAATGCAAACACAGCTTGATGAAATCCGTGGAATTAGAAAGAAAGAAGCCTTTTTAAAAGAACAAAAGGGTTTTATTTCCGAGAAGAAACAGTTGGATTTCTGTAGCATTGATCATTTTATTTCTTTTATGGAAGTAAGGTTAAGGACTGAAGATGGCTTCAGGAATCAACCATTCAACAATCTTGAATTAGATGCAGATCATGATTTTGATGAAGAACAGACGAGGGTGGCCGAAGAGAAACGAGTATCCTCTATTGTATCTCAAAATAAACCAGTGGCTAAAAGAGGTCCTGGCCGCCCTAAAAAAGTAAAGTAACTTGAGTTCAATTTTTTAACGGAGGTTGTTTCAGAACAGATATGACTAAGAAACGTATTAACGGTGAAATTAATGCCGACAAAGTACTCCTCATTGATTCTGAGGGTGTTAATCTAGGTAAAATCCCAACAGAACAAGCTAGGTCGATAAGTTCCGAGAAAAATCTTGATTTAGTACAAATGACAGAAGATGATGTACCTGTTTGTCGTTTAATGGACTATTCAAAGCAAGCATATCAAAAAAAGAAGAACGCAAAGAAGAGCAATCACAAAGTCGTTAAATTGAAAGAATCACGGTTCACTGTACAAACAAGTGTACACGATCTTGAGACCAAAGTAAAACAAATCGATAAATTCCTCAGTACAGACCATAAGGTTAAGATATCGATTAGAAAGAAACGAAACACAGCAACTATATTGTTGAATAATAAATTGGAAGAAATTCTCGGGACGATTCAAACTCCATTTCAAGGAGTGGGTCAACCGGATGTGGGAAGTATGCTTCTTTCATTCACAATATGTCCCAAGACGCACTAGATGAGTGATTTCCAGTCCTTTCAATACTTCTACTCATATCCTAATCTTGAGGAAGAAGAAGAAAAAATTCTCTTTATTGGCATAAAGAATAACGATCTCCATGCTAGAGATAAAATAATAAAATCACACCTGAAACTTGTTTTAGCCATAACAAAACCCTACCTATCCCTACAGCAGAATATTGTTGACGATTTAGTACACGATGGAGTCATTGGACTCCTTGAGTGTATTGATAAATTCGACATAAACTATGGGAATAGGTTCAATTCGTATTGTCGAAAGTACATTAAATTTAAAATAATATCCGCAATAAAGAAGAATATGCCAAAGATTTGTTTGTCTGAGATGAGACTTCCAGTAGAAAGCAATGTTATGGAAGATAGAGTGGATTGTTCTTCTATGTTGGATTCTCTTGAAGATAAAGATAGGATTATCTTTGATTTAAGGTATTCTGAGGAGAAAACTTGGCGAGAAATTGGTAAGGTCGTTAATATTTCTCATGAAGGTGTCAGAAAAAGACATAAAAGAGCAATTGAGTATTTACGTGATTTTTTTTATGACATACACTAACGTCCTTATTTTGGATAAAATAATAGAGGGATTCGTGTGTCTGATATGGAATATTTTTAAGAAGGTGGGCTGTATTTCCACGCATCCTGGAGGTTCTCTAATGGCAATTCCAATTCGAAAAGTGTCCTCTCCTGAAATCGGGATAGAAAAACTATCGATCTATGATCAAAAAACTTTTGAACAAAACCTTACTGGCGATAGTCCATTCACGTCACCCGAAAGGGCAAAAGACTATTCTGCTTTTATTAAAAACATGTATTTCTCGCTGGATCAGTTAAAAACAGCAACAGAAGCATGTTTGAGCATTATGAATATTAAATCGACACAATATCTTGGTGTTCAACCAGAAGTAAGCGAAACTGGACAAGAAAATGTCGATATGAATGAAACTATTCCAGCAGAAATGCCAATAGAGCAACCACAAAATACGTCCGGTATGGCTATTCCATTTACACAAGATGAACTACTCACATTTAGAGTCCTAGCTAATGGAACACCAAAAGCAATGGGATTGGTTGACATTAGTTCTTCTGTTGAGGGAATAGCAAGATCTATAACACAAAGAAAAATAAAAGATGGAGAACTTGATAAGTCAGAAGCAGACAGATTTGGTGAACAGTTAGATGTTGCGTTTGGTAGCTTGATTGGTGTTGATTGGGATACGATCACACAAACGGCACAAACTATTAATCTTGGACTTCTCCCAACAGGATTCTTGGATGAACAAGACTTTGTTTCCCTTCAGGATAATCTGCAATCAATTCTCAGTACCCCGCCAGCACCTGTGGTTCCAGATTTGGGTGAGTTTCCAGAAATTGGTAAAGAATTACCAGATTGGAATGAAGCAAAGTGGGATCCAGACTGGTCAAATCTTATTGGTGAAGAAGAAGGATTACAACAAGAATTTTTAGAGAGATATGGACTAACTAAAGAAACGCTTCTCGCTTCTATTGTTGGTGGGAATCCAGAAAAACAGAAACAAGATCCAGATCAGTTAATAAAAGACTTTGTAGAGGCAGCACATGGTTCTCTTTTTGATGAAAAGTTTGATCCAACTTCGCTTGCACAGAGACTTGGATCAAATGCATTTGATCTTTTCATGTCTTTGAGAAGAAGTATTTCTAAAACAAACGAAGAGGGTGTCTCTACCGTTAATACATCTAACCCAAATGAAGAACCAGCAGTTACTAAACTCTTACATAGGTTTCAACAAAACGATATAGCACAACAACTTAAAGTTAGGACTCCAGAAGAACAAGAAACTGTTCAGGATCTACAAAGACTGTCAAGGGTTTCTCTCCTTCAGGGAAATTCAGACCCAAGAGTCGTTGCAGAATTTTTAAATAGGATTCACGATCTTGTTGGTTTGGATAAGAAAAGATTTGGTAGTTATGTCGGTAATGAATTGGCCGAAGCAGAAGCTAGATTGGACAAAGACCCGTGGTGGGTTGTTTCTAGATATGTTCCAAGTATCCTTGAGACAATGAATACTCTGTCACAAAGATCGATGTCGGCCGCAAAAGACACAGGATATCCTGATGTTAGCCCAGAAGTTGAAAACATTAGACTTGAACATGACAGATCAGTTAATCAACTTCAATATCTACTTAAAACAAAACAAGATAGATTAAATGAAGCAATGTGGAATGATCCAGATAAGATTCTACTCAATGTAGACGAACAAGGTTTTCCAACCGGACAAAATAAAAATGGTTTCTGGACAGATTGGTCTAAGTTCGAAAGTGAATTGGGTGATCTGAATGAAAGAGACTTGTTGACAATAGACAATTATATGCAGGGTGTTGGACAATATGTACAAAACCTTAAGAACCCGGCATATGTGCAGCAAATCAAAGCAAATCTTGGTGTAGATCAAGAAAAATCAGATGCAATAGATTCTTATATCGCAATGATACCAGATTCTCCAGAAGAACAAATCCAAATGGCAGACGAGCTGGTTGGCATACTGCAGGGATTATTCAAGGAGGGGTTCGGTCTTAGTCAAGCAAAACCATATAAGAAGTATGGCATGAATCCAAGTATAGAAGAGTCTCAATCTTTACGAGAGATTGAAACAAGAGTGAAGAGTATCGTACAGAGGCTTTTCCCAGAAGAGCAAGAAGCTCCACAAGCACCACAACCAGAAGCACCTGAAGATGTTCATGACATGGATGTGAGTTTTGCTGAAGTTTCAGAAAACAATATTAAAACAGCACAAGAAGAGACCATAGAACCTGTAGTGGAACCTCAAGTAGAAAGTAGATCGGAACTTCTCAGTTCTCTCCTTAAGGAGTTGGATTCTTTTATAAGTATTATTAAACCAACCCTTACATCCGAAGGTATGGAAGACGTTATTGAAGGTCTTTCTATCCTTCATGGTCGTATTGGTCTTACGGTGAACGATAAAGCCGGTAGCATGATAAACAAGAGAGATCCATTGTCGTCTGTTGAGGTTAGTAAACTTCTCAAATCAGGAGAAGAAATAGTAGAGGTTAATGAAGATGAAGAGGGAAATAAACTTGGAGTTGACGGTCTTCCTGTTGGTGATAAAAAGATCCTAACATCTGCTGTATATTCTGGACAAACAGTAAACTCTGCTAATTTTTCAGAGACATGGCAGGTATTGAGACAAGACCCAAGAGATAGAAATAGAACAACAGTAGTTAATTCATATCAAAAAAACAGATCTTGGTTTTTCGATAAAGACATCAAGAAAATGTCTAGTGACAGAACAGTGGAAGATGGTCAGGATGTTTTTATTAGCATTTACCGTAACCCGTATTTAGATATTAAGGTTATGGCCAAGAAAGGTTCTGGTATCAGAAGTAGACACATTCCTGCCACTGGTGTGAAAACAGATGTTGAGACCATTACTAAAAAAGTTTACGTGCAGGGTGAACAAAATCAGGTAGCCAATTCTAATTGGTATAGAAAAGAATCTGAAAGTAAATCATTTAACTTGAGGAAAGCAAAATGCCTTTAATAGAAAACCCGAACACAGTGACAGTAGGTTCGATATGTATGAGTTGTGGACTATTTGCTGTTGCAGAATGCCCATACAACAATCATCTTAGGAAGAGTACTCTTGAGTTTCAAGGGGATATTAGGGGTAAATGTGGTTTTTATCAAACGATTGTTCTTGAAGGAGAGGCACAGTCTCTTCGAAAAACTGCATCGACAATGAAAGAATCGGAATTGAATGTTGAGATTTATAGAAAAATCATGGCATTGGACAATAGCGATAGAAACAAACTTATGAATTATTGGAAGAATGTTTTTCCACAACCATATGCCAAGGACATGGTTACTGATGATAATGAAAGCGAACAACAAAATAGCATGAAGAAGAAACCAAGCAAGGAAGAGACTAAGCCCAAGAAGAACACAAAGTTCCCGGATGCATTCAACGCAAAGGCAAGCCCCTTTAAGCGTTGTTTACCATACACAAGCAAATAGGACATGATGTCCTCTTGCAAATTCTAAAAGAAAGGAATAGAATCATGGATGAAAAAAGACAGACCCACATCATGGCAGGAGATATTATAACTGAAAATCTCAAAGCTGCCGAAGGAACCAAGAATATTAAAAGTCTTGGTGACATTAGTGACATCTTTGCCAAGAGCATTCCAAATGTTCCAGATAAAGATGGTGGTGATCCAGTTAAGAGTGATGAGCCCGTTAGAAATAGAGTCAAGGAAGTAACGCCACAGAATCTAAATAGTTTGAGTTCTGCTGATATTAAAGAAGATTGGGAACAAGTCAAAGCCCCAACTAAAGCAGAAGCCAAACCTATGGATTCGAAATCAATCAGACCATCTAGATCTGATGGAGAAAATGCCTATGGTGGTAGTGATCCAATGATGTCGGCATTGAACAGTATTTTTGATCCAACAAGAGTTGAAGAAGCAGAGAACTCTGAATTTACAGATCATGCCATTCAGGCTGGACGAGATCGTAGAAAGGCACAAGAACAGAAGACAGAGAAAGACAGAGATTGGGAAACGGAGAGTAAGGCTAAAACAACAGAAGACGTTTCGCCTAGTGAGATGGGTTTCACCCCCAATAGAAGTTCATTTAAAGCTCCAGAACTTCCAAAGGTTAAGATTCCAGAAGTCGAAGCACAACAAGCAAAAGCCAAGGCAAGTGCTCAAGCTGGTAAAGAAGCTGCTGATATTAAACAAAATCTCGATAAGGTTCTTTCGGATAAGTGGGATAAGGATTTTCAAGACGAAAGAAAATGGGAAGACAAGGCTGGTGATTCCATTGCAGAAACTCTTGATAAGAAACATGAGGCTGAAAAAGACATTCCTAAAATGGCTGCTGATTTCACAGAAGTAGATCCTAAGGATTCTAAATTAGATCTTAATGGAATCTTTGCTGTTCCAGTAGATCCTAAGGAAGCTGGTAAGGAAGAGAGTATTCAGAGAGACACTTCTAAACTAAATGCTCCTCGTAAGAAAAGAGAAGACGACAGATCGTGGGAAACGGCAGGGAATGCGAAAAGCCGAAAATACTAGCGGAGAAAGTTGATGGATAGAACAAATGTTTTAGAGAAAGTATGTTCTCTTAGTCGAAGAGACAAAGAATATCTCTTTAATCAATTCGATCTAATACAGAACATCTTGAGAGAAGCTCAGGATGTTGGTGAACCTGTCGTGGAGCAACCTCCCACAGAAGCTCCACCAGCTTTACCGCCTGAAGCCCCACTTCAAGAACCACAACAAATAGAACAACTACCTTTGGGTGATCAAGAGATCATCCAGAGGTTGGTTAATGCTTTGACTAAAAGTGAAGGTCTTGCTGCATATAAAGAAAAGATCAAACAATATCAGGTTGCCGTTGAGGATAGAAGGATTGATCCAGATGGCACACCTACGTTCATCAAGATTGCTCAGGAACTTAAGAGCACTATTAACGGATTGATAACACACCCAAACTTCGTGGCAACTATAGGTGAACAATATTCAGAAGCATTAAAATCTTTTCAACTTAAATTGCAAGACGATGGTGTGTATCGAGATATTCTTAGTCAACTTGCTATTGGAATCCTTAATGTTGAAATAGGATATGAACCACAGGTTTATGATCTTCCAGAAGAAACATCATCTCTTGAATCCCTTCAGGCCGGAAATGAAGAATACGGACAAAGACATGGTGTTTTTACCGTTCCACTTACTGTTGGTAAAGACGAAACAGGAAACGACACGGTAGTTCCACTTGTACGAACAGACTTCTTGGATAATGTTGTCGAGTTGTTTGGTGGCGAATTCGATCAATGGACACAAGAACAAATCGCAAAGGGAGGTGATCCTACTGCAGCTAAAGATCAAGCCTTTGAGATGATGGACAGATACCATAAGGAAATGGATTCTCATTTCAAAGAAGGCGAAGGTGGTGTCCCTCTTGTTGAGAGAACTAAAAGAAAATTAGAGAACTCAATTATTACAAAATATCGTCAAGAACATGGAGATTCTCCAGACATTAGGTTAATGGCATTACAGTCTGCAACGAGTGAGACTGTTGCCGAGATTCTTGCTGTAGATCCAGCACTTAAAGAAGATATGAAAACCATTGAGTTCTACTATGATATCGGTGGTGATATCGTCGGATACTATTATCGTTGGAATATCGCAAATCAAATAGAATCTAGTGACAATCCAATTACAACAGAAGTTTACAATGCTGTAATGAATCTTGCATCTCTTTGTTATGGTCAGCATTACGATAGACTATCTGGTGATCTCCCAATTTCATCTGCATTAAATGATCCATCTTTGTTTGTGGCAGAAGAGACAACCTCTATAGAAAAGGGAGAGCAAACATCTGCTATCCAATCGGCTGTAAATAACCTTCGATCTGCATTCCAAGGTGATGAAGATTCGTTGAAAGGTATTTTAGAAACATATTTCCCTCCAGAAAAACTTAGATACTTGACACAGGTTAGTGAAAGAGCATCTGTTTATCAACTTCAAACTGAATTGATGGCATTTGATAAACTTAGGAAGGAAAAGGGAGATCCACATCAGGGTGGTGTCAAACAGTTCTGTTTAACGTGTGGGAGGTTTAGAGGTGCTAAGCCTTCAAGTAGGGCCAGTGAGGGAGATTGGATACAGTGGAGTCCAGACGTTAACAACTGGATCTTTAAGCATCATGAAAGAGATAAAAATGATCCAATTCCAGAAAACGAAAAAAGATTTCTTTCTCCTAAAGCACAGAGAATGCGTGATGTGGCATGCGATGGACGATCTTGTAATTTTGTAGAGAATTTGTTGTTGGGAGAAGATGTTACACAGAATCCAATAGCAGAATACTACAGTCTTGAAATTCCCCTTGAGGTTGGTGGCAAGCCTGTTGTTGTGGAAGGTATGGATGGCCAGGAAATACAAGTTTCTTGTCATGAAACTTATGCACAAAATCTTGAAAACTTAATTGAAAGAATTGTAATAAATGCAGCTTCGATGGGAGAAGACCCTGTGATTGTACAGGGAGATATCCATGAATGGATGAGTGCATTGTTTCCGTATACAACTTATTCTTTTGCCGAAACAGATCTTTTCCCACCTAAAAAGAAAAGAGGTACTGTATTCAAAGAAGACATGGTTCAATTAGAAGCAATGTCAGTTAGATTGTTTTCGCACTTAAAAAAACTAGCACAAATAGAAAGACCAGATATGACAGATGAAAGATCTGTTGCATTGGTCGCAGCCAGAGAATATAATAAATTGATAATGGATCTTCCAAACAAAGCATTTAATGCCAAGTTCTTCAATGACGATACCAACTGGAACATAGGACCTTATCTCTCTAAAGAAACAGTGGCACCATTTACTGGTTTAGCTTTTGATGAAGAAATGATTAACAATGGATTTACACATATCAACAATCCAAGTATGTATTGTAGATTCCATGCAAAAAACAAGAGACAATCTGCTGGTGAGATGTTGAGAGATATTGCCGTAGAAGCAATGGGTGATGTCCCATTTGATGTCCTAAAGACACAAGAAGGATTTGAAGAGGCAAAACAAAAAGCCTATGAAATTCTTAGATCAAAAGCAGTTAGAACTCCAGGTATCACCAAACCACCTAAGCAGAAAGCCACAGATAAAGAGAAAGCTAAGTGGCATGAAGAGTCGTTGAAATTTACCATAGACTCAACAGAAGAAGAAGAGTTTATCTTCTACGAAGCATCAGAACCAGAGATGAAAGAACAATTAAGAAAAGTAATGCTGCAACTCTACAAACAACCAAGACCGCCAGGTGCTGCATTGTCAGAAGCTAAAGCTGGTGCATTCACTAGCTTCCTTGATACATTTGTTTCTGTTTCTAAAGACAAACAACTTGACGAAAGGATTGCTCCGTATTTACCAAATCACGAAGGAGCATTTCAAAGAGAATTAGCTACTGTTGATCTAATCCTTGAACAAACTGGTGGATCTCTTGGTTTGACAGATCCTGTTCCAGTACTATTGGGGATCAAACAAGATCTGCTAATGCGTATGAAAGCCAATACATCTTCTCGTAAAAGAAGCGAAGAAGATATGAAAACATCTTTATACATGACTCTTTCAAAGGGAACAAATATATCACCTGGTTTCTTTGATTATGTCTATGACGATGAGGATCTTGATACATTTGCACCAGAAAAAGGGTTCTCAATGCCGACAATACCAGATGACATGGTGGCAGAGAACTTTAGAGATCCCACACAGGCAACATCGTACTATCCAGTTGCAGTTGAGGATTTTGTAACATTTCTCAATGTATCTGATTCAGCTGCTGAAGTTATGTTGGAATTACAATCTGAAAATGATAGAAGTTTTCACACACAGAAGGGTCGTCACATACTTGGAGCCGCATCCCTATACGCATCTGCTGCCAAAGAACGTAAAGATCAAGTTGCTCTAACGTCTTTGGCATATAATAGAATCCTTGCCATGCAGGGAAGATTGCCAGCTGGTAATGATGCAACAAACATTTGGTCATTTTCAATTAAGGAAGAAAGTTTGGCTTCTCATGCATGGGCACCATTAGGGATTGTTTGGTCTGATATAGATATGGGCACAACTCTCAGGTCTGCACAAGGTAAGCAAAAGAGAACAGAAGAGGAACTTAGGAAGAATATACAACCTAAAAAGAAGAAAGCAGATACAGAGAACTGGTACAGACAGGCTCAGGAGACTCAGCCCGACAAAATGGACGATCAATACACCGCTGTTATGATATATACGGCACAAGACATCGCTGCCTGTGAACACAATGCCATTGCCAAAACAAACACGAGAAATAGATTACAAGAAACGACCTTGCCATCTGTAATGATGTTGCCGTTTTCGAAGTTTGGATCCATTTCTGGTGTTTATGATTTTGTTAAAAATAGTCCATTTGATGTTATATTAATTACGGGTAAAGAGGAAAAACTGTTAGATAAAATGAATCTAAGGCCGTAGGGGTTAAAATATATATGCCAAACATGAACAAAAAAAAGAAACCAGAATCTGTAAAATGTCCTAATTGTGGTTCTACGGACTACACACAACAGCATAGTGGTGGTTCTACAACTACGTTTTATCAATGCTCAAGTTGTGGCAGACAGTCAACACCAGAAGCTTGGAATGCCCAACAGGTAGACCTGTCTACTGTAGCACGTCGATCTGTTGGAGATCCCTCTGCATCAGATAAACCAGAGTTTAAGAACGACCCAAAGATTCCACAAACAAGGAATAAGCATAAGCAACGGAGAATGAAGCCTGAAGAGAGAATAACTACGACCAATCCGAGAGATAGTGTTGATTCGGAACATGTTCGTGGTGAATTAGAGAGAAGAATACGTCTTGCACTAGACAATAGTGAACATTTAAATTATCTTGATGATGCCGTAAACTACCTCTCAAATGTCGTTAAAATGCTTGAGCAATCAAGGCTCAAAACTGGTTATCCTGATCGTAATTTGTTTGAAATACCAGTAGAGATGTCCTTAAAATTAATAAATGCAGTGTTCCATTCTATCATGAAAGAAGACATGGTGGATACGTCTATTACAGACATTGCAAAAAAAACGACAAAAATAATACAATCAATGATTCAAATGAAGATTGAGCTCAACAAAAAGGGAATGAAAACTATGGAAAATCCATTTACCAAAACAAAAAAGGTAACCGAAGCGTCGTCCAATCCTTTCGTAAAGGAAGCCAGAGAGTTCAAGAAATCACCTTGGGGTCAGAAAAGAAAAGAAGACTCTGAGAAGAATATGATTTTTGACGAAGGTAAACAGAATATCGAGGGTGACGAAGGCGGCGAAGGTGGTGGTAACTCACAGGTCGAAAATAAGGACCGTTCTTTTGATAGCGTCGAGAGGAAAGAATATAGAAGTTCGCCAAAGCCCGAAGATGTCATGCCTGAAATGAAGGAATGGAAAGAAGAGCAGGTTGACAAATATTACGACGGTTGGGAAACGGATCATATTGAGAACTCTGGTGGGAAAATGGTTGGTAGCAACACTGAAAAAACAATGAATCTCAATGAGAGTGAAAGAGAACATGCTCCAAAATTCCCAGATGAAGCTAATTACGAGAAACAATTAGAGTCAAGACATATGTTTCAAGATGGATACGAAACTATTGTCGCTGATAATAAGGAATTTAATATTACAGTTGCAATGGCCAAAACTATTCTTCAAAAAGCTCAATTAAACGATGAACAAATGGACAACACCCTTAAACTACAAGAGGGTGTTACATCTATACTTGAAGGCTTGCAGGCTGGTACTGCCACAGAACACGCAAAAAGTATTGTTCTCGCTGCTTTAACCACATATCTGAGAACAAACACAGGACAACTAGAGGAAGTTTTGGGAAATCCAAGTGATTACAATGTGGCACCTGCGGTTAATCCAGTTAGTCCAGATCAGGTTCAAAGTCCTTTACCAACAGCTTCTGAAAACAATACGTTTGTTACACGGGCAGCTATGGATAGTATGTCTAGGGCAGCAGAACTCGAAGACAACACTTATGTTTCAAAGGGTATCCTAGAAGCAGCTTTGGGTAAAAAAAAAGCGTTAGTGCAGGGAAAACCGCTACTCCACTCTGTCCCAACCCAAAGCATAAAGGAAGCGAGATAAAACTTCGAAATAGTGGTAAGGAAAATCGACTTCTTTATTGCCCTAAGTGTGGTAACGTTTACCATATTGAGGGCAATAATTTTAATGCAGAGGAACCTCTTTGGAAAAAAGAAAAAGTATAATCGTATAAGTATGTTTAGAAAATACAAAGAGGAAAGTTTAATATGACATACATATTTAGCAATGTCGATAAAGTGTTCTCCAAGACGGGAAGAACAGCTGAACAGATCATCAGTGAATCTGGTGATTTGATGAAAACTGGTACTGTCGAGAGTGCATCTTCTTCAAGAATACTAACTGGAGATCAACCTTCAGTTATTAGAGAAGCCCAATCGTATGAAACTGCATCTGCAGCAGGTGCAGGTTTAGCCGCATCAAGGGTTATGTACACATCCCCATCGTTTTATTCACCAATCCATACTCCTGTTAACTGGCAAATACCTACCAAGCGAAGGGAAGTTTATCAATGGGTCTTGATGTCCACATCTGGGTTATTATGTTCTGACATGTCTTACGTTGAAGTTAAAGACTTCGAGTTCGTTCCAGAATCCACAGTAGAAGACACGGTAACTGGTGGTTTTTTGTATGAAAACATTAAATCTTGTTCTATCGTTTCTGGTGAAGGTAACTGGAGGAATCCAGTACATATATCCGAAAGAAAATGTGAAGACAAAACGTTTGTTAAGATTAAATGTTCTGGGTATTATCATGAACTAGAAATATCCGAAGAACATAATCTTTTTTGCATTGAATCTAAGCCTCTTAAAAATGCAGTAAAAAGATATGGTGATAAATTATATCGAGAAGGCAAGAAAGGTCCGTATCCTAAAAAAGATTTTATTCAATCTGAAAACTGGCCAATAAAAAGAATCCGTGCCGATGAAGCCGTACTTAAAGATTTTCTATTAACTCCTATCCCAAAATTTAAAGAAGAAAAATACGGATACAACTCTGTGTTTTTGACTGCGACAGATGATTTTTTATGGTCTGTTGGGCTTTGCATAGCCGATGGAACTGTTTATGACGACGCCATATATCTAAACATCAACAATGATGAATTAAATTTATTTTTGCCAGTTGTTGAAAATCTAATACCCAATTACAATAAATATAAACATGGAAAATCATGCACTAGAATAGCAAAATTTATTAAGGGATATTTTTCTGATTATAAACGATTTATTGTAGGTAAACTTTCTAACAAGAAATTTACCGAGGAAATCACGCATCTTAACCGTGAACAAATGCTTCACGTACTTGGTGGATACTTTGATGGTGATGGTAGTTTCACAAAGACACAGAACAAACTTGTTGCTAATAACTCCAGTAAAGATATGGCGGATCAGTTATATTTCATGTTATTGATGTGTGGCATCTCTTGCACTCTGAATAGATATGAGCGATTTGAAGATTCTATGGGTAGGATCGGAACTTGGGTCTATCGTATTTTTGTTCCCGCCTCAGAGGTTCATAAGATCAGACCGTACATGAAGTCTAACAAGATACCTGAAGATTTCGAATATGACGGTCATGATCGTGTTCTCAGATTTTTTACCAAAGACGAAGACGGGAATGAATATTTCGCACAACCAATAGAAAAGATTGAGAAATATCTTTATACTGGTGTTGGGTATGATCTACAGATTGATCCAGAAAGAAGTTATTTATGTTCTGGATTTAAGGTTTCTAATTGTAGGTTTTTCGCACAAAACGATCCAACCATTGCCTCATCTCTTAGATTTTATTCACAATTCCCATTTGCAGGTTTTGAAAATGTAATTGGTGATCCTATTAGGAAAGAACATTTTGACAACTTAAAGAAAAGACTTAGATTAGAGAAATGGTTGCCCCTTATTGCATTTGAGTATTTCTGCATGGGAGACGCATTTCCGTTCGTGTCTATTTCCTGTGAAGAATGTGGTGGTTTTGGAAAGAAAAAGAATGGAGAACCATGTAATCACGAAGATTCACAAATAGCCAGTGTCTCTGTTATGAATCCTGATTGGATTGATGTTAAAATGAATCCACTCATTCCTACCGAACCCATTATATCTCTTATTCCAGACGATACACTGAAGCAGATCGTTTGGAACAAACAGCCAGCAGAAATCTATGCACAGATTCCAGAGAATCTTAGAAGATTAATTCTAGCACAACAACCAATTCCACTTAGTTCAAATGCCATTACTCACTTAAAGCATGATGAAATCCCATATCAGGCTTATGGTCGTAGTTTAATTGCTCCTCTGTTCCCAGTCCTCGCATATCAAGATAAATTAAGACAGGCACAGTGGATTGTGGCAGAGAGACATATTCTACCAGTTAAGGTTTGTAAGATTGGTAACGATCAACGTCCTGCTGGACCGAATGATATTGGTGATACCCAGAGACAATTAGCAGTTACTGCTAATGATCCAAACCTTACACTTGTGACACACCATGCTTTTGATTTTCAATGGGTTGGAGCCGCTGGTAAGGTTCTTCAGTTAACTAAAGAATATGAATTAATTGATAAAGCACTCATTAAGGGTCTTGGTGTGAATGAAGCTCTCTTAAGTGGTACTGGACCTAGTTATTCTCAAGCTGCTATTGGTATTGAGGCAACAATTAAACGATTGGTTATGATTCAGGGTCTATTGGCATTTTGGATCACAGACAAAGTATACAAAACAGAAGCAAGGATGCGTGGTTTTTATACCGAATCAAAAAGTGGCAAGAAAATACTTGATTATCCAGAGATTAAGTGGAATGACCTTAACCTTAGAGATGAGACACAAAAGAACAATACCTACATTCAACTTTGGGACAAGGGTGTTGTCTCAACACAGTTCCTCTGTGAAAAAATGAATATTGATTACGATATAGAAACTGAAAGAGTTCGTCTCGAACAAGCTTATCAACAACAACTCGGCATTGCCCCACAAATGCAAGGTGGTCAGGATGGTCCAGGCGGTATGGGATCAGGTTTTGGTGGTGGCGGTAGTAGCGGTCTTGGCAGTGGTGGTATGCCTCAGGATGAAAATAGTGGTAATTTGCCAGGTGGACAATCTGGTCCTGGTTTACCAGGTGATTCTCTTGCACCATCTATGTCGGGTGGTGGTGGTGCCGCAGGCGGTGGAGCTCCATCAGGTGCTTCTATGGCACACGACACTCAAATGAAAAGTTACGAACAGGCTGTAGAGATGGAGCCTTCTGTTAGGCGTCCGAATAAACGCAAAATGAAACCACCTATGGAACCTAAGCAGCCGCCGCAACAAGCAGGTGAAAACCTTGACAATGAATGGGTAGTTGGTCCTCGTACTGGAATGTTTCGTCTCACGTCTATTGAGCAAAAACTATATTCCGGTATTGAAGAAGCACAGAAAACTGGCAACTTACCTATAGACTTTCAAGCACAACAAAAACCAGAACCAGTACATATGGCAAAGGTAACAGTTGATGGTTTTTTTCCTATACAAAAGGTTATTGTTGAATCCGATGGTAAAAGATTTCATTCAATGCCAGAGGACATAGAAAAAGATACCGATAGAGACTCTAGATTAGCAGGATTCGGTTGGGAAGTATTAAGGTTCACTGAAGATGAAATTAATTTCAATATCAATGATGTAGTTGCAAAAATAATACAAGTCGTCAAAGCAAAATCTACAGATCAAACAATGTAAAAATATATTGCAATAAATAAAGGGAAACACGAAGTTATTAGTGAACCTTATACGCATAAGAACGGATCTTACTGAGGAGATATTAGAATGGCTAGTGGACAACCAGGACCCAGGGGAGATATAAATCCCACTACAGATCCCAGATTTGGCAATTGGACAGATGTCCATGCTAAAAAAGATGCACCTGAACTGCAAGTATTCGCAGATGCCAATGCTTCTGTTGACACATATGGTGGACCTTTTAGAACAATGAGATCTAGTGGATTTGTTGTAATGGCAGATGGAACAGGAGACGTAACTGTTGAAGCAAGTGCCTCTCCGCAATCTGGCTTGTGGCATGAAATAGATTCAATGACCCTTAGTGGTTCTACAGATTCGTATGCAACCAATTTACCATATCCATGGATTAGAATTAAATTAGCATCTGGTGCAACGAGTGTGAATGTTTGGTTGTATAGGAAGTTTGAATCGTTCTAATAAAATTAATACTAAAAAAAATGCAGATAATCAAAAATAATAAAGGGAAAACGATTTAGTTTTCCGTAAATTGAATAGAGAAAGGGTTATCTCAGTGTTCTTGACAAAGAAGTATCAGGAACATTGGTTTTCTATCTTCAATAATCCGATTAAGGAGAATCACAATGGAACAGTTTGTTAAAGTATCTGAGCTTTCTGGAAAAGACAGAACAAAACTCCGTAAGTATTGGGGTGAATTGTGGGGCAGTGAATTCGCAGGTGCCCTTACGACTGACTTCAAACCAGATGGAAAAGCTATCGATGTTGAGGCCTCCTCGAAAGAAACAAAGGCTTAATAGGAGAACCCATCAATGGGTGGATTCGTCAAAATTTCAGAATTATCTGATGGGGATAGGGTGAAGCTTCATCAGTATCTAAAGCAGTTATTAGGAACAGAGCATGCCTCTGCCCTCGTAACTGACTTTACGACTGCTGCTGAAATACAATAGCGAGAATCACATATGATTTATAAGACAGCCAATCTTAGAATTATTGCCTCATCTACAATTGATCGGGACATATTGCTTCATGGGCCTAAGAGAATGGCATTCATTAAGCATGATATCAGTGAAAACCTTCTCCATGCTTCTAATTCACTTAATCTAGTTTCCGAACTAGAGGACAGGAATCCAGAAGAATGGATTATTTTTCGTGCCCGTGCCATTGATGCTGGTGGATCAGATGCCACTGGTGAAATGTTTCATGGTGCGAATGATAATGGTGATTATTTCTCAGAAGAAGAACTTTTATCAGTTTGTGAAGAGACTGGTCTGAAGGCTTTTGAGACTTTTGTCAATTGTGCCTTCTTTACCAACCATAAAAATGATGACATTGAACAAGCCAAGGGAAAAATCGTTTCTGCATTCTACGATTTAGATAACCATTGTATCTATACCGACACAATGGTTGACGCTAAAGCGTATCCAGAATTAGCAAGAGGTATACGTCAAGGATACATTAATGACGTTTCCATGGGTTGTGCGGTAAAAGAAAGTGTTTGTTCTGTTTGTAAGAATAGAGCATCCACTGAAGCTGACTACTGCTCACACGTTCGAAGTCATAAAGGTAAAACAATTAAGGGTAAGAAGGTCTATGAATCAAATTATGGCATTAAGTTTATTGAACTCAGTGCTGTAACAGACGGTGCATGTGAAAACTGTACCGTTCAAAATGTATTTACTGGACCTGAACTACTTGATAAACTTACCAGTGTTCTGAGGGAAGGTAATGATAGTTTAGTCGGATTGAAGAAAGTTGCTTCTATTAGTAGAACCGCAAGAGGAGAAGATGTTGACAAACTCAACAGGTCCCTTGATCTACTTAGAGAAGTTGCTGAACAAATATTGGGCTCAAAAGATGTTGACTTTGAGTTCTTAGAAGAGATTGGTGGCCTGCTTTCGGATCTACAGAACCTGATCCTCGACCTGGTGGAAGCAGGATTTGCCAATCAAGGTGGAGAAGAAAATGCCACTCCAGAGCAAGGTGGTGGAGATGCTGGTGGAGGATTAGGAATGCCAGAAGCAACTCCAGAAGATTCAGCTCCGGCGGCTCCTGCAGCTCCCGCAGCACAAGCTCCCGCAGCACCCGCTCCCGCTGCCCCAGGTGCAGCACCCCCTCTTACACCGACTATGTCGAGTGAAAGAAATATCAAAACAGCTAATTACATAGAGGGATTAAGTACATTGAAGTCAGAATTAAATAACTTAGTTAGAGGGATTACTGCCCTTAAAACAGAGTGTTCAAGGAGAACCGATAATATGCCTACTTCCAAAGAAAAAGCAAGAATGGTTGCAAGCAACCAGATTAGTGGAAAATTTGCTGACATTTTGGAGAAGCAAGCTTCAGAGGAAGAACCAATGATTATCGTGGATGGCCCTTACTCTGTGACTCTTGACCCCAACAAGGGGATTAAGGGATCTGTTAGTGGAAAAGAAGTTGCAATTCTTACTGCAGAACAACTGGGAGATGAGCTTGTTTCTTTGATGAAAGTAAATCCGCAAGTTATGGCTGGAAGATTAATCGAACAGTTGTCAAACAAATATTTTGAAAATGGAGAGATTAAAATGAGTGCAAAAGACCAAAAAATTACACAAGAAGCCCTCCTAACCAATGCACCTCCTGTTGACGAAGTCGGAGAGAGTCAACTTGAGGGACTGAGTGGGAACTTCGAAAGAAAGAATGATGAGTCTTTGGCCACTGGCCAAGTTGGTGTCACAACTGAAAAACAGTTGGAAGACATCAAACAGACTCCAGAAACTGGTAAGGGTGATTTCAGCAGGGTAAGACCTGACGGTATTAAAGAAAACCTTGAAGTCACAGAAACCCAGCTCGACACTTCTCGCCCAACAAACTTCGGTTCAGACCGTGACGAATCAGATCAAGCTACACCAAAAGAAGTCGGTGAACGTCAGCTTGCTGAAAACGGTGGAACTGCAGATAGATGGGATGAAGAAGCTCGTGACGGTGATAAATTGCCTATTACTGAAGAACAGTTTGAAGGCAAAGATCGTCTCGGCAAAGCCGCAGATGAAGTTGGCGAAGGACAGCTCGAAGGACATCGTCAAGGTACAGACAGTCCAATCGCTTCCGACGCTTCCCCACATAACGCATCTGCTGCCGATACTGTCATACAAGCAATACTTACTGGTCTCTCCAATGTTGTCGTTAGTGAAAGAATTTCTCCGAAAACTCTCAGTGCTGCTCCGATCAAGGTCGCCGGAATACAGTCTCCGAAAGAGAGCATTTCTAAGAAAGCTCAACTTACTATTAATGACGTTTCCGACATTGCCGAAAAGGCTATCTCGGAACAAATTGATGATGTAGAGTCAATTAGCCCACTTCTTGAAGAGACAATCAAGGTCATGTACGAAGACCCACAGGCATTGTCCGACGAAGTTTCGAAGCTTGCCGATGAGAAGATTGAAGAACTTAAAAACATCGCCAAGAATCAGGTTAAAGATGAAACCGTTGAGGAATCAAGAGAAGCTTCCATCAGAGATGCATGGAAAAAAATTCATGCAGCAAATATCTCAGACGTGCAGAGCAACGAAACAACTATTATGTTTCAGTTATCCGAAGCCGGTTTAAATAGTTCCGATCAGGCAAATACTCCTGAAGGAAGAGCAGCTATTAGAAATTGGCTTTCTGGAAGCATCCTTAAGGGTAAAGAAGATGTTTCGTTAAATAACATCGAAATTGATCAGGTTGGTAATGTCAAAGCAACAGCAACGTTTACATCGACTGTTGAAAAAGAACATACACCTCAGTCATACGACTCAAGAAATAACATGCAAGAAGCACCACAACCAGGAAATAAGATGGTTGATCAAGCTCCTGCCATGGAAGAGCCAGTTGGAACAGAACTCGCCGCAGGTACTAAAGAGAAATTAGAACGTTTGGCACAAAGCCCAGCCGGTACTACAATGCCAGCTCCTCAGGGAGCACCTGATATGGGTGGAATGCCTGCTCCAGGTGCTGGTGTCGAGTCTCTTGGTGCCCCAGCTCCAGAAGGTCTTGATGAACTTGGACCAGAAGATGGAGATATGGATGAGTATGCAGCAAAACCATTTGGTTCTATTTGTCCTCTCTGTGCATCAGATGATGTTGACGCAATGGGTGGAGATTATAAGTGTAACTCTTGTGGTCTTGAATACTCTGTCGCAGTTAATCTCGATATCCTGAATCCTGAAGTTATCGGTGACGCAGGAATAGCAGGTGGCGAGCCCGGTGGTGAAGAAGAAGAGATGGAGCCAGATGCAGTAGACGAAACAAATGAAATGATTAACGCACAACCAGCTGGTATGCCCGCTCCGGCAGCTCCCGGTGGTGCAGATCAGATGGGTGCACCTGGAGCAGTTGGTGGAGCAAACGATTGGATTAAAACAGCATCGTTGCAGTTCTCCATGGAACTTCCAGCAGATAGACTTATTCGCGGTGCAGAACTTGTTACCGATACAAAAGCAATATTTGATCCAGAAAACGATAGTGATGAGATTTCTAAGATCGCTCTTTCGCCAATCGGAACAATTTGTCCACAGTGTGGTAGTCAAAAGGTCGCATTTAAGGACAGTTTCGGAGCCTGTGTGAGTTGTGGTTGCCAAACCCACGTGAGTGCTTCTCGTGAAGAAGATAAGATGAAAGTTATTTTAACCGTTGAACCTAACCTTAGCATCTCAGAGAAAGTAAATTCCGTTGGTGGTTATGCAGTGAACGCAGGATGTGATAACTGTGACGAAGTGAAAGACGCTCTTCATAAGATTCTTTCACATAGAGAACAAATTCAGAAGATCGCAGCTGTTCTTGGTGACAATCCTTGGCTTGACTGCATGTCAGATCAGGTTGCCACTGGATATGCCGATGAAGACGCAATTGAAATCTGTGCCTCGATTAAAGACTTGAGAAAAACAGCACAGTTCGGTGAAGAAAACTTCGAAGATACAGACAAAGAAGAAGTCGATAGTGTTGATTTTGAGGAAGATATTGACGAGACAGAAGAAGATGCAGTTGACTTCGGAGATGATGACGGACTTGAAGAGATCTTTGACGATGAGCCTGTTGATGAATTAGGTGAAGAGTTGGGTGAGGGATCTGGTTCGTTTAACTCCGATAGCATCGAGAAGATTGAACTTTCAATTACTGATACTGAAGGTAACGAAGTTGAAGTAGAACTGCCAGTCGCTGGTGGAGAAGGTTCTGAAGATGGAGACCCAGAAGAAATCCTTGAAATTACTGAGACTTTTGAAACCGACGAAGAGCCTCCAATGTTAGAGGACGAAGGTCCAGGCGAAGACGTTGAAGAAGATGTCATTATCGACGAAGCACCAGAACCAGAGGCAGAAGAAGTTGGAATCATGAACAGCCTCTTTAGTGATGGTCTTGAGATGGAAGTTGAAGAAGATGAATTAGAAACAGATACCGAACCGATGACAGAAGAAGATATCCATAATGTGTCGAAGAATACAACCGAACTCCTTAGAGGTGGTCAGGTTGGTTCGCAGACACAGAGTGCCGGAATGAACTTGGATCTTTCTGCAGTCGCACAGGCAATTAGTATGCCTCTCGACACAGAAGCAGATGTTCCTCGTGATGAGGATCAAGGCATTGTAGACGATGGCGAAGTGGATCTTGATACGAACGATAGTGAAAATGAAGCAAAAGAAATGCACGGCACAGCAGCCGGAAGCACTCTTGCCGAAGAAGATGTCGTTCAGGGAACTGAAAGAGGTGTTGAGGTTCAAGAACCTACCCCTCAGGAAGAAACCCCCAAGGAAGCTTCTACCAACGAATGGATGAAGGTCGCACGAAACAGAGACGGCACAGGACCAGATGGTGATGGTCCTGGAACAGGTCGTGGAAAACCATGCAAGACCTGTAAAAAGTGTCCATGTGAATGTGATCCAAAGTGTAAAAAAGACGACAAAGATGACAAAGATGACAAAACGGCAAGCAAAGACAAGAAGGTTGTAAAAGCTCAGACTTCCGAGGTTGGTCAGACAGAACCAGTTGATAGTGAGCAGGCAGAAAAAGAAGAACCTACTGGTGATAAACTTGACGTTCCTCGCAAGGAAGAAAAAGCAAAACCAGAAATAGATGTTAAACGTCCTGATGTAGATAGTCCTACCAAGGTTAGAGAAGAAGCATACGATCTTGGACCAGGTGGAAAAGATCTTCATACTGACGTAGTTCCTCGTGATGGTTCTGGTGATGGCATTGGTGGAGAGTCTGTATCGTTTGATGAAGAATCTGGAGATAAACAAACTTCTGGTAACCCCGATAGTTATGTCCAAGAATTCCAGGACGACAACCAGATTGCCCCAACTCCAGTTTCGTCAGAAGACAACCACCTTGGAGCAGCTGTAGCTAACGCAATTAAGAAAGTCGCACAGTCCAAGGGTGTTGAAGAATCAAATCTTGAAGGCATGATTGAAGACGATTTCGTGTTCGTCATGGACCTTGAATCTGGTGAGATGTATCGACTTCCAATGGAAGAAAATTCTATGGAAGAAGAAGTTAAGACAGAAACAGAAACTCAACCAGAGGCTACAGTTGAAGCAGAGTAAAAAAGTGAAATAAAGTTAAAAAAATAAAGGTAATTAAAAAGAAGTTAACGAATAACTACAATACAGACTTCGAGTAACTCAAATTAAGAGGAGAAAAGCACATGTCTGATAAGATTAAAACTGCCATGTTTACTAATGGTACGGTTATCGTCCACTTGGGCGAAGGCAAAGTCCGTAAAGCAACTGCATCAGAAGTATCGGATCATTTTACTTCCATGCTTCCTGAAGAGAAAAACGGACTGACTCTTACTGCAGTCAAGTACGATCCTAAAACAGGTCATGTTTATGGTCGTTATGGTGAGGGTGATGATGTTAAAACTTATAGGAAAACAGTTGCTGAAGTTAAAACTGCTCAGACCTCCGACAGCAAACAAACCGAACCCACCGATTCTGGCGACAGATCAGATCCTGATCTCAAAGTTCCAAGAGATGAGAAAAAGTCGAAACCAGAAATCGATGTTGGAAGAGACGATGTTAAAAACCCAAAAGAGGTTCGTGATGGAACTTATGACAGAGGTAAAGGTGGAGAAGACTCCCATACTGACGTAGTTCCAAGATCAAAAGGTAATTCTGGATTGAAGGGCTCCGATTCGACTTCGTTTGAAGCTGAAGAAGGTGATAAAGCTACTTCTAACAAACCAGATACCTATGTACAAGAATTCACCCCTTCTGAGAAGCCAGCTGGTGCTGGAACAAAAGAAAATCATGCAGCAGACGCCGACCACAATATTGAGGTCCGTCCCGAAGCCGAAATGTATCAGAAACTTACGATAGCTAAAGAAGAAGAAGACGAAGGTGATGAAGATAAAGAAGACTCAAAAGACGAATCCAAAGACGCAAAAGACGAGAAGTCCGACAAAGGGAAGAAGAAACTTCCCCCATGGCTTGAAAAAGACAAAGACGACGACGACAAAGACGACGACAAAGGGAAGAAGAAACTTCCCCCATGGCTTGAAAAAGGTAAAGACGACGACAAAGACGACGACGACAAAGAAGCCGCCAAGGACAGCAATCTACGAATTAGTCAACTGGACAGACAGTTGAAAGAAGCAAAAGAGGAAATTTCGCAACTTAAAGTAGAAAATAGCCGTTACAAAATCCGCACAGAGCGTCAGAAGGCTGCAAATGCTTATGCACTTAGCCTGAGAGACCTCAACCCCGCAAAATACGCATCTGCGGAAACATTCAACCAGAAGGTTGAAGATACCGTTAGAAAAATGAATATTGACGCCATTGAAACTGCCGTTGAAGAACTTGATGTCATTAAGCAACAAGCGGCCGAAACCAGAAAGCAGGTTACAGCTGAAGTTAATAGGGGAGACTCCGGTCTCGCAACAGCAATTGTTATCCCGCAAGATGGAATTGGTCAAACTGGCGAAGATGATATGAAAGCAATTCTTATGGGTTCAACAACCCTAGGTAAGAAGATGGCTGAATATGAAAACTATGTACCACATCAAAAAGACTAAGGTGTGGAATTCCCAAGGAGGAAGAAGAAAATGATTATTCCTGTCTACCACGTCGTTTCATCTATGGTTCCCATTAGTGCAACGATTACGACAAACACTAACGACTTCGAGTCGGGTATGGCTGTTGGTCTTAACTCTGATGGTCAAGCTGTTAGAGCATATGGATCCGACATCGCATGTATCGGTCTTGCTGGCGATAGAAATCGTGCAAGTGAAGCATATGAGTGGGTGAACCGTGTCAGTGACTCTGGTAACGATACTCGTGCAAGCGGCATGATGACCATCTATCACAGTGGCGGCGAATTTTTCGTTGACGTTGATGATAGTGCACTTCAGACACCAGCTGGTTCTACCATTTCTGGTGTTATCTCGACTGGTGCTACCACAACTCCAGGTACCGTTCTCTACACAGAGAATAGCTCTGGTGCAACCGCTGGTAAGTTGACACACACATCTACAAGCACAGTTACTGTTGCTGTTTGTGTTACCGCTGCAGCTGCTCTCGACGGTGGAATCCCCGGAGAGTACGAACCCCTTACATCTAACCTCGCATCGGATGATACTCCGAGAACGTGGGTTAAAATCAAACTTACGGTCTAAGTTTGTTGATTGAAACAGATCATAGAAAGGTCTGTATAAAAAAACTTTCACATTTTACACAAAAGGAGCTTATGACAATGGCTATGTTAAAATCCAACTATACTGATGAACAGCGTGAGGCTGTCATCGCCCAAGCGTTGGAGACGCCGGAAGGTCGTGTTGCTCTCGCTCAAGCCATGGTAGAACCAATCAAACGTGCATTGGAATACCAGGCAATTGGACGTAAGCTTTTGATGGTTGACGAGTTGCCCCAAGGGGCACTCGCCCGCTACGAGAAAGACGTTGCAAGTGTTGCATACGTTATCTCTCGTCGTGGTGCAGTCCCAGATAGAATCACCGAAGGTGAGGAAGTCTTGGTTCCCACGTTTGAAATCGCTGTCAATCCTCAGATCCGTTTGAGTGAGATCAAGGCCCGTCGTTTTTATATCGTTGATAGGGCACAAATGAAGGCAAAGGAAGCTATTCAAAAACTGGAAGATACTGAAATTCTTACTGATATTAACGCCGCAGTTAGAACAAATCAGACAATCACCCAGTCGGGTGACCTTCAGGTCGCATCACTGAATTATGCTTTCTCTCTAATCGAGTCGCATGACTTGACCGTTGCAAAAATCGTTATGCATCCTCAGCAGTATGCTGATGTCCGTCTTTTCGGACGTGATGTGTTCGACGAAGCAACAAGACGTGACGTTCTTATGAGTGGTCTATTCGGACACATCTGGACTGCAGATATCCACGTTTCGCACAGGGTCACACCTGGTAGCGTGTATCTCCTTGCACCAGCCGAGTATGTCGGTGCAATCCCAGTCCGTCAGGACATCACCGTCCTTCCCGCAGATAACCCAAGAGAGCTTAGATTAGGGTGGGTTATATATGAGGAATTAGGAATTATTGTTATTAATGATTATGCAATCGCTAAGGTTAACGTTACAGCAACATCGTAATCTAAACCCAGTGTTTATAGTCATCTATGGGGTGATGGTCTTCGGATCATCACCCTTTTCTTATGCTATTATGAAGGTTTTTTCTTAAGTTACTGGGTATAATGTCGTATAGTAACATAAAAGGAGAAATACTATGGAAGCATCTGCGGGTTACAAAATTAACCCAAAAACAAAAGACAGTGGAATACTGGCCGCAATACCGCAAACTGGTACATGTCCCAACGAATGTCCTGATTGTTTTTTTCAATCTGGCCGTTCATATCTTGAGCCATTGAAAGACAATCTGCCAAATATGCCAGACAAGTATAACGCAGAGGGTCGCATTGTTCGAGTGAACGATGGTAATGATTCTAACGTGGACAAGAAGCTTGTTATGGACTCGTGTCAGTTCTACGATATGAAGTTTTACAATACTGCTATTCCAACCGGGCTTGATGAGTTTGATGGTCCAGTTGTTCTTACAATAAACCCAGGCGAATACACCGATGAATCTGTTTGTCTTCTGGATATTATTCCTGATAATCTAATGTTTGTTCGAATAAGGACAAATACATGGAATATTGATTTGGTTAGAACAGCAATAGCACATTATTCAGAAAGAGAAGTACCCGTCATTCTCACCTTTATGGCTTATTATTGTGATGATGCTATACCACAGGGTGATGGCGATGATTCTCCGAGCCATGTCGAGAACTATGTTTTCAGAAAAAGAACCACAAATAGCTACTGGGCCATAACAACAGAAGCATGGGAAGAAGTTATGTCTGAGTTCAAGTACAATCGTTGGGTTTACTCCTGTGGTAAGGTAGAAGGCGAGAAGGGAACAACAGCTTGTCGTCATTGTGGAAATTGTATTCGTGAGTATTTCGCTACAATGGAAAAGTTGAGAGAGGATTGATAATGTCTGATAATGTTAACGAACAAGAAATAAGACAACAAACAGAACAACATATAGAACGTGTCAGGGATTTCCTCAACATTCTTCTTATGGAGATGCGGTTAAAGGCAATAGAACACGACAAGACAAAATTGAAGGAAGATGAATTCCCAACATTTGTCAAATACACTCCGCTTTTAAAGGAGACAACGTATGGTTCTGACGAATACAAGCAATATCTTAAAGAAATGCAAGTGGCGTTAGATCATCACTATGCCCACAATAGACATCATCCAGAACATTTCAAAAATGGTATTAAAGAAATGAATCTTGTTGATTTAATTGAGATGATTTGTGATTGGTTGGCTGCTACCGAAAGACATGCTGATGGGGATATTCAGAAGAGTCTTGAACATAATCAAGGAAGATTTGGTTATGGAGATGAGCTTAAAGAAATAATGAGGAATACTGTTTCGTTTCTACGAAAAAATGAAATTATTTGTGGATCTATTTGGAGTAAAGATATTCATGTTTGTGGAACAATAAAAGAGGAGGATGATAAAGATGAGAATGACGCTTGAAGAGTATTTTAAAAAACAAAAGACAATAGATCATGTTGTTCGACATCATGTTGATGCTGATGGGAATGTCACTTTCTACATTAGGCCAGAGGGTGTCGATGGTGATACTCTCGACTTCTTTGTTGATGGTGATGTTCTGATGGAAAAAACAGAATAGGAAAGAAATAAAATGGGAATGTACAATAATTTTGTTATTCATGAAGACTATTTGCCAGACGATGTCCCTACGGATTCGCAGTGGCAAACAAAAGATGGCCCGTGGGAAAACATTCTACACGAAGTTGAGATCACACAAGATGGTGATCTTGTTTTCAATACGTGTAATTACGAGTGGGATGAAAGCCTATGTGGAGTGAATGATTTAACCGATTTAGCAGGTCGATTTAAACGAACAAATGAAAGAACAGAAACCACAAATTGGTCTGGTGAGCTTTGGTTTGGTGATGGTTATGTGGAGTTAAAAGCAGTAATTCGTGATGGAAAACTTGATGAAGTTGAAATCATGAAAGACGATAGAGCTAAAAGTAGTAATTAATAGAAGATTTATATAAAGCAAAAGAAAACCCCGGTCATTACTGGCCGGGGTTTTTACGTGCTTGGAAGTCTATCAGGCATCAAACGCCGGTGCCGCTCTCCAGCTGGCATGTTTCTTCCAGCCTTTCTTCGTCACCATTGATGCGTAACAAACCTGAGGACCGTCTTGGAAGACCTGTCCAACGAACTGGTCGTTGCTTACGGTCACTCTGTCGAGATTCACAGTCTCCTTTTCGTCAGTGAGGAAAGATTGTCTTGCGACATCCTCTCTCTTGAACTCATCGTCCAGAAGGTTGCGAACAACATCCATAGAAGCTTCAGAATACTGTTCGTCTGCTTCCTTGAGGGCTTCCTCGATATCATCGAGATCCTCAACATCAGAAGGAAGGGGATTTAGCATTGCGTTACTGGTACGTGGACCCTTCTTTGCCTTGTCTTCAAGATCTGCGATGATAGCCTGCGATCCGTAACACATACGAATCAGTGGAGACCAGACACCTTCCCAGTACTGACAGTTAGGTGCTCTTTCAACTCCGTAGACTTCACCATCAATCAGAACAATTGCTCCGACCTGTCCAGGAACGATCTCGAACTGTGCAACGAAATCATCCATTGTGGACTCATGCGTTTTTACGAAGTATTCGAGATGCTCGCTACCAGATCCACATTTAGCGAGTTTGTTGAACTTGCCGATATCATCCCATAGTTTATTGTATCTCTTGGTCTTTCTCATACCAATCGAAGCTTCTCGAAGGGCATATGGCAGAATCAAGAGTTCGGTTTGCTCGTTACGAATAGTTCCACCTTGGCTTGACTGGACACAAGCTGCCGTATCTACTTCAACTCCAGATTTTGCCTTAACAAGCTCAGCATTCATGATGGCATGATCCTGTGCTGACTGTTTGGTGAGATACGTAGCACCCACTGGTGCAATCGTTGTCACATCACCTCTGTTGTCTAGATTAATGCTACCGTAATCACGGTTCTTAATCCAGAGAATTTCTGGTGAGGTAAACCTGTTGTCCTCGGGCATATCCAGTATGAGTGGAATGACTTGCATTCTACCCACAGACTGCATACGACCCGTTTTGGTCCCTCTCAGGACCTCTCTGATGCTGGTAGTCGTCTTAGCCATTTTTACTTTCTCCCTTCGTAATCGATCTTCTTAATGTTATCAAGCTGTTTCATGCCCATTCCAATAAGAACACGAAGTCCTTCTTTGGGACGTGCCACCAACAGTGCCTTGAACAATGTTGTTCCAAGGCTATTTGCGTTCGAGACTGGAAGAGCTTCAACGAGCCCCGGTGCCAGATGTTTGATACCTGATGCTTCTGCTGCTGCAACAGGACTGATCTGGTACACTGGTGTCTTCACACCGACCTGTCTGGCCAACTTGAGAACTTCGGCAAAACGTCCGGCCGGAGCGTTCTCATAACCATCACTGATAACAAAGATAGCTTCGTTCTTTTCTTTAAGCATTTGAACGAGAGCTTGTGCGAGAGAAGTGTCACCCTCTGGAAGAGGAAGAGCTTTTCTCTTCTTTGTCAATCTCGCAGGTCTGTTGACGAGTTCGACATTTGCTTCATCGGCTGCTGCCGACAGATAGTCACGAATCGACAAGGCAACTGCCATTGGACGGTTTCCTTGTGTCTTGTGGCCAAACATCGAAGCTGAGTTGTCAAGCAGGATGCCAATCTTCCCAAAACGAAGGGGGAGGTTCTTAACGGCACTTTGTGCCTTCTCTTCAAGAGCCTTCATGATTGGGCCATCGATACCTTGCTCGTAACAGTAGATGTAAAGTTTGACAGGATCGTACTGCTTTGGATCTAGGTCAATCTTAACACCAACTTCTTTGGCCTGTCTCTGTCGAACCATCTTCTGACCCTTGGTCATAGTATCCTTGGTTAGTTCAAGGATGTCTTTGGCCGTTTTCTTTGGGTGGTAAACGCTTCTGAGACCTTCCATTGTTTCGAGAGGAAGAACTTTACCAGCTGCGAAATTTCCTTCCTTCACAGCAACATATGCCTTGGTTTTCTTCAATTCCATTCCGGTTTCAATGCCGAGAATAAAGCCAATGATTTCCAACTTTTTGTTCTTGGTATCATTGTTATCGTAGATCTCTTTCATAAACTTACCAACAAGTTTACGAATAGTTTTATTCTGGTCTGTAGACATTCTCTTACCGGAGAGTTTCCTCTCAAGAGTCTTCTCCAGAACGTAACTGGACTTGAGTCCCAGTGCATGTCGGATTGCCGAAGCCAACTTGGAACGATACATGACCGCCCAATGCTCCAGTCTTCCAACTGGTTGCTGAATAATCGTTCGAAGGATCAGTTTACGAGCACGAGAGTTGTTGACCTTTTGCTCTACGAATTTCTTGTAGAGTTTCAACATTCTTTGTGGAGGCATGCTCAGTGCAAGGTGACTGATGAGTTGATTTTCCTGATGTACTGTAAGCAAAGCCTCACCTTCTCTTGGATTATCAAGCAATCTGGACATGGCCATTTGTCTACTGATATCCATTGCACCCTCAAGGCACACTAGAAGACCATACATACCACGGTCAACGTCGAAAAGCTCAGTATGCAATCCTGCCATGAGTCTTTCTTGATCGGCTTTGGAGTTGTAGTGGGTGGCTCGTCCAGTGACTGTGGTACAAACGTCGAGGAAACGATCCACAATAGATGCGACAGTGTCAACATCCACGGTTTTCAACCATGTGTCCACGCTTTCTGGAACCTGAATCGAAGCTCTCTCGGTCAGATCAGTAACCATCTTACTTGTTTTTGGTGCTAGTGCTGTAGTCATTGTGGTATTCCTTTCCTTTATGTCTTGCCACAGATTTCATCTAAACATATTGTGTGGTCAATGTCAAGTCTTTTGGCTGAGAAACTTAAAGAAAAAATAAGACCCCTCGTTTGAGGGGCCTTGTTTTAATTGCTAGGGTGATTACCAGTTGAGTAAAGGTGACAAGAGTAGGAATTGAACCTACGCCTATTGGTTAGAATACCAACAGCTCTACCAGCTGAGCTATTTTGTCTGTATCAACGTGCCGTTCCTAGCAAAACCTTTAACATGTGCTAACTTGCAACAGACCAGTTTCGATATGGACAACAGATTCGAAATTTGTAACAGTTCGTCCATAATCTTCTTTGTCTCTTTCACCTTCTTCGAAAAATTCTTGAATTAGAATGTGTTCATTTTCAAGTGTAGTAACAAGTACTTCGTCTTCACCCTCGTACACAACTAATTGACTCGGTGTTTTGTCTGCCATTTGCTTGTTTCTCTCTTTCTTTATTTTATTTAAAATTAATAGACTGGATTATTGAGAGTCAGTTTGTTTGGGTGAATAGGAATTGAACCTATAACAACCGGCGTTGAAGGCCGATGCTCTACCAAAATGAGCTATCACTGTAATGACTATCCGTTCCAGTCAAAATTTAGTCCGAGGACTCTATCCTTTACCTGTCATCCCTATCTCCTGCCCCTTCCTATAAATTTTAAAGCCAGGTTCTTAGAAGTTGTTGTGTACCGCCCTTTATTGAGGGCAGTGCTTTTTGCATAAGCTGTAACAGCTTCAAGTTCTGGCTAAATCTTTTACTTCATTGAGTGTAACACTTTCTATACGGCAAGTCAAGTACTAATTCCTCTTTTGGCCGTAACTTTTTTTCCTTCACTCAATCTACAGTTCTTTATATACGACAGTGAACTACAAGTCAAGAAAAATCTTTCGGCCAAAATTACTGAGAGTTTAGATGCTTGGCCACTTCTTCCAACGACTCAAAAGACTGTCCACCGTTATCGACAACCATCTTCTGTACTGACTCTAACGACTTGACCTGTCCTTTGTCAAACGTTTTATCACCATCTTTTTTCAGAAAACAGAATACGGTCTTCTTTGGTCTTTTGTTCGAATCATCAACAACTTCAGCAATAGAATAGACTCCAGTCATTTTTGGCGTAATAACATAGAGGCAGAAATTACATGTTTCTCTTTCCTTCAACTCTATCTTATATGCTGCGTCATCCCAATCGTCAACAACTGGGTCAAAGAAATCGATTTCCAGATCTGGAATCAGATCATCTCTCCAGGTAGATTCATTACATGTTCCACCAAGGAATACTTTCTTACCCTTTTCTGCTTTCAGGTTAAATACCATTTTTCTTCCTTTCGTGTATATTTATTGTCATTATACGATTTGTCGTATAGTGGAGTAAGAGGGTTGACAAATGAGATTTTCAGGTGATATGATATGGCCGAAAAGAAGTGATTGCACATGCAAGAAGTGTATTTATTGGATTCCAGTTCTGTGTGTGGGTACTAGTCGTGGCGATAGAAAGAAGAAACAATACACACCATGTTCGTATGTCTTCTTCCCTTTCAAGTTTCTTCGATATGAGACTGGTATATACTTAGAATGGAATAGAAAGGTGGATAAAGATGGACGAAATATCTGTAACGCTTGATTCTGGTGATGAGAACGAAAGAGTCATGACATTTCGATCAAGAAATCTATATGAGTTTAGTCTTGGCGAATTGTTTAATGTCCTTGGACCCGATGACAAAGCCAAGATAGAAAATTGGCTGAAACAAAATGCCACGTTTGTTCATTCAGAAACTTCTGAGTATCTGTTTTGGATGCCAGACAAACTGGAAGACTACAAAGAGAGACTCTCTGGTTCTCCAGTTCAACTTCACGATGTGCTTTACGCAGCTTTTTCTCACGCAGCTGAAATATCAGAAACAACAGAAGATCCTGGATATCTTCTACTATACATGGAATAGGAATAGACAAATGAAAGTTAAACAACTTATTGAATTGCTTCAAAATGAAGATGAAGAAACCGAAGTCGTCTGTTTTGATCAGGACTGGGGAATAACACCAGTTGTGAGTCTACAGAAAGATGTCTATAAGGGTGGAGAGGTTATTCTTGTAGATATTGGCAAAAGAGTTGAAATCATTTCGGTATAAGAACAATTCCTAACTCTTTCAACCATTTGGTCAGTGGTAATCCTTTTGGCCAAAGTTGTTTTACCCAATCTTCGTATGGGACTTTGTCTTGTCGTAATAGTTCACGAATCAAAAGACAGTCTGGATCTGGTCCAGTTGGCTTCAAGCCGAAGTATTCCCTACAGGCAGGTGGTTTGTTCTCGTGTATTGAACAACCACCGTCTTGGCCAATATGTTTACATTGTAGTTTTGGTATCTTGATTCCCCAAAGCTTTCCAAGTTGAGTAGAGTACACATATGTTTCAACACCTTCCCAACACTCTGCCCATCTAATGCTTTGCTCCGTTAGACCAGGAACGAATTTCCCTTGTTCTATATGGACTCCTTCTTTACAGCATCGTCCACCACATTCTTGGCATGGATTAGTATCGAGTCCTAAATCTTTCAGTGGTTCCCATTTTTCACTTGTCATATCGTTCTCCATCCTGTAGTATACGATAAATCATGTAACGAGGTATTTGCATAAAGAAAATCGTATTGATATGAGAAATACTAAAAAGGAGAGTAATTATGAAAACACAAACGAAAAGGAGTTGTCTTTAGCCCCCTCTATCTTCGAATCTTGCCTGGTGAGGGAGGTCAGGATTCCCGCCTATTTGCTCAGGACCTACTCAAGGCTTACCTGAAGCATGCTGCAAAACATAACATTAAAGCCCGTGTTGTGTCTCAAACCGCAAAACAAACAGAATTAGAATTAACTGGACCTGGATGTAGAGACTGGTTCTGAAGAGAGCCTGGAGTTCACCGTGTCCAGAGAGTCCCTCCAACGGAGACTCGTGGCCGGGTCCAAACTTCTTTGATCAATGTCGTTCTTGTCGAAAAGAATAGAGTCGAAGAGAACACTATTGATAAATCAAAGGTTAGGGTTACGTACTATAAGGATTCTGGTTGTGGTGGACAGAAAAGAAATAAAACTCTCTCTGGTGTTCGTTTGCAATACGACGGAATAACCGTTGAATGTTGTGATACTCGTGATCAGAGAAAAAACAAAGAGATAGCTTTTGAACGACTATCCAAGAAAATGTCTGTGATTAGTGAGAAGAAAAAACACACAGACATCAAGGGACAATATGACTCTCAGAATCAAAATAAAGGAAAACGTGGTGGTTATAATAGAAACTATAACTATAGAAGAGATCGTGTTGAGTGTCCTGAAGGTAAGTTTTCTTTAGCGAAATTCCTTAGGGGAGATCTCGACAAGATATACAATGTCGTATAAGAAAATGGGAGTGGTTGCTGTACGTAATTAATCGTACTGAGTATGAGAAAAGGGTAGCCTCAAATTGTAACAACTGAAGTACGGGCTGAAAAATCTGGTGAGGATCATACCCAAGGCCAGAACGTCCTCACGCCATGAGCGTTAGGTGTCAGGTTACAAACCCGAAGTCAACCACTCCTATAATTTTTATCAATAGGGAATGCATTATGCGGATATCTGGAGAAAAACCCATTTACGATATAGGTGATGAAGTTTGGATTCCAGATTATGACAATGAGAATCTAGATATTATTTCTTTTGTTAGAACAACCATTGTCTCGGTTATATACGAAATGCGTGAAGATGAAACAGATGGGAAGATTAAGACATCGTTTGCGTTCTATACAACAGAATATGATGATGAGGGAATGATACGTCAGGATTTTATGTTTGACTCAGAGGATGAGGCAATTGATTTTATGGGTAAAAAAGAATGGGACCTTTAACCCTTTTTTGTTCTTCTTAAATTAAATGCATATGCAGCATCAAATCCCTTTTCTTTTGTTTCTTGCACTAATTCCACTTGTCTTTTCACAACAGATAGAGTTCTTTGTATTTCTTCACGAATATCTTTTAAATCGTATTCATCACAATCAGAAGAAGCTGTTTTGAATATTTTGCTCAAAGCATTTTGACATTCTTCTATTACCATTTTGTAATGTATCTCTGAAAGTCCTATGTTCTGTAGTTGACCTTTCAATGCTTTTAGTTCTTCAGCATATTGGTCTCTTTGTTGAGCAAGAACTTGTTCTAGTGGGTTGTAGTCTTCATAAGCCATGGTATTATCCTCACTTAATCTAAATTCCGCTTAAAACATAAAAAATCCTTCTTGGCTGTCGATTTTACTTGTATATCCTAATCGTACTATGTAAACTAATGACAGTACAACAGTATAAGGAGACGAAAAAATGGAACTTGGTAAAATAGATCCTAAATTGTTTAGTATATTTTCTGGTTTAGTGGAATGTGTGGAGTATATTTTAGAATGTGACCTTTCAAAAGAGATAGCACATCTGGGTCCTATTCGTGCAGATAGGGAGTTAAAGACAATTGCAACCAAACTGCCAAGGAGAATGGGAAATACAACATTGGCCATTATGTTACTATCATATTTTAAACAATGTTATTTAATAGGCCCCACACACATGTACTGTAAAGATCTCATATTTAGAATGATGGAAAATCAAAGATCTGAAATAAGTGAAGATCAAAAATCGAGAATTATTCCAATATCAGAAGTAGAAAGATGTACATTTCATAGACATGAAAATCCAATAATATTAATTGACCCAGCACATATTATTAAAGCACAGCAAATTGAAGAAATTTACGCAAATCATCCACGTGCTGGTTGTTATGTTCTTTTGGGTTAATTAGGTAAGACGAACATTAATATAATATGTTCCGTTGTCTACACGAGTCCAATGTAGATATAATCTTGTGTTCTCAAATGGGATATAGAATCCAGACTCCCCATCCTTTGAGTCGGCATATGCTGCATCAAAATAGTCATAACTATCTTCTCCACTTAGAAACAGTAGTTGCAATTTTGTATTGTCTTCTTGAAGAAGAACCACACCGTATTTGGCAATAATATTTTCGATATCTGCCATTGGTATTTGTTTGAAAAATATTGTTTTACTAGTGCCAGGATAGTGAATGAATTTAGAATCTAACTCATTATTTATTTGAACCTTTGTTTTAGGATCTAATTTACGGCCGTCCCCTCCACCAAGTTCCATACTATCTACAACACTAGAATGTCCCTCGTATTCTTCTTGAGCAACAATCCTTCTGAAATTAAAAGCTTTCTTTTCATTCTTTAGTTTCTTTTCCATTTCTTCTAAAGCGTTATAGTATTTAGGGAATTCTTTAAGATGGTCCTTTGATATTTCTCTTGCTAGATCAACATCATCAACATGTTCCATTTCTATCTTTATTCCCTTGGCAATTTGTTCTTCGTCAAAGGACTCATCTGGCATATTATCAGCAAATCCACCGGGGATATTGTCTGTGGGTGTTTCTTTATCTACAATTTTTTTAGCGTACCAGTTCATTGTCAATGTCCTCTTCTTCTCTATTCCAAATAGGGACATGTTCTACCTTTATTGTTTCTGCCAATTCCGTGATTTCTTCTTGGCTATCTGGCAAGCAATTATGCTTGAGATAGTACAGGTATTCCAGTACGCTAGTGATGGTAGGCAGGTCACCTAGATGTATCTTGTTATGGCAAGATTTGCAAAGGAGGACTATGTTGTAATGAGAATTCATCCCACCCATAGATACTGGATGAACGTGGTGATAGATTATTCCACGATCAATACATGTTACACAGCCAGACTTCTGTCTATGCCTGACCTCCTCTTTAACATGTTTGGGAATCTTTTGTCTTTTGTTGGCCATATATTTCTATACGACATAGCCAGAAAGGTATTGTTGTATATTGTATCGAACAGACTAGTGTGGGAGGAATGTAATGACATATATTGACTTTAGATTATACGTAAAGACCGAAAGATTCATGATCGCATCTTATCTTGAAAAAGAAAACGAAATGGGAAGGACACTTACCCATAACGAAGCAGCTGTTGAATGGATGGTTAAATATGCTGTTTTATTTAGAAATAAATGGGAATCCAGAGATCACAAATGTCTTAGGTGCGAAAAACATTTTAATTGTTCGAATTGGGAGGAAGAGATTCAGACCATACTTTATTAAAGATTATCTCCAACAAACTCTCCATTATGCCAATATTGTGCTGGTTTTGTGTCTCTCAATGCAGAGCCGAAGAGTTCATTGGTTTCTTCATCCTCAAATGGGAAGACGAGCAATTGCAAATCTTCTCCCCTGTAACCAACCAAATGTGTCAAATCAATCATAAATTCTCGAAGGATCCAATTCGACCCCTCATCCGTTTCTATGTCTTTAATTATTGGCTCTGCCTCATGGACAACCGTATACCACATATCATCATTGGTGTTGTTTAATAGAAAGAAGTTTACCACCTCTATGTAGAAGACCATTCTCTTATCATTAACGTGGTATAAAAACTCCTCTATAGAGATATCACTTTTCTCTAGGAAGAAATCTATCAAACTTTCAGTAGACATAGACATGGGATCAATTTCATTCATATCGTGAACTAAGCCTCCTAGCTTCTATTATTATTAAATCTTTAACATAATAAGCAGGCATCCCTCTGTCTTCTAATTCACGTCTATATGAAGACAATAGGTCTGCTATTACCCCATATAATTCGGGATCCATTTTCTTGTTTTCTTTCGGCAAAGGTGTTATCAATAAATTCGACAAACAACGAAGGCTCATGATAAGATTAACAATATCTTCTTGATTTTCTTCAATTAATTTAGAAACTTTATTTAAGCCATCTTGAAAACCATCCAAAACATCAGGAATGTCTGGAATGTCTGTTTGTCGTGAACAAAGAGCAAAGATGTCATTGGATATGTGTTCGCTGAGAAGATTAAACCGCATTCTAAAACCTTCCCTATCGTCTTCACAAAGATCAAGCATTCCTTGCCTAATGGCACTTTTTTCATCTTCGCTGAGAGAAATCCAACAATCTACAGCAGCACCGATATTCAAATCTCTTATGTTGTCAAAAAATTCCTCGACAGTCGTCATAATAGTCTCCTAAAAAGAGAGAGGGCCACGAAAGCCCTCTCTCAACGGCTAATGTCAAACAAGATAAAAGTACCCAGTCCACAGTACCCAGTACCATAATTGCCCAATGTGCCTGTTGATTTTTCCCAATGTGCATTGTGCGTGTTTGTCATTGGCTCAATCAGCTATTGATCGAGATCAACCATTTTCATTAAAGCATGTAGGAACAGGGGTTTCAAGCCCTATTTTCTTGTTTTCCATCAGCCTATCTGCACCGGCAGGCATGCAGAATTCTTAGACTTCCGATGTACTATCAACATACTGGATTGAAGAATCCAGAATATCAATCTTGTCTTGTAGGTTATCTATTTCCGACAACACGGCATCGAAATCGAAATGCCTAACTTTCTTTGGCGGTGGAGCATCATCCCTATGTAGAAGGTGACCATGCACTGCTCTTGGATCAATGGTCTTTTCTGCCATACGCATAAGAATAGATTTTCGAGCCTTCATGTCATCTCGAATCAAGATAGCCAAATAAAGAGTGACTTCGCTTCCAGATTCACCAACGGTATCGATACCCTCGGGAATTTGAACCATCAACTCCTGTGACTTCTTAGCCACCTTTGTCTTGGCTTCTCTAAGACCGATCTGCATTTCGTTGAATTCACTCAACAAATCTGTAACTTTGAAATCTGGCTTGACTTCATCATCTGTTACCGAACTAATATTTATTCTATGAGAACAAATCCTAAGATTCTCACACCAAGTCTTTCTTTCTCTGAGTGTCCTTGCAATAGTCTTCATTTCACTCCTCCTCCTCTATCTTTGTAAATATCTCTTCACCCTCTTCTGTTGGGACGTAGATAAACTCTGGTCCCTTGCCCTTTTTTTCTACATATTCTTCTCTTTCCAAAAAGTTGTTCGTTGGATCTGGGTGCATCTTCTTTTCTTTTTCACGACAAATTTCTGCGAGTCTTGCAAAGGGATCTACTGCCATTTCACGTCTCCTTAATCTATTAGTGTTGCTATGATGAATTGCCATCTATCATCTTCTAAAGTTTCGATATTGGCATTATCGATCTCAGTCAAGTATACGATTAAATCCTCCATGGAGTCAAACATATATTCAAGAGGAACAAGGCCAAAAAGCCATGAAGGAATGTATTCTATTCCCTCTGGACATACAATAAACGTTGGTTTCTTCTGGTCATCAGATAGAATCACCTCATGAATGCAGCCCGTTGTCTTAATGTCTTTGGGTAAATACGCAACTATAAAGTCAGAGATATCAACACTTCTGAGATCTTTTCTGACAATAATCCTCATCTGCCTACGAAGCTCTTTAAAGTCTTTCTCTTTTACGATTTGATCTTTATCGATTACCTCAGAGATACCATGAAGTGATATCTTTCTTGGATCGATGAAAAATGAAGATTTCTTTTTTAGAAAGTCGGCCAACAGATCCCTATCTCTTGCAATTGGCCCTGGATCTTGCTGATTCTCAATTGGATGAGAAAAATAACATCGTAAATTTTTAAGATTGCCCATTGGTCTAATCCTTGCCTGTGATTTGCATTATTTTATCTTGTTGAGTTACGTAGAAATAGACTCTATGAAGCTCTTGCCATTCTTCTTCTTCATTATGACGTTTAATTTGACAAGAAGCAATGAGTAGATTGGAATGAGTGTTCCCAGCATAATCCAATGGTAGGTCATGAAGAACGGTGAAGTCGTCTTCGTCAAGACTAGCGTTTTCAACTTCTTTTTTTGTTTGAGAAAATGCAGTAGATAGAGAAACAAGATCCCCATTTGAGTCTTTAACTCTTACTATTTTAGCCACAGATACAACGGCATCTACAGCATCATCTACGTCTATGAAATAGAAAGAATCAGACCGAGAAACCTGGCATTCTTCACCATTCTCAGCCAACCCTCTTTCCATCTCATACTCACCACCCTCTGTCTTGTGATGAACGGATGCCTCATCAATGACGTGCACTAGATATTTCATTGGATACAAATCTCCCTCGAACATTATATTTCACAATACGACATCCGAGGGACGATTTCAAGCTATTTCTTATCTATTTTCTATACCATGTATTTTTGGCCCATCTTTTCTTAGCTCTCTCTCTTTGTTTACGACTAAAAGCCTCTTCACCCATTTCTTTTCTTTCTTTACTGACCTTGGCTTTACCAGCATCACTCTGATATTGAGAATAACCCTGATCTGTCTTCTTGTTTTTCAGCTTTCTGTGACGATCTTTTCCACCTTCTTGGAACGAACCTTCTTCTTGGGTCTTTTTCTTATGTTTTGATTTTGGTATCCACTGAAGATTGCTTTCGTTTTCCGTACCACCCTTCCACTTTGGCTTCTTGTGATCAAGTTCATACTTACCCTTACCCTTTGGCTTAGGTGGCTTTTTGGCTGCAGAGACAATATCTTGTTGTTTGACGACATCGGACAATGCTTCTTCAGCAGAAGAGTATCCAGAGTCTTTCAATTCCTGTTTACCTCTTTCCAAGAGATCTTCTACCTTAAAGAACTTAACGTCTTTCACATCTGCTGCATCTGCATCTGAATTTTCAGATACATCAAAAAGATTATGAGATTCGTCATCTATAAAAATGGTTCGTCTACCACTTGGAATAAATATACTTTTAGGAATATCTCCAGCAACGACTACCATTTCGTTGAAATACTCAAGAATACCGAATTCTCTTAGGAGAAGAACAACAGGTTGTTCTTGATACTGAACACCTTTTTTTTCAGAATGGCTAACAAGACCAATGTCTCTCTCCATATCAGTTAGTCCCTGAAGAGTTTCCCTAACACCATCACGTAAACGAATTTTACGCCCCACACTGTCTTGTATTGTGTTTTCTTCAATCATAGAGAATGGAAGTTCCATATCTTTTGCACATTCACCATCCCAAATCGTTTGGTCGGCATCAAAAATAAACAAATCGTAGTCGTTTGCAGATATCTCTTTAATTGTTGCGGCCGATCTTACAATACCGATTTGTCCAATGGCAGATATCGCACTATCTATTCTTTCTGAGTTTTTTGCAGCCCAATTATCAATTGTTTCTTTAGTTTTAAACAAACTATGTATACGCAAAAGAGCTTCTCTTTTTATCTCCCTCACATCGTTTGGATCGTTGGGAAATATAGACAAACAACATGCGATTTTGGCCAAATCATCTTCATTAAAGTTACCATCCAGTCTTTTTCGATCAAGCTCTTCTATTAGGTCGAGTTCTTGTTTGCCAGCAGATTTGTTCTTGAAGTACTCAACTTCATGAAGTCTTTTCTTGGCACCTGCTTCAGTATCTGATTCACCCAGATTCTTTTTACCAGACTCATCGGTAACTCGCCATTTACCACTTGGCATCTTCTTTATTTTTGATTCTCTATACCATCCAGAATCCATATCTTTCTTCTCAGATGTTTTAATCATACCTTGTTTCTTGGCAGCATCCTTGACGATTCCATAGTGATCTGGAAAGTGTTCGTCAACAGGATGGACGAGAAGACCCATTGGAGTCGCACCTTGGAAATCTTTATGGAGATGAGAGATGTCGTGTCTAATAAGAAGATCGTCAGATTCTGGTTTATGTAGGTCATCTTTGAAAGATGCCATTCGATTCCAAATAGCAGGAACGATTATAGCACTATGTGTTAATTTCTTCTCAGCGTCTTCTTTGAACCCATTCATGACTTCAATTATATCTTTGTATGCTTTTCTCGCCTTGTCCTCTGTGTCGTAGACCAAATTGTTTTGCTGCATAACTTGTCCCAAAAGACTGTTCTTTAACATAAAGGAAACTTTATATTTATTTGATCCCCATGGAGACATTTCTATATTAGCTTCAAGCGGAGTTGAATATTTGTCTACAGAATTCATCGATATACTTTTCTTAAAGACTTCATTGTCTTCAGTACCATTGTATATGTTGATGACGCCAGTATTGTTTTCTATATTTATTTTTTGATCACTCATAGCATTTACATCCAATTAACCCAAGATCATAATTAGTGACACAATTTTCGATACCAACCATTTCGACTATTTTTTTATCATAAGAAATAGCAGCTTCTTCTTTAGTTCCGAAATAACCTATAAAAACCATTTTCTTATTCATGCCAGTGGTTTGCGATAGCCATTTTCCATATCTCTTGTCCCAACAAACGCCCTTATATCCACTAGTGTTGTTTTTTGAGAGTCCTTTCTGGTAATTTTTAAACCTTACAGATTCCTTAATCTTTTTACGTGTTTTTTCAGAATTCTTAATACCTTTTTTTCCAGATACTTTTCCAATATGAGAAATAGAAAGGTTTTTAATGTGTTCTTTAGAAAAACCTTTTCCTTTTTTTGCTTCACTTATCTTTTTTTTGTGATTTTCTGAAAATTTTCTACCCTTATGCGTATTTTGTATTTTTAATTTTGCTTCTATCGAATATTCTTTATGAACAAAGCCACCAATATCGATATTGTATCCATAAATTTTGTTTCTTGTTTTATGTTTTGCAATATAATATATTTCTCTTTCATTTAATTCAGAAATAGGCAGATCATCTTCTATAATCTCCCATACAAAACCATTGACTCCATATTTTTCTATTGCTCTACCAAAATAAGGACAAGCTCTCTTTCCCTTGCTTTTATGACCACTTCTTCTAACAGATAGCGTACTGATAGTTTGTCCAATATATTTTTTGTTATTTATCTTGTTGGTAGCGGAATAAATCATTCCCTTTCTATTGTTTTGTCCCTTAGCCATTATTCATCCTTATATGAGAACTTCATATGAGAAGTTGAGTTGATCTCCAGATGCAAGTGTAAAACCAGACCACGTAACCGTTGTTCCACTCACAGTATAGTCTGTCCCATAAATTTGATTATTACCATTCACAAACATAATAACACCATTCTCGTAAAGTGGGCTGCTTGTGAGGATAAAACTTCCCTCTCCACCCACTGCCGTGAAACTCTCCTGTATAACTCTCTTTGATATAGCTGAAGAACCACCTCCAGCATCTCTCAAAGTAGCAACATTTGTTGCCTTTTCTATTTCATCATCTCCAGTGACCTGTAATCCATCTTCATCCCAGAGTGTGAGAAATCCTCTTTTAACGAGATTATCCAAACTGTTAGATTTACAAATTTGCTGCACAGTAAATCTAGTTTGATTCTTTGCATTTGCTTCGAGCAGGTCCCTACTATCACCCTTGTGTCTCAGAAAAACGCCAAGGTCTTCTATGAGAACTGCTGGTATTTCAGCCCTGACAATTCTTTTGAGTTTTTGCATTCTTTACACTACCCCCAAAACGGTATCCATCTCAGCCACCAAGGTTTCTTTTTTGGTGGATTGGGAACAAAATATTTTGCTCTACCATACACAGGCAAACCAGAACCAAAATTAGTGTCGTGTCCAGCCTTACCCAAGTCTAACGATATCTTCTGTAAATGTTCACTTAACTGTTCCGGTGTATCGACAGGTGTGTTTGTATTGTCCATTCTATTTCTATGTTCAGAAAGAATCAAAGCTGCAATACCTGCGATTTGTGGACATGCCATCGAGGTTCCACTCAATTCCGCATAAGTATTGTCCTTAAATGTAGAAAGAATATTCACACCAGCTGCAGCAAAGTCCAACGAAGCACCTCTGTTTGAGAAGCTTGCTCTATCTTTCTTTGAATTTACCGCAGAGACTGCAATACATTCTGGCCATCTTGCAGGAACACCTACTTTTGCTGCAGATTCATTTCCTGCGGCACAGACCAATATAATTCCAGCCCTATTTGCGGCTTGTACTGCCTGTTTTGTTTGAACAAACATACTTTCATGTTTCGCCGGTGCCCCTAAAGACATGTTGATAATGTCAGCACCTTTTTCTATAGCCCAGAAGATACCATTGGCTATGCTTTCATCTGTTCCACCACCACTGTCACTTAACGTTTTCGCTATTATGAGTCTTGCTTTCGGAGCTATTCCTATGACGCCTTCATTATTCTCTTCGGCACCTATGATTCCAGAGACGTGCGTATTGCTGACTATCATTCCATTTGCCACATAATTTCCATAATCTTTTATAGTAAAGTCAAACATGTGCCCATTATAAGATTTCTTTTCAATGGAAATTACATTAGATTGAATTATTTGTCTTTGAGATTCTTTTGATTTTTTTAACTTTAAATATTTTACTATTTCATAATCAGAGACTAATCTAATAGTGTAAGACTCCTTACAATTATATGTGCCATATCCAAAATTTCTTTTGCTTGCTTTATTTTTAGATATTGAAGATTTAATACCAAAAAATTTAAGGTTCATTGAAAGATGATCACTAAAAGATTTGCTTCCAGAGACTATCCTTATTCTTTTATCTTTTTTGTCTACACTTCCGTCGCCCTCTACATAGGCTGCAACAAATGAACAAAAAACAGATCTTGGAGATTTTGATATTAGTTCTGGAAATAAAAGATTATGAGTTTTATTTCCTTTTTTTATTCCTAATTTTACAAAAAGATTTTGAACATCTTTAGAATGTATCCTGGTTCTGATTAGTTTTTTGTTTCTACTGTCTTTATATCTTTTACATTTTTTGTTAAATAATTTTTTACATAAAACTTCAAATATATTTATTAATTTTTCATCCATATTGCAAAACTCTATACTCATAGAACTTTTCATACTATGTCCATCAGATGCGACAAGACCAGTTAGGAATGCAAGATCTTCGTCAAGTTTAATACAATCAATTGTTTTTCCATTATGCCATTTATATTTATTACATTTTCTACATTGTTTTCTACGGAACCCAGAAGATTTATAACCACAATATTGGCATTTGTAGTATTCTCTATATGGAATGTTTAAATATGAATGAAAACTTGGACCGCTTTCTGGTAACGCTATAGAATCACCAATTTGTAATTCGTCTGCTCTTTTTTTGACGAATGACTTAAGGTTTGTTTTCCTTATATATATTGGATGCCATGGAGTCAGTGTCAATTTTCCCTGTTTTGTTTTAATACAAAAAACATCTCCATTGTATGGTATTTTATGAACTGCAATAATGTTAGATTTAACCGTATTGCCCTTCTTATCAAGAGAGAATGTATGGATGGAATTCCTAGAACAGTCTTTTATAACTGATCCGTCTTGCTGAAAATGAACAATTCCAGGGGATCTGTCAAAAACATCTTGTATTTTTTGCAGACCACACATTGAAGTATAGACATAATCGTTTGGAGAGACACAACCATGTCCAGAAACAAGATCTTGAATTGGAGAATTTGTGAAATTTTCAGCAGTTAATATTTGGTTTTCCAAATCTCTATGGACTGGAAGTCCAGTATCAAGAACAGCAACGACAACTCCTTCTCCTTTTGATTTTAACCATGCACCAGGAATATTGTGCATCTGATGCCCATAGTTAACCGTTTCAGATAATGACATCATCATCATGTTAACGGTAAATGGTGGTAACATTACAATATCTTGAGTCTTCATAACAGATTTATTTCCTATGTTTTTTCCAATCTTTTAGATTAAAATTCTTCCCTACGAACTTATACTTCTGAAGAAACTCCCAACGACCCTTACATTCGTGTGCATCTGCAAGAGCATTATGTTCATCAAGAACTTCTTCTGTGCTTTGAGGGAATTCTGGATTACCAAGAGATTCCTTCAATTGCTGTACGTCGAGACAAAACTTCGGAAAATGATCTGGAAGATCCATCATTGTGCCGAATAATTGACAAATAACAACCCAATCATAACTACAATGATCAGCAACAAACATAGGATTCAAATCATCTCCAACAAACGCAATAATATCACTTGCTATCTCGTCAGTTGTCTTCATGTCTTCCTTTTTAGGTTTTAATTTAGGAATGACATTACTGAGAACAAATTCATTAGCTTTACTTTTATCAAAGTTTTTATTTACAGCATAGTATTCACGAATAGACCCATCCTCATCTTCTGTAACCATACCAATAGACAGAAACCAAATTGGTTCATGTGGACCATTTTCTGCAAATTCTGTGTCAAAAAAATATTTAGCCATTATTCTCTCACTTTAAAACAACTGGTAATTCTGGAATACCATCATCTTGTCTTTTTTTATTTAATCGAACTATAGCTTCTTGAAGAAATTGTCTTTCTTCTGCAATGGGTTGCCCTTCACCTTCCGCACCATGAGCGTGTTCTGCTTCGTGTACTATAACCTCCGCAATAATCAGTGGAAGAACTTCACTTGCATTTCTTTCTTCCCATAGTGCAACAACATCTGGAGGATATGATCGTAATAGATTGTCTTTTTGTGCATTAGACTCTGCTTCGAACTCTTGTTTCTTTCCCTTAATTATTTCTGCATTGAGTCTAAATGCTTCCTTACTACCAGCATCCCCTATGGGTTCTCCTCTTTGTTCTCTGAGTTTTTGCGTTAACTCATCTTCCGTAACCCCGAACATATCTCCCTTATCAACAAGACCAATGTACGTAATTCCATCGAGAGATTCTGGACTGTGTATTTGTATCAATTCCATTGCTTGTGCTACAGCTTCAGAACCAAAGGCATCTGCCAGTTCCTCTGCATGTAACGAACCTTCTTGTACTCCGAATGGAACGTCTCCATATTCTGTTGTTGTTGACTGTCCTGTTTTCATATAACTATCTAAAAATGCCTCTATATCAGCATTTAGAAACTCTTCTAATATTTGTTCATATGTCTCAGTTGCATATTTTGGATCAGATTCATAAAACAACTGCATTTCTTCTAATTTAAAATCTGAATTGCTACTAATGTATTTTTGAATAAGACTCCAATCTGGTTGTCCACTCTTGAATTCACTAACAACAAGAGACGCAGCAACAATTGCTTTATCCGACATGTTGTCGGATATTTTCGTCACGTAATTCATATTGAGTTCTGAGAATCTTAAATTACTTTCCATTGCTTCGAATCTCTCCATATTGTCGTTTGGAACATTGTCTATAACCTCATTTTGAGGCACTGGTTCACTAGTATATTGTTCTTGCAACCACGTCAAAGCCCCTTCTCTATCGGTAAAAACACCATTTTTCTGAGCTTCCCATGCATTATTCAAGATCTCACCAACATGTGGTCCACCAACCCCACCAAGAACATCTAAAACATCCCTTCCATTAACCAAAAGAATTAGTTTTTGTGCTGACATTTCTGCCGCATACATAGCTTCTTCTGGAGTACTAACCTGTCCTCGAAGTTGTTTTTTACGTACTTCTTGCAGAACTTGTCCAATAGCAGGACCAGCCTCTGGGAAAAGATGCAAAATATCTCTTCCTTGAATCAGTGGTGGAACCCTACCATCATATGCCCCTTGTTCTTGAGCTGAAGCTTGTAACTGTTCTGCCAATTCAGGCAATCCACCCTCAATGGGCGGTCTCCCAGAATGATCCGATTCAATAAGATATATTAATTCTTTAATACTTGCTGGATATAGTTTTTCTGCAATCTGTCTAGCATTGCCGTTTTTAGAATCTGGGTCAAAATGTAAATGTAACAAATGATGGCCAACAATAGGTAATACTCTGTCCACTATGTCTTTCTTAATACCCATTCTTTTCAAAAGACTATTAGCAAGATCTACACTTAATCCCTCATGTCCCTTGGACGTTACTCTCATCTTACCATCTTTCATCTCATCCTGAGTAACATCTGCTTTACCAAGATCGTGTGCTAGTGCAGAGGCGATTAAAACAGCTCTATCGTCTCCTTGTAGTCCCTCTCTGTCTGCAATTTGAGCAGCAGCATCCAATGTGTGGGCTGTATGAATCTCCACAGTTCCGTATTGTATTAAATACTTATTTGGATCATTGTGTTCTTTATTAAATGGATCATATGGTTCTGGTTCACCCAAAACATATTGTTTCCCCATTTCTTTTATTTGTTCAGGAGAAAATGCTGGCATTTTTTTATCTCTTCCTCTGGGTTTTTATCGAAATCTCTTTCCCAAACAATTAAAATTTCATAACCATTAGATAGTGCTTTCTCTATTTTTTTTCTATCAAATTCCCATATTTGCTGTGCTGTTGTGTTTTTAAGATATGGATTTGGTTTATCTGTCTCTTTAAAAACATTTGGGTTTGCATGAAATTTATCTCCATTAAATTCTATTATCTTTTTATTATCAATTACAACAAAGTCAAAATTCCTATTTGTTTCACATCCATATTCATGATTTAGTTCTGCAAAATAAACCATTTTATTTGATAGGTGGTTTTTGTGGTTTCTATATATTGTCCAAAATAAATCTTGTGATTTTTTAGAATAATTATTTTTGTTGTCCATTCTGTTATATGTTTTGAAAAATGTTGTCTTTTTTATTTTGTTTGATCTTTCTTGATATTTTTCTCTGCCCTTTTTTTTTCCATATTTATTCACAAACCAATTTATGGAAAATATGCCTTTCATTTTTTTAGATAATTCTTCTTTTGATATATTGTGTGTTTCATCAAATGTTTTGTGACCATTTTTTCTATGAAAATCTTTAAGAGATTTGGCAATTTTATTTTTAGTAGAATCAGGATGCTTTTTGCCCGTCATCGAACCAACCCTACCTTTATGTGCTTTAGATAATTTCTTTAATTTTTCTTCGTATTTTTTCTTCCCTTTTGTTTTTCCATATTTTTTTACCATACAGTCTAAACTAGAGGTATTGCCCCCGACCTTGCCTTTGCTTCCGTTATAAACATTCGAACATTTCACGCTGCAAAACTTTGTTTTTTTCCATTTTGATGATTTTTCTATTCCACAATTTAAACAATTAAATTTATGCATTTTCATCTCCCAAGAATACTCTTAACTATATATTCTAAGGAAGGTACTGTTTATCCTCTCACTAAACATTCTTTTTCTTTATTATTTTTCTCACCATAGCTCCTTCTGGATGCCATTCAGAGTCTTGTCTCAAACCGACAAGAGCTTGGAGTTCTGGATAGTTTTCCATCCAACCAGTATCTATTAAATACTGTATGGCTTTACCTGGATGTTTACCTTTTGTAAAGAGTTTCATCCATTCTTCTGATACTCTTTCAATTACAATAGGTTCATCCTTAAGACTCTTGGCCATTTCTGCAGTTTGTGGTTCTATTGTAAATCCAAACCTAGCGGCAAACTGCATACCACGAAGAACACGAAGCGGATCTTCAGCAAACGCTGGACTGGTTGCCTTAAGGATTCCATTTTCGATATCATTCATTCCACCAAAATAATCATGCATTTCTTTTGTTAGAGGATCGTATGCAAGAGAGTTTATTGTAAAGTCTCTTCTAGATGCAGCTTCTTTTGGCGTAATCTTTTCATCAAATTCCACAGAGAAATCTTTATGTTCCCTACCCATCTTACTTTCTCTTCTTGGAATTGAAAAATCATACTCCTCTCCATCTGGATCACTTATCTTAATTATACCAAATGCCTTGCCAACAAGATTAACTTTCCCATAGTTGTTCAGAATGTTTGACAAAGTCTCGTAATTTGTACCATAAACTTCAACATCTATGTCTTTTGATGGAGAACCGACAATGGCGTCTCGAACAGCACCACCAACTATCAGGGATGTCATACCTTGTCTTTTAAGATCTTGCATTACAGAGACAAGCCAATCTGATATTGGAATTTCTAATCGCATTTGTACCTGAGCTTTCCTATACCAATTTCTTTTCCCAGCTGTTGGTATTTTCGCTTGTAGAAGTTTGCTTTGTTCATCCATAAGAACTGATGCTGGTTGATCAAATTCCTCTGGTTTGTATCTTTGATGCCAAGCACCAAAAATTTGTTGTGGAGTCAACATATTGCCATGCTGATCCTCAATCCAATCTTCTTCATTGTTGTATTCTGAATATTTTCTTAGGAGGGCTTTCGCATTTTCAACCTGAGCAAGGTCATTTACATCAGATGTTGGCATAGAGGAAGAGTGTTCTTCTGGTTGCCAAAATCTGTAAGGGTTTCCGTTTTCATCTTGTTTGACGAGCCATTCATATGGCATCATTAAATTCCTATTGCACCTAACTCACTTTTGGCTTGTTCAATGGCATTGACCATATCTTGATATAAACTTCTATTGTTATTGAGAACTAGCATAATGGTTTCTGTTGCATCTATTACCTGTTCTTCTCCCTCTATTAACACCATACCAGGTGATTGTAGGACTTGCAACATGTTTTCCATATAATTGTATGTTTGTTCAACCTCTGCAGACATCCCCTCTGCTGCATTGTTGTACATCATATCAACGTAATCACGAGCATATGGTGACGAGTCATCCTGTCCTGTTGTCTCGTAATATATCTGCAAAGATTTTGATTTAATCTCTTCTGGCGAAATCCCCTGATTGTCTGCTTCGTTTGTTGGTGGTGCAATTGGCTGTTGATCTTGAGACACATCCATGAGTCCAATATCTTGTGCCTTCACATATTTTCCAGTATCAAGTATTCCTAAGCCACTTTGCACGATAGGATGTCTTTTTTCTATATCAGCTGTGTGTCCCAATACGCCAAAATTAGATTCTACTATGTCTATTTTATCTGTCATTTTTTCTTACTCCTGTCCTCTTTTATTTTGGTCAATTCTGGAACAGGATCTTCTTGTGTAAAGAATCCGTTTCTTGCCTTCTCCAAAACATCGAATTTCTTTTCTCTTTGTTGTTGTTCTTCTCGTCTTTTACGTCTCATGTAGGCTTTGTGTTTTTCTCTCTGTTCCAACAAGTAATCTATCATCGTTGTTTGTGCAGTTGTGTACTGAGAAAAGTTGGCCGCAACAGGAACTATGCTTGTCCCAAACAAATCCTTTTTAAGAGCAGCATCCATTTCGGTGGTCTTGGGTAGGTATTCGAGAATTCCTAATTTGCGATACTCTTCCATTGCCCTGTGTGGGTCAATTCCAAGTGTCTTTTCAACCGTTCTTCTCACCATCTTACTGTCTGGGTGCATCTGCATAAAGTGAACCAAATACGGGACAAAATTAGACACCTCTCTAACATATTCTGGGTCCATTGTCAAGCCCATCTGAACAGTAAACCGAATTCCCCTTAGTATAATCTTTGGGTTGATTGATAAGGTTTTTCTTGGTGCAAGAGGAGTTCTTAGTATTTTATTCTGAATATCAGCCTTGGCTTGGCCAGTAATATCAATAATTTCGTTGTCTTCTGGATCAAACAAAAGTGTATTGATTGTAAAATCACGAGAATAGATATCTTTATTCAATGGAGTTGGTTCAATTCCAAGAACATAAAGTTGATCGACAATGTGTGGGACATTCCAAGCAGCATTATGGAATTCAACAGGTCTTCCACTTGGCATTGTCACAAGGGCAGTTCCTGTGCTTTCGTATATCTCTGGTTCTGGTAGTCCATATTTTGCAGCAACAAAAAAAGCCAGATCGAAAGCATTGCCGTTCGCTTCTGTTACATCCAAATCTGTTTCATCAGTAAGACTAATTCCAGAAACGATATCTCGTGGAAAACCACCCACCACATAGAGCTTCATTTGAAGGTCTTTGGCGACGATATCGATATCATCAAGATCTTTCTGAATCTGTATAGGGATACTAACCATCGAACATAACCTCTCGTCCCACCATACGAATATCAATGTTTTGTTTCAATCCCAATTCAATTGGGACATCTTTGTGTGCTTCAATAACATAAACTACACGATTTGATTTAGGCACTACAGCTTTAGTTTGTTGTGCTTCAAGATATTGAATATCTTCTATCTTACCATCTTGATCACAAAATATCAGGGAGATGGGGAATTCTACATTTTTGTTCCAAAACGAATGTTTTCCTGCTTGAGGGAAAAAGAACAAAGCACACTCATCTTTTTTTAGAGGTTTGTGGAACATTAACCCCTGTCTTCTCGTATCTTCACTATCTGCGAATAAGACAACACTGAGTTTCTTCATGTTTATCTTGCATTTAACTCCCTCATAATCATTTCTGAAAATGTTTTGATTCTATGTACTGGAACATGTTCAATTTTATGGCCAGATATAATTATGTTATGAGAGTTGTCTACAATTCTCTTTGCCAAGTGCAAGGTCTGTACAAGCTCGTTTTCCGTGTACTCATCTATTGTTTTCGGAGACCCGTCATCTCTCTTTGTAGCAACATTATACGACTCAAAAACTTTTGGTTCTGTTTTGTGGGCAAATGTTTTCTTTGGAAGAACAATATATCTTGTCCCAAATCTATCTGGATGACTAACCCTGACAAGAACATCATCACCAAAATCATAACTACTATTTGCAATCATTTGTTTAGATGCTTGTTTTGTGAAAGAACTTTCCTCATCATTAAGAATAGATTCTCTTAGAAGCTTAGATCCTTCTTCTGTAAATTCGAAAATTCCATTTTCCCCTTGAATGAGACCCTTACTTGTTAGAACTTGGAGATCTTTTATCTCGACATCTGCAGCGATTTCTATTTTATCGTCATCAATTTTTGTAGATGATAACCAAACCTTCTTTAACATTTCTTTCTCTTGAGAAAATTTGTTTGAAAATAAATTCTCAAAAAGATCCGTGATTTGGAATGGCTGCATCATTGGGATAAGTGTTGTGATATCCTGTTTCGGCTCAGCATGCTGAGAAGGATGATCGTTTATCGGTTGAATTGGCAGTGGCATTTTCTTCTTCTCCTTTAATTACACTGTAAATACTGGTGGTGAATAATCAACAGCTCTCAACATTTCGTCTATAAAACTTTGTAACTTATTATAAAATGGAGCTGGCGAATTTGGATCAAACTTTAACCCATCTGATCTTTTTATCTTCTTTGTAGCTGAATCAAAATTAGACTTAACACCCATTGTGTTTAGTTTCTGTACTATCTTGTTGGCCATATCGTCTGTAACTTCACCACCAAGATCAATATTACCATCTTGTCCAATTTGAAATTTATTTCCAGCATTTTTAGTCAATCTATATTTCCAAGTTGCCATGATTATTCCTCTTTAAAGCGGTTTCGATATACCCATGAAATTAGTTCCTCTATCATTCACATAATCATGCCATGTGGTTACACGGTTTCTCATATCAGCATCTTGGTTTTGAGACCAATGGCTTTGATACCAACCCTCGGTTCCAATATTTCTATTATGTGGCCAAGCACCTTTACTCTTACCAGGACCACCATCATCTGGATTGTATCTTCTTTGTTTCTTTACCCTACCCTTCTGAGTTGTTGTGTTTGCTGGAGAAACACCATTGCCAGCAGGATTCATGACCCTAACCCGCATAAATTGTGGCTTACCATCTTTACCTTTAACTTTAACAACTTTAAATTTCTTATTGTTTTTCTGTTTATTTGTGTCAAACTCATTAGCAAATCCATCCTGCATCAATTCCCAAGGAATAACTCTCTGTTCTTCCGATAAATCTACACGGCCATATGGAGTGTTTGCTGGATTGTTACCATAACCACCACCAGGCTGAGGAGTTGCTGGAGTGGCAGCTTCATGAATAACACTTTTAACAGAGGCTATTTTTCTTCTTTTTCTAACTCTAGATTTTGGAGATCTTGATTTACTTCTCTCTACAGTTCTATGATATTGATCATTAGTATGTCCACAGTTATTGCACCTATAGACAAGATTACCATCATCATCTCTTCTGCCTTTTTGAACTTCAAAATCTTCAATTGGCGATTTGCAAGATGGACAAAAGTTAGGAACATCACTATATTTGTTCTCTTTATTTGGGACTTCAGCCATATCTGGCAAACTAAGACTTGTCATTGTGGGACTTAATGGTTGTCCTTGATTAAGACCTTTCGCATCGTAAACGTGTCCACTGTTGGGAAAATTGGCATCTGAACCAACAAATTCACTAGCAGTACGATACCAATTACACGATGTGCTTTCTTTAAGATCTTTTTCTATTCCATCACAGGTATCCTTGTAGTCTTTTTCTTTATTTTTTGGTAGCCACAACTTACCATCTCTCTTTTTTATATCAAAAAAAGCAGCCATAGAGCCACTGGGAGAACCACACAGGTTCTTATCCAATTCCACGTATTCTTTACCGTCCATATCCATAATAAGACCTTTTTCAACTTACTCTTTTATATTCCGCAGGGGCATTCCGAATCCCTCTAATATAGAGAAGATACCAGCAACAAAATTAGCCACCCAAAGGATGGCTAACTTTAATAATTTCAGATGTATATGGTTTTATTCTGTTTCTTCTAGTATCTTTTCGTATCTTTTTGGACCAAGGACTTTCTTCACAATTACCTCATTTGAAGGGTTCATTAGTGCTTTTCGTGATGAAATACCTTCTTGGTGAAGGTTTACTGCAAATGTTTTACCAATCCCTGGAATCTTTACAAGTTCGAGAAGATCTATCTCAACACCGTACTTCAACCTCAGAGCCAAACTATCCCATTCATTTTCCCAACCATATCCAACACATTTTTTCTGTGATTTAAGAAACTTACCAAATAATTGATCTGTTTGCTTAAGTGTTTGAATGATTCTTTCAATATCCCTATAGACCCCCATGTAATGAGAACGTAACGGTAATTCAACATCCCATCCAGAAAGAAGACTGTAGAAGATTGCCGTAAACTTCACCTGTGGATCGTATTTTGGATCCTGATAGAGCATCTTAGACACTGTCTTGACACTATTGCATGCCTTCTCTCTGTTGGACACGTAACATTTTGGATTCGATCTTTGTTCTTCACCAGCCCACGTTTTCCCCCAAGAATAACATTCTGAAAGAGCACGAGCTACCGATAGGTTCACTTCTTTTTTATCATATTCAGAGCCATGTGGCTGTGGGTTAATGTTCCCCAACTTAGAGAAGTTCTTAAACCAATCCGAGACATCTAATGGACTCATATAGAATCTTGCAGTAATCTCTCCAACCTTAGTTGCTTCATACTTACCATCTCCAACACCCTTGATCATTCCTCTTGCGGCTAGATTGTCTAGGATTCTTTGTGATGAAGCTTTAGTGAGACTGTTTTTTTGAACAGAAGCAAGAGACTTGTTGTACCAATCGTATAGCTCATCGGCATTTGTTATTTTACCATGAGCAATATATGAAAGAATGTGGAACATAAGAGTGTTAATGTCATTCAAAATTGAATTGACTCTATAATCACTAAATATTCTCCTTCTCTCTTCTTCGACCTTATGTTGCGGTACAAGAATCAGAGCATCACCCTCATCAGCATAACCAGCTCTTCCAGCTCGACCGATTGCCTGAAGGATATTTGCTGGATGCATTGGAGTGTATCCAAATGCAGTGTGACACAGGATCACATATCTGGCTGGTGTGTTACATCCCCATGCAGTTGTCGTTGTTGATATCAAAACCTTGAAGTCAAGATTCCTGAATCCCTGTTCAATTGCTGTTCTTTTAGATCTTTCAAGATCTGCATTATGAAAATTATGGTCAATTTTTAAAGTAGAAAGTTTTCTTGAAAGCTTATTGCCAAAATCTTTAGATCCAACAAACAGAAGGATTGGATCTTTCATGTGTTCCTGTATGAGTTGAACAGCCTTATCAAGTCTTTCTGATTCAATCTGATAATAACTCATTTTTCTGCCCATTGCACTGTCTTGAAAACCAACAATTCTTTTATTTAATTTACATGGGCGATAACCACTAGTTATATTGATTGTTTTTCTATCTGTAAGATGCTCTAGCCAATTTCCAAAATCCATAACATTAGGAATTGTGGCACTAAGAAACAATGCTCTGGATGTGGGATCATTTTCGTAATACTGAATCAATCCAACCTCAAGAGAATCTCCTCTACCTTCCATGCCAACAATATGAATCTCATCTCCAATAAAGACTGTATTTTTCAACCATTCATGGCTGTCATAGAGTCGGCATTTGGAGTTAAACATCTCTGGAGTTAGAATGATAATGTCTGCAGCATTTAGATTCCTCTTCTTGCTTTCTGTTAGTTCAAAATCACCAGTCTGAATCTGTATTGTGTGTTTCGAAAGAGTATGAGAAAGATCAGACCATTCATTGTACTTCTCGTCAGCAAGAGCTTTCATTGGTGCAATGTACAGGACTGTTTTGCCAAGAGAGATTGCACGAGCAGCAAAGTATTCAGCACAAAGAGTCTTACCACTCGATGTCTCAGCAGCTATAACAATGTTACAATCGTCATCTTCTAGGTGTGTAACAAATTCGCTTTGAAGAGGATTTAGGTATTTGTATTCTGACTCTAGATACTTCTCCAGATGCATTGTCTGCACACATGCTGTCTCTGGGTTATGCCCACCTAGAGGTTGTACCACTTCCGTTGGGTATACTTTAGGCACTCGACTCTCCATTTATCCACAGAATGTTCGATAGTTTCTTTTACCACAAACATCTGGATTTTTTTGTTTGAAAAAATCTTCGTAATCTTCTGAGTCTGGCGAGTTAAGAGCTTTTACTATATCAATAAGCACAGCATGATCTCTGTTGAGCTGGACTTCTCCAGTCTCTTCACAAATCACGATATCTAGCTCCATCTCAACCTTATCTGTTTTTGATTTGTTGTTTATGTTTGTTTGCTTGGACATTGAGAACCTGCATTTGTCTTTCTGGTTTACTGGTTTGCTTCAACTTTTCGGCACGAAGAGCTGCTTGTAGCTTGTCAAGAACGTCTTCGCATTCTTTTCCCTTGAAGCCCAGTGTTTCCATGTCGATTTCGCCAGTTAGCTCGTCAATTTCGATTTCGATTTCCCGCATGATTCATCTCCTATGCATAAGCTCTGAGCTTAAGTTTGATTTTGCCTTTTTCCCTAACCTGTGCACCGACAGTGTAGCCAAGTTTTGTAGCTTCTCTTGTAATGATTTCAACACTAGCAAAAGATTTGAGCTTGCCAGCCAGCTTGTCTAACTCAGACTTGGAACAATCACCTTCGAGCTCAAAAGTTCCATTTGCCTTCTGAACAAGATAGATCTGAGTACTTCCCCACGTTCTAATACCGTGATTTTTCACAAGGATACGACCCTTGGTCTTCTGCTCAACCGTAAGACCAGCCTGCTTGCAAGCTGATAAAGCGACTTCCTTCTCCTTAATTGTTACTTTAACTCTTCGAATCTCACTCATTGTTTTCTCTCCTATAGTTCAAGATCAAAACGCCTATCTGCGATTTGTACCTCTTTTACATCTTCATTATCCCGTATGCTTTGGTTCTGATTTACAAATTGTTCTATTACATTATGTGCCTCTTCTATGGACCTCTTCTCCAACGTCTTCCAGTCTTTTAATACGAGAAGTGAAGGATATTTCGACATGGCAACCATACGTCCAAATGATAAAATGATAAACTCAGCTATTTCATCATCAGTCAAACCATTGGCCTGACACCATCCAACCATGTTACCATACGCATACTCTTCGTGCAACATTGGATTTTCTGCATGACACTTCATGTCCATTTGCATGTGATACAGCTCGTGGGCTATAGCAGATTTGTGTTTTATATTCAGCCATTCTGCAAGTTTAAATCTATCTGGCCTTGTTTTTTTCTTTGATTTCTTTTTACCCTTATCTCTTGGATCTTTCCTAAGATGAATGTTGCGGATTAGGAAAATCTCTTTAGTGGGGATAGAAAAGAAAGCAGCTGCACACTTTATTTCTGAAGCTTGTTGATCAAGTCCAAGAAGGGTATCTGACTGGTCTTCTGATGCCGTATCTGTTTTGAAGCTATTCATTATCTCTTTTCGAACATGCTTCACGGCACTGTCCATTGCCCTATTTGTGGTACTTAGGATCGAGGAAGCCCTCACGGTATCACAATCCGTATCATTACCAACGTAATCTATCACATCTTGATTTTCTTTTGTAACATCTTTTGTATCTGGATGTTTCTTTAGATATTCAATCTGCCTAGTGTGTAGTTCTGTAGCCAACCGTTGTCCTGCAGATGCCTTTTCGTTTCTCATTGTCCAATACGTTCGACTCATATGACTTCCTCTCATTCTTAGATCACCAAAATAAAAAGAGGCGACCCAAGGGTTACCTCTCCATTATCTATATTCAAAACAGTTTGTCAAGCTCTCAAGCTAAAGCTGCAGCCATTTTCAGTAAATGATCAATTTCTTCTTCAGAATATCCAAAACCAGCACTCAACAGAGTCCCCCTGACACTTTCCTCAGACCAACCCTGGCCAAGTAAACGAGAAACATTTTGAATTACGTCTGGATTGTCTATTTGAGCCTCAACTTTTATTTTGGCCGAACTTCCTTCTACCTTTTGCCCAACTAGACGTTCTTTAATGGTGGACACGTTATCTCTGAAACTTTGTTTAATTTCATCTGGATCGCACAATGGTTCTAACATTGATTTGTTCCTAGAGTATTTTCGGCATAGATTTTCTAATCTTCTGGTAAGTCCAACTAATTTATGTGGCCGAAGAACAAGTTTTTTAGATCCTCTCTGAAGTGGATGGAGAAACAAAGAAAGACTATCATAACAAAGCTCACCCTCTTCTCCAAGAAACTTCTCCATAAGGCCAAGAACCTCTAACATCTGTTCTGGTGTTTCTGGATCGTACAGCTTACCAGCCAACACAACTCTATCTTCTGATCCGCCAAACGATGTGTGATTGAATGGATCTGTTTGGTATGCTCTGTCTTTGTATGGTTCGTACCAATCAGAATCTGGGTCACATTTCGTATCTGCTTCCATGTTTTTTTCTTCAGGATTTTCTTTTATCTTTTTGCGAGGACGAGTTCTACGTATTCTTCTTGCCTGAACCTCATTGTCTTCTTTCAAAATAGCAACGATACCATCCCAATTATCTGAGAGATAGTTCTTTTGTTCTCTGGACAGAAAGAAAGCTTTTTTAAGAAGATCGTACAACATATTGTTGCCTACTGTTTAAATCCGAATTTTACACCATTTTGTTCTAAAAATGGCTTAACCTTATCGATTGGGACTGCAGCATTTAAACCACCAGCTCCGCCAGAGTCCGCATCACTGATTACTGCTGCTGCAATTCCGATAATTGCTGAATCTGCTGTTCTTGCTACTGGACCACCACTATTCCCTGGTGAAATACTGGATGATATAAAAATATAAGACTTATCGTCCTGTCCTTCTGTGTAATTTATAGGAGCACTTGATACAATACCCTTACCAACAACATTCTCAAACCCAAGTGGAGTTCCAATAACAATGATCTCTTCACCTATTTGAGTTTCACTGGAGTTACCAAGAGACAGGAAATTACTGGATTGGAAACTAGGATCATCTACTACTAAAATTGCAGCATCTATGGACATATCATAAGCCCACAAAGATCCCGTATAGTCTTTTTCTCCGTGCTTAACACTGATCTGCGGTGTCTGTCCTTCCTGTCCACCAGGAAGAGCCACATGGGCACATGTTAAAACAATATTTTCAGCAATGAAAAAACCGCTCCCAATTTCAGAGACTTCTCCCAATACTGATTGGATGGTCACAGTGGCATCCAGAACGGTGTTTACCGGGTTTGCTTCTGGTTGTTCATTGGGAGCGGGTTGTTCTTGTTCTGTTGGTGCAGCGGGTGCAGCAGGTGCAGATGATTTTTCTTGATTAACAATATCTTTGTATGTGTCTGAGACCCAATTACTTCGTTCCCATATGGGCATCTTAGGACCAACTTCTCCCCACTGTGCATACTTTTTACCAAACGAACTAACACGAAATTTGTCTCGTTTTATACGTGGAGACACATGTCTCCTTTTTTTCTTATTCTTCTTATTCTTAAGACGTTCTTCAACAGTCGGTACCTTATCGTCTTCACTAAATGGATCGTTTGGATGATGTGCACCAGAACTTGGTTCAAAAAGACCATGATGAACTTCACCACCTGAATTGCCGAATGGGTCTACTCGAACCTTGTCCGAGAGTTCTCCTTCTCCAAATGGATCTCTTCCAAATGGTGAGGCTTTGCGGTATTTCCAAGACATCCTCTACTCCTATTCAACTATTCGTACAAGAGAATCTGGAACGTTCCTGCAGGTTCGGCCGGAGCTTCAATCTGACCAGCTTTTTCCAGTAATAGTCGAACGTTGGATAGAATCAATGCGACATATGGATTATCATTCGAACTAAACGAGCTATCCAAGAGGTCTAATCCAATCAAACCGATTCGAGCCTCTGACGGATCTATGATCTCATCAAATTCTTTATCGAGTAGAATTGGCGATGCGAGGGCTAAAAGAGCGTATAGAACGTCAACTTCGTCGTTTTCCAATGCCTGTTTGTCGAGTTCTGCAATAAACTTACCCAACACTCCCTTTTGCTCTGCCGTCAACTCTTCACCATACACAACAACAAGAATGTCAACAAGTGGTCTAACTTTTGTCTGATAGTCCTCACTTGGAACGACAAGTTCGAAATTCGTTAAAGTATCTCCGATCATACTGCATGATCCAGCAAAAAGCATGGTTACAAGTAATACTGATAGTAAAATTGTTTTTTTAATCATTATTTTTTCCTCTCTATCTCTTTTTTAACCATTTTTTCCTATCTATGTCTTTCTTAACCTTTTTTTCGAGATTGTCGATTCTACAATTGTAGCATTCTGTTGGGCGACCAAATACTGGCAAATCGTACATGCCCTCATCACAGGTAACACATCTCTCGCCATTCTGAACCTCAGCTAGTTTGAAGTTATCCCAATCGCTAAGAAATGGTTCTTTTATTGTGATCATATTGTTATTGTTTTTTCCTATCTAATTGACCTTTGTCTAATTTTTTCCTATCATCTTCTTTCTTGTATACTTCATGCCAAATTGGGGCTACGTTTTTATGCCCTCTAACTTCCTGATCATCCTTATCCCATGCCTCTGGATTATGTCCACCTTTAGTAGCATCTGTATTTTCCAATTTGATCTCCAAGATATCGCTAGACGACTCTTTTCTATCGCCAAATTGTTTTTCGGTAACCTCTTCAACTTCACCTCTGGAGTCCTTATTTTCATAGTCCTCCTTTTCAAATTGGCTTTCTGTAATACGCTGAACCTCATCCTGTCTCTGCGGGATTTTAGTGTTCAATTCAAGAAGCTCTTCTATCGTCTTAGAGACAGACTCTTCGGTTGATGATATCTTAATATTGATTGTGTTGTCATTAAATTTCATTTTGTTCTCCTGAGGGTTAGCGTCTTCCAGTATGGACAGTTACTATCCTTGGCAATCTTGTTCTTCCAGTAGCTCCCGACATGATGGAAATTATAATACCACCTAAACAATCCACCATGTCATCGTTGGAGAATTCGTCACTCTCTGAATTCTTCTTTATTCTCGGTGGAGTTCTTGTATAATCCACCGTAATATTCTTTAATTCTCCCGCTAGCTCTGCATCATCGTTACACAATTCTATTCTACCGTTGATAAAGAAATCCCTTGTGGTATCATATATTTCGTTTTTTTTGCTTCCGTTATATGGTATCTCTCTAAAATATATACTTTTTTTCTTTAGTTTCTTTCTTTGCTCAAGACTAAACATCTGATCAGATGTACACGAGACAATATTAAACTTATCAAAAAGAGGAAGAATAAAATCATCCATTATCTCGTCTGGATCAAGGAAATCACCAGGTGGAGGAACAAAGAAATAAGAATAATCTTCAACTATGTATAGTAGTTTCTGGCCAGAAGTCTGGTCAAACCTGTATTCGGGATGTCCTATCATTATGGCCCAATTATCTGAGTTTTTAGCTGGGTCGATATGCATGTAATACTCATATCCAGGCCATCCTGTGTCTTTTCTAAACCAATTTTCCCTTCTTATCATAGCTTCTTCTACTTTGGCTGGTGGAAAATATACATTAGAAGCAGTACGACGAAACCTGGCACCATACTCAGCATTTGCCTTTTCAAAATCTTTCTTTAAATCATCTTCAATCATTCTTTTAGGGTGTTTTGGATTGGCATCCCATGTTGGTACCTGAAAAATCAACATACTATTAACTGTTTTTGCACTCATATAGTGTCTATAGAAAAATCCATGTGGCATAAATGGAGATGAAATAACAACATTCCTACCGTCACCCTTGTCTCTAAACGTTAGGGTTGATGGAGAAAGGGCTGCATATACTTCATCAGCAGATGATTTACCAGCAGTATCGACATAGTGAGCCATCTCATCATAAATGACCATAACTGCTGCTTTACCACGAAGTGCGGGGGAGTTGGAGTTACCACTACGAAGAACAATAGATCCCGCAAGATCTTTACCAGATTCTTCTTTTACTTTTTGTTTAAGTTCTAGGTCATAGTCGGAACTTAGTCTAATTGTTGGGACACCATATTCTTTAGCTTCTTTGATTCTACCTTCGAAACATGGAGCTTTGTATATGAATCCACGAATTGTCTGGAAAATAATAGTTTCTGCCTGATCGCCAGTAATAGCAGTGTTGACTATGTATATGTCAGAGTCAATTTTATAGAAATCTTGTGGATGTGGGAATGTAAGAAGTTTATATGCCTCATAGACAGCAATCAAGGCACTTAGGTAAGATTTACCACTACGTCGTCCAAGAATAAGAACAAGATCCCTAAAGTAATCTTCGGGATTTTCACTATCCCTATGTCTATCGAGTACTTTTTGTTTACTGTTCTCTCCATTAAATATCCAGCTTTGTGGAATTTCCCAAGATTTAATTAAATCCCATTCCTCTTCTGTAATATAAACATCTTCATGAAATCTGGTACCGGCGTAAAAACACTTAAGCATTACTTTCTGTGTGGGATACAACGTTTGCTTTAACATATCGGTGGCAAACGTGATAATATCCATCGGTTTGCCTGTCTTGAGGGCAATGTCTCCCTTTACTGTCTTGACAGCATCTTGAAAGATGTCGTCAAGATCAAACACAGGCTCTTTTGTTTTACGTGCCATCCTACTCCTCTCCAGGTGCCGTCTCTCTACTTGTGAGCTTCATTAAATCAGACAATCTCTTTTGTGCATCTGGCATATCATCAAATGCAGAAACAATTTGTTTCAACATACCAGCAACATAATTCTTCATCATATTCTTTTGCTCTTCTTCTGTCTTACCCAATCCCAATAGATCAAACTCCATTTGATTGTATTCTCTAAACGACTTAGCAAGATCAGTAATCATCTTAGCATCCCTTTGATAATTTACCCGATCTTCCTTTGTGGAAAGTTGTTTTGTTTTAAATGCGTAAACGTCTGTAATCATATCAAAGAGCATCTCTTTGACCATGGCAATCTTATTGGAACTCTTACTTGTATTGGCAATTCTTTTCTCAAGTTCCTTAAGTGTCTTTTCTTTCATCACCATAAACTGTCCAACAAAAGGATCCACATGCTCCTTGAAATGCTTTTGCATTGTTCCAGAAGCAAATGTCTTCTTATACTTATTGTTGAACCACAAAGAAACAGATTCCCAGTTCTTATTGTTATCAAAGTAGATTTCGTTTGCTTTTTTTGAGGCTGGATGTTTACAGACAGGACATGTGGCACAAGCTCCATCAATTGCTATTGACGGTTGATTGTTATCATCATCTCTTTTTTCTAGTGCGTTTTGAACCTCTTTTATTTCTTTCTTTGTCGTCCCTTCATTATCAGTCATAACTTAGTCCTTTACTGAAAGAATGGGACATGTTTCTCCTTGGGTTTAGACCTTTCCAACAAATCCTTCTCAGCTTTCTCTTTTTGAGCATATGCTCCAAGAAGATGTGGTGGCCAAATACCAAAAAGATCCTTTTCAGCCTTTTCTTTCTCTCCGGTTTCTACTTCTAAGGCTGCGACACAAGCTCTATTGTTAACGATGACATCATCAAGGATTGGTTCTATTTCTTTATGAATCTCTCCAAAGATTAAGCTTGTAGGATTATCCCTTGCTATTAATATACGATTTACAATATTTGGATTCTTTTTATCTGCAAGTTTTTCGAAATAATCTCTTAATTTATCGATACTTGCTTCCTTAATGGTTACTTCTACTTTATCTTTAATGTCATTGTATGACTTTGGGGGATACCCATCAGAATACCCGGCCGGAAGATCTTGTTCAGATTCAGTAGATAGAGCCACAGCGGCTTCTTTGGAACATCCGTCTATGCCAAGAAGTTCGGCTACTAGATCTGCGTCAAAACCCTGTTCGGCATAATCGGCAGCTGCTGCTTTAAATTGTTTTATTTCTGCTTCAACCTTGATCTTTTCAGTACCTTGAAGGCTTTCGTAGATGTCCATTTCTATCTCCTTTATTTAACGGAAAAAAATTCCGGTTTCGTATCTATGTCTGTTTGTAAAACTGGTTCTAACTGAGTGTTTTCTTGTAATGTATCTTTTCCAGACACTGGAGGTCCGGCTGGTTTCCTGCCTTGTTGCATGTCTTCGAAATCTTTTTGTATTCTACTAAAAACACCTTCATATTGTTTTGCTTTCTCAGGACCTATCTGTTCCATGTATTGTCTAAGTGTTTGAATAGCATCTGGAACCGCAATTTGACCTGGTTGTGCCACTGGAGCCACTGTTTGTTCAGCAGGTTGAGTCGGAGCAGGTTGTCCCTGCATAGGTTGCCCTGGTGCAACTCCCTGTTGAGGTTGTGGTTGTGCTGGTTGTTGAATAATACTATCAAGCATATCGATAGAATTTTGGATAACTACCTTCTGTCTTGGGTTTCCTTGACCAGTATATTCTCCAATTTTCTGTCTCAAATTTAAAAGCTGTTTATTTATTTCATTGTAGTCTGCAGCTTCTTGTTGTTCACTCACGGCCTCTTGTTGTTGCTCTTCAAGGCTTTTATCAATTCCCTTCCCACGGAAATATCTTCCAACATTATCCATCCAACCAGCAGCTTCTACTTTGATGGTTGTCATTTCTGCTTTAGGTCGAAATCCAGTAAAGCCAATCACATCTTTTAGATCTGTTGTAAGTTGTCTTATTACTACATTTAATACATCAACGACTTGTTTGTTCTCTTTACCGTAGTCTCTAGAAAAATCATTAATAGCGGTCTGTAGATTTGGAAGATCTCCTTGCAAAATACCTTGGAAGACCTGAAACAGACTTTCGACTTTTGGTTCGGGAGTAGGTGCTACTTCTTGAACTGGTTCTTGAACTGGTTCTTGAACTGGTTCTTGAACTGGTTCTGCAACTGGTTCTTCTACAGGAGCAGTTTTAACGGTTGGTTGTGGTTGAACTTGTTGATTACGTCTTTCTATTTCTCCCATAGCAGCAGTATCACCAGCTTCTGCCATAGCATCTAATCTATAGCCTTCTTTGTAATAGACTAATTGATCATTATACGTTTCTGTCTTATATCTCTGCATCTTAAGTCTTTCTCTTCGTTTGGGTCCAATCCCCCCAGTGGGTAAACACCATATGGGGCAGTAGCAGCTTTTTTCAGCATAGATTCAGCGAATTTACCCAACCAATCCTTATCACCAACTTGTGGATGATCTGGATCTAGTGTGAAATGTTTGGGTGGGTGCATCTCTTTCTTTTCTGTTCTCATCTTTATCTCCATTAGGAGGGTGCGGTATATGGAATTCTATATATTTTTTCCCGTCTCTTCTGTTTCTTTGCTTTTGTTTCTATCCCGTACAGACTCTGTAAGACTTTCTTTCGTGCCGCCATAATTTTTCTTGACAAAGTATCTTCTCTGGTTCCTGCTATTTCTGCACAGTCTTTTAACCTAAAACCCTTGTAAATGTGCCAATAAGTTGCTTGTCTAGTCTTTGGAGTCATTATCCTAAGGGCATTTTGTATTTCTCTTTTTTCTTCTGTCCTCTCTTTGTTCGGCGTATCAGAACGAATTGTTTCTGTTATAATCTCATCTCTGATCAACATTTCGTCAGAAAGCATATATCGTTCACGAAGATGTTCTTTTGTTTCTTTAATTATCTCTTTTTTGAGATAGTATCCAAAACCATACTTCCCTTCAAAATCATATCTTGTAACGAAATCTAAAAACCACATTCGAAAATGATAATAGATTTCTATTCTCTCAGTGCCAAAAAACTCATATACTACAAGAAAACCAGCAAATATTTCGTCAAAAACGAATTTATAGATTTTCCATAGGTTATTTACTTCTTCCTTCCCTCCAATTTTTGCCTGGAGGACCAAATCATTAATAGCAGCCCACTTGGGTGGCACAGCTTCTTGTATGGTATATGTTCTCATTAGTTGTCTATTTTACCTTCCATAGACCCAACTCTGGCTTTCACGTCTCCCATTTCTTCTCGGAGTCTCTCAATGTCTGTTTTGTGTGTTTTCTCAACATCTCTAATGTCTTCTCTAATTGTTTTTTGTTCTTCTCGACATTCTTTTCTAGGAACCATATTGGCACTATATTCTTGTCGGATATTCCCCAATTCTTTATTAAATGTATCTAATTTATTAAAAAGTTCTCCCTTAGACACAGTTCCATCAGAGATTCTATTCTTTTGCCTCTCTTCTTGATCTTTAAAATCATTATTTACGTCTTCTTTTAGGTCTTTGAATTTGTCGCCGAATTGTTTTTCTAGATCTTTTTGTATCTTCGCAAACTGTTTTTTTTCCTGGTCCTTTTCATAGACCCATTTAAAGATTTTGAAAATAAAATTAAGGAAAAGCCACACTATAAGAGATATGACTAGTATGAGGCAGACGATAACAACGCCACCCTGTGGACTAGCAATCAGAACTGTAATGATCTCTTCAAACACAGCTTGACTCTCCTCGCATCCTACAGATTTCCAAGTCAATCAAATCCATCATAACATTTGGATCTTCTGTTTTAATGCCATGTTTTTCAATAGATCTTTGTAGTTTTATTTGTGTATCAACTAGACTTTTTTCTGTTTTTTTCTGTTTGGTAATGTCTATAAAATTAATTAGAATAAATTCTTGAACACTACCGTTAACATAAGAAAGATCACTTATTGTAATGGTGCAGTCTTTTACAATACTATTTAGGAGACATTTTACAACATATTCTCCATCGTTATGTAATAGTGATAGGTCTATAGGGTTTCCAACTGGAAGTTCTTTTTGCAAAGATTTGTTACGAAATGGTGAAGAGTTGTGTTCTGATAACAAAAATGTACTTTCAAAGACATTAATAGAAACATCTTCTAAATTAAACATTGACAACAATGCTGGATTTGTTTTTACAATATTGTTATTTTTATCAATAAGACACATACCAACTTTTGTCGTGTCTAATATGGACGATAGAAGAGTTTGACTATCTTTTAGTTTTCTTTCAAGTTTCTTTTTCTCAATAGAATACAGAATGCTTTTTTCCAAAAGAGAAGCATCGGTATTCCTTTTAGACAGATAATCATCTGCCCCTCTGTTAAGTGCCTTTATATCAATATTGCCATTTCTTTGTCCGGTGAGTATTATTATTGGAGATCTACATTCGTGGAGTTTAGCTTCGTCAATCAAGTCAAGTCCGTCATCTAAACCCAATTTGCAATCAACAAGATATGCATCGTATTCACCACTTTTTATTTTTTCAAGACCCTCATCATACGTCTCACAAAAATCTAATTCTATTTTTGTTCTTTTAATTTCATTTACAAGATCTTTCGTGAGTTCATAATCTTCTTCGTCATCCTCTATTAATAATACTCTGAGGATATCGTTATTGCCCATGGACCCTCTCCTTTAGCTCAGATGGAAACGTTTGGCAACCCAGATGTTGATAACCAAAAATTGAGAGCATTACCCAATGTCTGATTTACTTCATCTAAACTGTATGATTTCGTAATGTAGCTGTTTGCTCCGAGTTTATAACTTGTATTTATGTCTTTCTGTGAGCTAGAGCCACTATATATAATAACAGGAATGGATTGTGTTTTTTTATTTTCTTTAATTTCCTTCAAAACCTCAAATCCAGACTTCCTGTGCATCCGTAAATCAAGAATTATCAGTAGAGATCCATTAACTGGTGGTCTCTCTGCGAAATCTTCTTCGCTATTTAGATAATTACTTAAATCCTCACCATCATCCATCTGAATGATTCGAACACCATCAAACAATTCAGAAATAGCATCATGGACAATACCACGGTCTTCTTCGTCATCGTCAACAAGTAATACTATTAAGTGTTTACTAGATAATTTATTCTCATTCACCATGCGTCATATCCTTTATTAATCCTGCTTCATAGGTAGACTAATGACAAAAGAACATCCCTCTCCGATTTTGCTTTTGACACCAATACATCCACAGTGTGCATTGACTATCTTCTTACAAATGGCTAATCCGATGCCAGATCCGGGGTACTTCGTATGTCTATAAAGTCTTCTAAAGGGCAAGAAGATTTTATTTTTGTACTTTTCATCAAATCCTATTCCATTGTCAGTTACAAAAATGATGGCCATGTCATTGACCATCTCACAAGATATATTAATAATTGGAGCGACATTTTCCTTTTTAAACTTAATAGAATTACTAATTAGATTTTGGAAAAGCTGTCTCATTTGAGTTCGATCTGCTTCTATTGTTGGCATGTTTTCAACAGATATTTTAGCTTTAGACGACTCTATCCTTATTTCAAGATCTGACATCACTTCGTTTATCACATCCTCTACGTTAACCTTTTGGAAAAAGTTACAATCTTCTTCAAGGTTTATTCTTGAGAATTCTAAAAGATCATCAATCAATTTTTGCATTCTTTGAGATGCATCAATTATCTTACCCATATGCTGTGAAGACTTCCTGCGATCCTTCATTGGAGTTTCTTTTTTTATTCTTTCAACATATGAGGTTATTTTTCTCAATGGTTCTTGAAGATCGTGCGAAACAACATCGGTAAAATCTTCTAAGTTTTGATTTCGTTTCTTTAACTCTTCTTCTGCTTCTTTTAATTTAGAAATATCCCTAAATATAACAGAAATCATCTCAACTTTACCATTTTCGTTTTTTACAGGAGAGTAAACAACATGAAATTGTTTTCCAAGCATTTCGAGTTCATGCGTAACAGTTTCACCAGTTTCAATTATTTTTTTTTCAAGACTTTCAACTGTTCTTTGTGTTGACTTATCTTTATCTTTTGTATTAGGTCTAAATATTTCTTCCCTAGTTCTTCCAACCCATTCTTCATAAGGTATGTTAAAAGCATCTGTAGTAGATTTGTTAACATACAAATACCTAGAACTTGTGTCTTTAAGAATAATGAAATCTTGTGTTGATTCAGTAATGGATTTTAATGTCTCTTCACTTTTTCTTTGTTTATCAAGACCCTCACCTATCCTTACCTCAAGATGTTTCCATTGGGTGATATCAACACCACAACTTACAGAAACATATTCTCCATCACCACTTTCTCTAATTGCATTGGTCCAGGAAATCCATTTTACATTTCCTTTTTTAGTCAATATTGGATTCTGATGGTAGACAGACACCGTATCTGGGTTTTTAATATTTGATAAAAAAAGTTTTCTTATATTGTCTTTGAAATACTCTGGAATAAAATCTTCTATCCAATTAAGACCAATAACGTCAGACTCGTCATCACATTCCAAGATGTCAACACCATGACCATTGATTGCAGTAATAGTTGCATCCTTGTCTAAACAAATAAATATAACTTCTGCCAATAGCAAAAATTCTTCTAATGCTTTAATCGCCATTATACTTACAGCCTTTTCATTTTTTATTACACTCATCTTCTCTTACCATCTTAAAGTGGGTATAGGCCATCGCAATGGCATCTGCCTCATGCTCAGAGGATAGGTCTTTTTTATTCATGCTAAATGTCTCTAAAACAGCGTTAATCACCTCTCTCTTGGTAGCATTTCCGCTACCAGTAATCCTCTTCTTCGCTGTCTTGGGAGATATTTCGACTACCGGAACGCCTTTTTCGTAAGCAACAAGTTTAACAATACCTGTTTGTTCGCTGAGTTGATTACGAACAAAAGCCTTACCAAACCCCATTGATCTTTCAAAAACAACCGTATCTACTTTGTGCTTGTCAATAAGAGCCTCTATTAGAATCTTCGTCTCAACAAGTCTTTTGTCTTTGTTTTCAAGATCAACATCAAAAACGTTTGTAAAACTATCAATTATCCTCATTTCCTTTTTCATAAATTTAGCAACACAAAGCCCCAGATTCTTTAAACTTGCAGGATCTAGGGACAGAATAATAGACATGTGGGATCTCCTTGGTTTTGGCTTATTATTCCAATTTTACCGTGGAAATCCCTCCATTTTATATGTATTTATACGAAAGGACAAGTTCGTGAAAGACGTGTTTAGGCGTTCCCACATTCAACAAACATTTCTTCATAGCCTTGTAAATATGTTCTACTCTTTGGCTTGCTCTTTTAACACTCAATCCATCTAATTGATCTCTGGAATATGAGTATCTCCTTGACATTGAAACTGCACTGACATTTTTACCCTTTTTTTGCCATGTTTCAGAAATAAACTTTCCAACTTGATCAGCATTTTCAGCACCAGATTTCTCTGCCATAACACAATACAATGTGAAGAATGCCTGTTCTAGAATTGCACCAAATACAGGCATCTTTATCTGTTCAAAATTACCAGAACTTGTAATCTTATCACACAAACTAATAGCAGATTCTGAGTCACCATCAGACAAAGACATAACAAATTTAGTTATATCTGGATCATCTCTATCTGACATTATTCCAATGATATCTGCGAACTCTTGTGGACATGAACCGTCATTATAGATACATATCTTCTTAATTTCATTTACAGTCTTACCAGCGTCATATCCACATGTTTGGAAGATGAAATCAAAAACCCCATCATCACCATCCCACCTTACCATTTTTTTTATAATCCTTTCAACAACCTTAATCTTAGACCTATCTGGATACGGACCACTCATAACCGTTGGAAATTCTTCAACATGGTTCTTGAGGTCTTTGTATATCTTGCTTCTCTTATCAACCTTGTCCGTAACAACGACAAGCACAGAATCGCTTTCAAGACATTGTATGAATCCAATTGTCTTAGCTGGTTCTGGTATCTGACCATCGTACACATAGATGGTTTTCGAAGACCCAAAAAGATCTCTAACGCTCATTTTACTGCAGAAATCATCTGCAGAATCGGTTGATTTGATATATTTAACAGTATGTTTCTTTTTACCTGAGATACTTTCTATTATGTCTTTTTTTCTCTCAATACAAAGAAAACGATCCCCGATCAACCAATAGAAGCTTATACTACTCTTCTGTTTCTTCATTCGGTTCTTCTTTCGATTCTTCACTTGGGTGTTCTTCAGACAACGAACGTACAGTACTGCTAATGTATTCTATAGTATCTCCATTACTCATTATCTCAACAGGAGACGTTCCATTGGTTACCCTAAATATAACCATCTCGTCAGAGTATCTCGATATAATATCTCTAACATTTTCAATTGTAAGAATAACTTTTGAATCAATATCTCCAGTAAAATCTGCATCGTCCAGAGACTCACCTTCATCAATATACGAATAAAGAACATTGCCGACTTCAATCCTATCTATAGAGAAGGATACTGTTTTGTTTTCAGAATCAAACGACAAGCCAATACCAAATTGAGCTGTTGATTCAGTGAGTGCCGACTTGATAAAATCAAGAATACTTTTCTTTGGGACTCGAACAGTAGACACAGCAGTCTTCTTTAACTTCTGTGCAATTTCTCTCCAGTCTGGGAGTTCTTCTGGATTCATAACATTAGGAACAGCATGCCATTGATTTCTCTGCTTAATGATGGTGTATCTCTCTCCAGCTTCAATGTCAATTTGTTCTGTCATCTCCATATTTTTCAATGCAGACAAAAAACTTTCCTTTACTGGAACAAAGACGAGTTCTGGTTCACCCTCTCTATCTCTACCCTTCTCATCAAACCAACACAATCTAGATCTGTCTGAAGAGAATGCAGAAACCTCATTACCGTAAACCTGAACCTGACAACCCCAAAGATAATGATCTGTTTCATCAGAGCCAGCAGCAAACGATACAGAATTTACAGCTTCGTAAAGATGGCTAGCTGGGACAGAAGCTTCTTTCCTCTCCTCGTCTGGAGGCATTGTTTCAAATATATCGGAATTCTTTAGAAGGAACCCACATGTCTTCCATTTTGTTTTTTGTGCGTTTTTAACTTCGTATTTGGCTTGAAGGAACTCAGATTTTTCACTACCTTTAGAGCTCTTGCTTTCGAGTGTGAAATGAATGATTGAGTTTTGCGGATAGGTGACAATTCTATTGAGGAACGAATGTCCATCAACAAGAACTCTACCAGGCTTTTCAACAGAAAAGTTCTTGGACGCCTCTTCGCCAAGATCAGAAAAATCCTCATCGGTAACACAGGCACTAGCCCAAACGCCAATGTTTGTAGCTAACAATTCTACTTTGTTTTTCCCATCCGTATTGGTTGCTTCAATTGAGAGGAGACAAAGCATCTCATCTTCTTTCCTACCAAGAGCATTAGAGCCCCTAATAACAGAAACTGCCTTGTCTAATTCGTGTTTTCTGACGGTAAATCTCATTTATCTACTCTCCCTTTAATTTCATTCAAAGTGTTTTGCAGCTTTAATTCTTGGCCCTTGTTTAGCCAATATGTCAAAGTTAGTACCAAGCCATTTCTCATTATAATACGATTCATTGTTACCGCCACCAGGTGTTATTCTACTTGTTTTACCAACAGCATGATACACTAGTGCAGATTCACACATAGATATCGTTTTGCCACTTTCTAAAATCCTATTCAAGTAATCCAAGTCTTCATAATACTTAACATCAAAACCCTCATCAAACAATCCAATTTCATCAAACGTAGTTCTTGGACACATAAAACAACAAGCCACAACATATGTTGTGTTGCTTGCATTGTATCTTAATTGCTCGTAATGATATGGCTTGTAAGACATCTTCTTTAAGTTTTTATTGTAGCATGTCCGTGGGCTTGTCCATGAAATTTTTTCGTTTCTATCCAACACCTTTTGCATCTCAGCAAATGGGTTAGTCCACATAAATTCCACATCATTATTGGATATGCAAATATACTCATGCTCGGCCAATCCAATTCCCTGATTCCAAGATGCAGCAACTCCAATGTTTTTTTCGTTTGTCACCACACGAATAAACGGGTTTCCGCTTTGCAGTGAGTCCAGATACTCTGGAGTACCATCTGTTGAGTTGTTGTCTATGAAAATCAGTTCATATGGCAATGGCACATGTCTCATGAAACTTTCGACAAATAATTTTGTTGTCTCAATTTCATTCAAGACAGGTACGATGACACTAGTGGGCTTTGTTCCTGGCATTGTTTCTCCAAAGATACATTGTATTTGTCAGCAAAGATACCGACATCTTTTAACAACCGATTTGCAGATCCATAAACATATTTATCTTGAGTGTCATACGAAATAGATTCTCTATCAAGCCGCAAAGCTGCAGCTGCTGTTGTTCCACTCCCTGAAAATGGGTCTAAAACGGTTTCTCCAACAAAACTAAACATCTTTATTAGTCTTCGTGGTAGTTCTACTGGGAATGGAGCTATGTGTTCTTCAGTTCTTCTCTTGCCACTGAAATTCCAGTGTCCAGAGAAGTAAGAATTCCATTCGTCTTTTGTTAATTTAGATTTTTCCTTTATTTCCTTACTAGCTGGCTGGCATATTCCAGGTTTCTTAAAGATAAGAATAAATTCATAATCTATCTTCACGATACCATTCCTTGGGTATGGATAACTTCCCATAATACGAGCACCACCTGTCGTGTTGCAGTTGGTAACCTTTTGCCAAATAATAGCACCCATGTAATCAAAACCACGATATTCACAATATCGAATTATCTCACTGCGAATAGGTATTACTTTGTATCGGCCGTAATTTACGGCTCTGCAGAATTGATCACCTATGTTAACGCACAATTTACAACCATCGTGCAATACTCTATAACAACCATCCCAAACACAATTAAGGTCTTCTACATACTTCTCGTAATTAGACCCATAGCCAATTTGATTATCCCCGCCATAATCTTTAATTTTCCAATATGGTGGAGACGTAACTACCAAATGAACAGACTGATCTTCTAGATTGTCCATTCTACGAGAGTCACCGATGATTAGTTTATGATTATACATGGTAAAGGAACAAGCTAGTCCAATGATTAGTCGAACTAGCTTGTAGTTCTCCCAAACGATCCTTATCGAAGTGAACGTTTTCTAGTATTTTTAATCGACTTACACCAATTGGCCTTAAGAAGACCCATTCGACCAAGCTTCTTGTAGACGGCGTTTGGCGAAACTGCTGAGCGAAATCGTTTAGAAATCCTATTGTACTTGTTCGAGTGACTACTATACTGTTCCATGTAATTCGTCAATCTCTTAACTCTTGCCTCTGTCCAAAAAGTACCCTTCTTCATTCTGATCCTACCTCCTCTATGAGTTTGTCGATTACCTCTCGTGCCTCAATCCAATCTTCAACCAAGACGATGTTTTCGATGAGAGGAATCGTTTTTTGCTCCGGTACAATAAGCCGGAGAGTTTCCTTATTAAAAAGTCTATTCCATTTTCGCAAAATAAGAACTACCCTTATTCCAAGACTAGCCAAAGATAGAGCAATTCTTGGATCATCTTCTACTGCTATTTTTATTTGTAGACGTTTTGCCAATCCCTGTTTGTTGGGGTCTACATAAAAACCATTAGCCTTACCACCTCTTTCCTGAAAGTCTTTTGCCAACATACCAGTAAGAACATCTGTCTTGGTTCCTATTGATGGTTTGTTGTCATACACGACATGAACTTCTGTTTTGGATGCCATACCCATGGATCCACAGTAAGAGTTTATTGTTTTTACTGCGTCTGAATACTCTTCACCCAAAAGAAAGAACTGTGATGGATTGCCACTAGTCATTTCATCAAACGCATTAAAATGGCCTATTGATTTAACGTTATCCCATGATTGTGGCCCACAATACATGGCATGTGGTGATCCAGACGCTTCTGCCATTTGCTGAAATATAGAAGAGTCTCTGATGATTGTGCCACTCCAGTCCACGAGGATTCTTGTTGGAGTTTTCATTATTTATCCCCTAATTTCAATTCACGCACACACATAGAGTGCGACCATACTCTCTAGAAGATGTCTTGTTTCTCTCCGTCTTGCAAGACACGCCTACTAACGTCTTCCATTCTTTCCTTTGGCAATTCTTTCGACAAGCCATGAAAATTAAAGACATCTCTTTTTTGTGGTATTTTCTTAATTCTTTCTTCTGAAATTACACAGTTTTCTGCCACTAAATCAATGTGGACGAATTGTCTGTCAAGACCCCATGCAACAGCTGCGGTTGTCCCACCACCACCAAATGGATCAAGTACGAATTGCTGTCTTTGTGAATATCCACCAACAAAGTATCTGGCAAGTTTTTCTGGCATTTGTGCTTTATGATTACTTCCCTTAACGGTCTGTGTAGTGCATTCAATACGATTAAAAACATCTTCTATCGGACCTTCTGGAAATGTGTCTGTATCAAGGTAGTTAAAAGGCTCGGCACCAATGTTTTTAAAACACTTTGCCGCATTCATTGGATGTCCAGTTTGTTTCCTGATTTCTTTTTTATTCTTTTTGGTGGAGATTGTTTTAGTCGATGATTTATATGGTCTTAACATAAAATCTCTGTTTTGATTTATTTTATCAGATTGACTTCCAAAGATAATAACATGTTCCCATGCAATAGTTCCATGTCTTGATTTTTTACCAGGCATCGGATCCGGTTTGCAGTTATGTGTCAATACCCCTGAATTAAGAGAGAACAAATGCGGATCATCTTCAACTTCAAGGTCCCAAAAAGATGTTGCTTTTTTCGTCTCTTTGATCTCTACAATTTCATAATCACTTTTGTCGTTATCTCTTGTTGAAAATCGTATTTCTCCAGAATATTTTTTGAATTTTTTACCATTTAAAGAAACGATACCTGGTCTTATTCTACATGAAGCACCTATTCTAGAACAAATTGTTCTAATGTTGTCTGCAATATTCTTGTTTCTGCAAAATCCGAGTTTCCATCTTTCATTTGGACAATCCCAATGTCCATCACCGACAAGATAGCCTTTAATGATGTTTTTTAAAAACACATCGCTCCTACTCCAACACTTATTAGTGAGTCTTTTGTTTAAAGCACTATTCCCAGACACATATTCATCTATTAATGATTCTACAAATCTTGAATATATGTGAATTTCTGCAGATTTAGTTCCTTCTGGATAATAGATATTACAAGTCGCACCATATCTTTTGGCAAGACGCATGGTTTTTTCATGCCTATCTTTTTCGTCACAATGTCCAGAAATCCGAATAGCTTTCTTACCCTTCATTTTGCTGCCTTCCGCTAAATACAAACCAACCAGCCAACCCAAGTCATCTGGTATCAACTCTGGTGTGTTTGGATTTTTTGGTTCTGGTAATTTGCATGAGGACACAATATTACCAACAGATAAATCGGATGCCTTCACAATACTATAAGAACATTTGGTTGAATTTAGTATTGGCCATCCATGGTTATCTGTGCAGTAAACCATTTCTCCATTTCTAAATTTTATTTTTAGTATTTTTTCTGGATTTTTATTTTTCCAAATTGATTTTATCTTTGTCCAATTTTCACCATTCCACAATTTAATTGTTTCTGGTTTTAGCCTAGAGAGATCACGCATTGACATTGGCATGTCTCCCTTTTTAGAACGGACATACAGCATTGTATCATTAGACAGGCACCACGGTACTTTATCAATCACTCTAAGAGGGGTTTCTGCCTCTGTTCGAAGCATTATCTTTTCTGGATAACAACTGGCAAATCCATTTTCATATTTCTCACCAAGGTTTAGGATAAAAACACATCCCTCTTCGTGTCTTAAAACTCTGGTAATTTCATGAACATAGTCCATAAACGTATCTACAAACTTATCTACAGGGAGTTGACCCAAATCTCTTGGATCTTCGATATATTTCCTAAGCAAACCAGCATATGGTGGTGATGTGAACACCAAATGCACAGAATTGCTCGGAAGCATCTTCATCATATCTAAAGAATCACCATGAATAATCATAGATTCTTTTATTTCTTCAATTGGAGCTGTAAGTTGATGGATCATATTAGTCCTCGTCTGCCCAGACAATATCCCCAGGATTGGGCAATTGTTGTGGTTTTGCTCCATCCTCATGCATGAGAGCATTTAGATCAATAGAAGCTGGTCTGCCGTCTGGGCCAAGCTCGTTATTCATAACTTTTGTTAAGTTTTTAGGTTCTGCCCGAACTCGATCCGGCTCTGGCTCAGACTGTACTGTTACTGTGGGGCCAAACTGGTCACCCTTCTCAAGTATCTCCACGATGGCTGGTGTTCTGCTTGGAATAGAAACTGCAGAGATACCTTCTTTAACGTCTGTATCTGTTGTTACATCTGGTGCTCGTCTTGCGGAAATCACAATACCATTCTCATCAACGACAGAAGTCTTTTTCATTGTGCTTGTTGTGTTCCTAACAACAACCACTTCGAATTCAGTTTCTTCTGGCCGTTCAGATGTTATCTTATACTTTTTTATAATCATAAGGAAACCCTCCATTCCATAGTATCTTCTGTGTAATACGATACTGTTATTGGAAAGAGGGTTTAGATTAACGTTTGTCTATTTCTTTTTTGGCTTAATGTTTAAGGCTTTTGGATCAATCCTGAGACGTTCCATTGCTTTTTTAATCTTTGGCCTAGAACGCCAAATTGCATTATCGACAGATTTTTGATCCCACATAATCCGGCCAGTCTTTTTATTTCTCTTTTTTAGACCGAGCTCTTTGGCTATATCCCTGTAACTCATACTTTCTATGAATCTCAGAACAAATATTTTTTGTTCCATTTCAGAAAGAACTTCTGAAATTTTCTCAATAATATATTCTTCGTGATCTTTTTGAACGAGGTCTAGTGGTGTTGGGGTTTTTGTTTCCTGCCCCTCATCTGTTATCGTGTCTGCAAATGTAACAATTTCACCATCTTGATTTTTGGTTTCGCAATTCAAACTCAAAGATTGATTCAAAACCTTTCTTTTTTTTGCCTGTTCTTTATTGATAGATGTAATGATGTGTTTTCGAATAGAGGATTGTGCGAATGAAATAAAACTTCCTTTATTTTTGTCATATTTCTGAATAACATTAAGAAGTTTAATCATTCCTTCTTGATATACGTCTTGTGCCTCAGCACCCTGTATGAAGAAAAACTTAGTTAGATAACAAAGGTAGTTGTGCATATGTCGAAGAATATCTTCAAATGCATAATTGTCGCCATTTTTTGCTTTTTCTATTTTATCATGAAGTTCTTCTTTCTCTAATTTCTTATATTTGATGCCAGGATACAAGTCTACAAAGTACACTACATCTTTATTATATTTCTTTTCCCCGTACATACAAACCCCCTGTAGGACTACTGTCTACAAGGGTATATGATACAAAATGGCTAATTTGTCAACTTTGGCTGTGTTTTACTTATTTTTTGGTCCCTGCATCATGTGAATAATACACACGTCCAACATCAAATCTATCTTGGGCATTGTGTTGATATCTGTAATATACTTATTCAAAACGTTAGTACAATACAAAAGTGTTTTTTCGGAAACCTGATCTCTTTCTTCAATCCACTTGTTCTTGACACTATCCTCTTCATGGATGTGACTGTCAGTGTCCATGAACTTTCCAATAAGAAGATCGTGAACGTATTCCAATAGATCTAAAAATATCTTTTGAGGATCAACGCCAGAATTTGTTGCTCCCTTAACAAGACTAATAGACCCTCTATAATCATTTGTTCTTATATACTTGAAAAGATTCATGCAAAACGTGAAGTTCGATTTGCCTATAATGCTGGAGACATCACTATCTTTTACATCTTCACCTTCTTCAAACCTACCAAACACAGAATCAAGCATACTCAAAGCATCCCTAACGCTACCCTGTGCTGCTTTGGCAATAAGAGTCAAGGCACTTTTTGTTATTTTTCTTTTTTCTTTTTCACAAATCCCTTGAAGATGTTCTGTTATTTGACTGATAGAGATTTTAATCAAATCAAATCTCTGACATCTAGATTGAATTGTAGGAAGAATTTTATGTGATTCTGTTGTACAAAGAGCAAACATTGCTGTGGGTGGTGGTTCTTCAAGAATTTTAAGTAAAGCAGATGCAGCAGGACCCCTCAGACAATGTACCTCATCCACAATAAAGAATCTCTTTCTAGCCATAATTGGGTTATTGTAAGCCATTTTCTTTATATCACGAATGTCGTCTTTAGACGAATGTGTTGCGGCATCTAATTCATGTACATCAGGACACGATCCAGCAATGATGGATTTGCAAATCTTACTATTAACATCATACTCAACACTAGGACCATTATCACAATTGACTATTTGTGATAGGATTCTAGCAATTGTGGTTTTACCAGTGCCACGAATACCAGTAAATAGATATGCGTGGGATAGTCTGTTTTGCTTTACTGCTTTTGTCAGTGTTTGTTTAACATGGTCTTGGCTAACTACTTCGGATAGTTTCTGTGGTCTATACTTTCGATACAGAACCTTTTTCTCTTCCATTTTGCTCTCCATTAATTTCTTGCATCAATTTATCAACTATTTCATAAAGATCTTCAAAAGACTTATTGTTTGATACGATAAGGTCGAAATTGTTTTTTATAACATAGTCGAACTCGTAGTCTGACAGTGCATTTTCAACGGCATGAACATTCTCTGCTGCTTGTAATCTATCGTTTCTGATTAAAACAACTTTTCCACCAAGTGCCTTGATCTCGTCAGCTTCTTCTGGACTTCTAATACCAGAAAGAACAGCATCGTGTCCTTCTAAGAAATCAAACACACCTTTTTCTTTAACTTGACCCATCACCTCTTCATATTGATAATAGAAAAGAAACGTGGGGTTAATGCCCAATGGCAAACCCCACAGTTTCCTTCTCATTAGACCCAAGCAATGATAAACCCACATTGTTGGATATAGATTTTTTGACATCAACCCAAGTTCTTGAAGAATTCGTCTTTGTTTAGGATCAGACTTTTCTCCATTGTAGCCAAAGTACTTCTCGGCTAAAACCATAATTGGTTCACTGAGCTCTCCAGTTAGAAAGTTATGTTCTCTCTTCAGGTGTTTCGAGATAGTAGATTTACCTACCTGGGGAACCAGGCTACATAGACCAATGAGCATTTTTTTCTCCAATTAAGCCAGTTTTGAATCTATAAATAGACCAAGCTGTTCAATCACCTCGGTCACGCATTGCTCTGGGCTTTTATCGTCTGTATTGATTAGAAGGAAATTCCTGTTCTTTTTTTCTTTTTCAAAGAGAGATTTATACCCTTCCCACACTCTAGTCTTGAAAGCCATCTTTTCTCTCTCGATCCTATCTTCCCCATCTCGATCTTTGTCTTTGGAGATTCGCATCATACCAACTTCTGGATCGACCATGAGAAGAATTGTTAGATCTGGAACAAGTCCTCCTGTAGACTTTTTATTTAAGTATTCGATATGCTCAAGTGCTTCTTCTTTACCGTATCTTCGCCCCCATCCTTGGTAGGCATATGTAGAGTCTATGTATCTGTCACAAAGAACCAATTTTCCCTCATCAAGAGCTGGCTTGATGATTTTCTGGACATGTTGACATCTGTCCGCAATATACAGGAAGACCTCTGCTTCAGGGTCAATGTCATTCTTTGGAGAAAGAATAAATTCCCTAAGATCTGTACAAACAGCACAATGTGGACTGCCAGGTTCTTTAGTAAGAACATATGTCTTTTTGACTACATTATCCAGCCACTTTGCGATTTCTTTTATTAACGTTGTTTTTCCAGATCCATCTGGACCCTCTACAGTCACAAACAGACCACTCTTTTTCTTAGGCATTTTAATATTCCGTCCTGGCGTTAAACTTGCACTTTAGTGTCGGCAATGTTGGGGATAGTACTATCTTCGTCTGCCCAACCAACACCAAGTTCTTCAATAAAGCTTCGCCAATCTGAAACATCTGGTTTTTGAAGTTTGCCCCACTCATAATCTTGACCCTTGTCGTTGAGTTTCATCAACTCTTCTTCTGTCGGAATCTCAATTCTCTTCAACATATTTGCAACATGGGCAACCTTCTTCTCTCCACACAAACGACCCCACATAGAGGCGTATCCGTGGATGAGATATTTCTTGGCAGTAAGAAGCGTTTTAGAACCACGAATACCTTCAATCTTCAAAACACACTTCTGACTTGCTGGTGCTGGTTTGTCAACCCTCAGACCACAGGTAATCATATCTGGATCAATTCCTCCAAAAAGATCTGGTCTCTTTTCAATCAGAAGATGAACCATCTTCTGAATATCCTCTGCTGGTTCGTAAATCGGTGCCATTTGTTATTTTCCTCCGTCTTGTTTTTGGCTTAACGTAAGCTCTGTATTCGGCTTACTGTAGTTAATATATACGATAGCATTGCTATCTATTTTGTCTGCAAATATTTGATTAGCCAACGGATTCTCAATGTGTTTCTTCAAAACACGAACCATAGGTCTAGCACCATATTCTTCTGAGTATCCATTTTCACAAAGAAAGGTTTTGGCTGACGGAGACACCCTAATATTGTAGCCAGCTTTTTTAATCCTATCTTTCACCTTGCCAAGTTCTATCTCCATAATTTTCCTGACATTTTTTTTGGTGAATGTGTTAAACACAAGTGTTTCGTCTATTCTGTTAATAAACTCAGGAGAAAAGTGATTCTGGACTTCGTCTAATAGAAACTTCTCAACGTCATCCTGTTGTCGCACATGGTCTGGAACACGAAAGCAAATACCCTTTGCTTTCTTGCCAATCTGTGCTGCTGCAATATTAGACGTGGCTATGATAATAGAGTTGCTAAAGTCAGCCAGTCTACCTTGCGAATCTGTAAGCCTACCCTCATCAAATATCTGAAGGAAGATGTTTAGAACATCTCGATGAGCCTTTTCTATTTCATCAAGGAGAATTACAGAGTATGGTTTTTTCCGTATCTGTTCGGTAAGCTGTCCACCATCATCATGACCAATATATCCGGGTGGGCTTCCAATAATCTTAGATATAGAATGTTTTTCCATATATTCCGACATATCGAGTCGAACTATCTTATTCGATCCAAATAATTTTTGAGAAATACTTTGAGCCAAAAGAGTCTTACCAGTACCTGTTGGACCCAAGAACAAAAACACCCCCATTGTCCTATTGGCATCCTTAAACCCAATGCGTGATCTCTGAAGTGCATCACAAACAACATCTATTGCTTTTGTCTGGCCAATGACAACCTTAGACATCTCTTTTTTAATGTTCCCAAGTGTCTTTTTTTCGTCCTGAGACATTGTCGCAACAGGAATACCAGTAGAATCTGAAATAACCTCAAGGATTGTCTCTTCCAACAGAAGATTCTTTACCCCAGTCTTACTCTTATTGTGTGTCTCCAAAACTGATTTAACACAAGACTCATCAAGAATATCAATGGCTTTGTCTGGGAAGAATCTGTTTTTAATATATTTATCACAAAGATCGGTTATTGTCTTAATGGAGTTATCATCGATATTAATCCCGTGGTAGTTTTCATATTCTGATTTAATGCCACGAAGAATCTTGACAGTGTCTTCGGTGGACGGTTCTTCCAAAAACACAGAAGTAAATCTACGAGAAAGAGTTTCATCTCTTTGAATATACTTTCTATAGTCTTCGTATGTCGTCGTACCGATACATTGAAATACATCAGAAGATAATTTTGGTTTGAGTATAGAACTAGCATCCAATGCACCTTCTGCATTTCCAGCGTTGATAAGGGTGTGTATCTCGTCAATAAAAATGATTTGAGGATTCTTTTTCTTAATTTCAAAGAACGAGATAATAGACTTCATTCTTTCTTCAAACTGTCCTCTATATTTTGTACCAGCAACAACATTCCCAAGATTAACAGAGTAAATCTGAGCTCCCTTTATTTTACCTGGAACATCGCCAGAGTTAATTCTTTGTGCCAGACCCTCGATCAGTGCGGTTTTACCAACACCAGATTCACCAACAACGATTGGATTTCTTTTCTTTTTACGACAAAGAACCTGAATGCATCTTTCTATTTCTTTGGTTCGACCAATGAAAGATTCTTTTCTTTTGGCAACCTTTTCATTTACATTCTCTATGTATGATTCCTTCTTCAATGTCTGTTCAAGTGTTGTTTGTTTTTCTTTTCTTGTCCTTCTACCACTACCACTTGATCCGTCTTCAGCGATAGCTTTCTCCTTTTCTTCAGAGGTTTTTTTCTTCCGGCCGACATTGCTACTACTCATTGCAGCAATAATCCCCATTTTGAAATCTCTCTTAGTGATTCCATATTTTTCTAAAAGAGATTTAATCTCTCTAATGTGTGCGACATTGCCACCATAGGAAAGGAACGATAGAATAACGTGTTCGGTACCAATGTATGGATGCCCCAAATTAATAGATTCTTCTTTAGAAAGACGGAGAATCTCTTTTGTGCTATCGTGAATTTTTGTTTCGTCTATTTTGTCTTCGTCTTTTAGCACAGATACATTTGATATGCCGTTGTACAATTCGGGTACATCAACATTCAATAGTCCTAAAATATTATCAGAAAGACTTTCTGCCTCTCCAAGAATACAAAGGATAAGATCTTGTGGCCAAACCCCATTGTGACCAAGTTTAATTGCCGAAACAAAAGCTTTGTCACGCAAGATCATTTTCAGTTTTGGGCTAAGGATGTCTTCGAAATTCATGTTTACTTCTCTTCCCTTTGGAATTTGATGTGATAAACAAAAGAGGTTTCACCATTTTTAGAAGTATATTGATCTACTTCTTTCTTGCCAAATTTCTTGTGAGCAGTTTCAAGTTTCATCTTTTTCATAGATGTGATTTGGATTGAACAAATACTCTTACGAGAGTATGTGTACGCTAACGTCTTCTTGTTAGAACTGGTTGATGGCTTAAAGCTTAAAAGGATGGAATCTCTCTCACCACTTTCAATTTCTTTTTTTTCTTGGGAAGAAAATGGAATAAGCGAGTCAGAACCAACCAACTTACAAAAAATCTGATCAGAAGGCATTGTACCAGCTTTCTGATGTATCTTCTGCATTCGATTGTTAAGGATAAGAACAGCGGGTAAATCATCAACGTTGACATCGACAGCTATGTCTAACGCTTCTTTATTGTTCAAAACGTCAAGATACAGCCAATCACCCTTCGAAAAGGTATTGGATAGATATTTTAATTGATACTTGCAGAATTTACAGTTTTCTGCACCAAAAACGACGATACGCATATTATTGTAATCCAATCAAATCTAATTTATCGTAAGAGAATTTCCATCCATTACACGATATCCTATGTGGTTTTTTCAAAAGAATTGAAGATATCATAGAAGAGTTACAGTGCAATTGTCTGGCTGCTTCTGATTGGCTGTCAAATTGCAAAAGATCTCCATCCTTATGTGCATAAAATGTCCATTTATTTTTATGGTCTTTTGGTTTATCAAAAGAGAAATACCATCCTCCACATGTTTTTCTTTTATCATGTAACACTGACGATATATGAGATCTTGACAAACCCAACCTTACTGATGCTTGCCCTAAAGATTCGAAAATAATAGGTTTTTGTTCCGTGTCTTTAAAGGCATAAAACGGCTTCATGCCCTTGGATCTGCTAATTTTTATTTTGTTCTGTTCGTCTTTGAAGTATTCAATCTTTAGATCTCTTTGAATTTGTCTTTGTTTTGGATCTGAAAATTGCTGTATTGATCGTTCTCTTTGAGACTCTCTGTTTATGTCTTTTGACCAATATTTTTTTGATTTCTTACCTATCTTTTCTTTCATTTCTTTTGAAAGGTTTCCACCACCATCACCACCTAGTCTTATGTTGTAACCGTGCTGTTTTGTGTTTGTTTTGAATTGAACTATATATTTTTTTTCAAGCGTATTCAATTCTTCTGTAGAATCAGATTCACAAATAATATTTGTTGTAAAGTTTTCTGAACCATATTTTTGTACAGCTCGATATAGGGCTGTACATTCTTTGTATCGACAAAAGTTGTTACCCGAATTCCTTTTATTTATATCTTGAACAGTTTGCCCAATATATGATTTGCCGTTTATGTTATTTATTATCCTATATATGCATCCCATATATTTGTTTCCTTAAGTGTCAAGTATTGTTGCTTTACGAGCAACCTGTGGTGTGTCCACAGTTTTTGCAGTGTTTGCAACTACCATTGGTCTCCATTAAAGAGCCACAACTTGGACACGCAAGTGATGCACTAGACTTCTTTCTTCCCCTACCTACCTTAGTATCTGTTAATTTCTTCTGTTTTTTAACCTTAGATTCCTTTACATATGGTATCGGACTTGAAATACCCATCGATTTTCTTTCAGCATCATCCATAAAGTTGAAAGCGATGTACTTCATCATGTAATCAATAATACTCTGTGCAAACGGTATTTGCTTGTTCCCAGTCCACCCTTGTGGGTCGAATTTTGAATGAAGCATTTTCTGTACGAAAATCTTAACCGGAATGCCATACTGGAGCCCAAGAGACATGGAAATTGCAAACGTATCCATCAATCCCCTCATAGTACTACCTTGTTTAGACATTGTGATAAACACTTCACCAAGGCTTCCGTCTGGATATCTGCCGAAATGGAACATGATATCGTGATCATCAATAACAGCTTTGTGACGTTTCGTTTCCACATCATCTGGTAACCTAATCCTTGTGGCACGAGCTCTTTCTTGCTTAACCACACTAAGGGGTTGACTTCCCTTAGAGTTGTCCCTATAGATGGCAACACATTTGATTCCCATCTTCCATGCATCAATATACATTTGACATATTTCGTCAGCAGTTGTCTCTTCTGGGACATTGATTGTCTTACTTATCCCACCACTTAAAAATGGTTGAATTGCCGACAACATTTTCAAATGTCCCTCTGGCCTGATGCTTCTCTCTTTGCCCAATGCAGTATCGAAAATTGGAATATGTTTCTCTTGAATCTTGTCACACCCGACAACAGAGTTGTTTGCCAAGATATGTTCGTTAATGGTAATAATATCATTTTTACTGTAGCCAAGATTGCCCAATGCTCTACCAACTGTATTGTTTACAATTTCCATCGTAACATCACTACCAGCCAATAATTTGTATGTGACGAGTGCAACTTCTGGTTCACAGCCAGTTGTATCACAGTCCATAGCGATACCAATAGTGCCAGTTGGAGCCAAATTAGAAACATAAGAGTTTCGAAAACCATGTTCAGAACCAACACTTATTGCATTGTCCCATCTTTTCGTTCCTTCTTTGAGGATTTCTTTAACATATGATATTTTTCTAATCTCACCATGAGATTTTTTGTGCATGGAGAGAACATCCAACATAGACTTTTTATTCTCCTCCCATTTTGGAAACGAACCAAGAGAAGCAGAGTTTGTTGCAGAAGTCTCATATGCTACGGCAGTCATTAGACTTGTAAGTGATGCGGCAATCCCTCTTGCGTCATCACTATCGTAAGGATGTCCTAGACACATAAGAAGAGCACCTAAGTTTGCATAACCAAGACCAATTGTTCTGTACTTTTTGGTTTCTTCAGAAATCTTATCAATTGGATATTGAGCGTTTTCAATCCAAATATCCTGTGCCACACCAACAACCTGACACACATGAACAAACTTTTCTACCTCAAACGAGTTGTTTTCTGAGTCAAGGAATGACATGAGATTTAAACTAGCCAAATTGCACGATGTGTCGTTTTGTGCAACGTATTCGGAACATGGGTTTGAAGCAACACACGGATCTGACTTACAGGTATTCCACTTATTAATCGTGTCATGATACTGTAGTCCAGGATCTCCACATCTCCACGTTGCATCTGCGATACCCTTGAGGATAACTTGAGATTTATGTTTCTGAAATCTTTTGCCAGTTGAGACAGCTTTGGTCCAATACTCACCATCCTCTTCTGCCGAGTTCATAAAATCATCTGTAACTCGAACTGAATTGTTTGCATTTTGAAAACTTACAGTAGAGTATGCCTCTCCATTATAGGAGTCGTCATAACCCTCTCTAATCAAAGCAAAAGCCTTCTCTTCTTCCCTAACCTTGCAGTATGTGAAATCAACAATCTCTGGATGATCAACATTTAAGATCACCATTTTAGCTGCTCGTCTTGTTGCTCCACCAGATTTAATCGAACCTGCGTTAGCGTCTGCAACCCTCATGAACGATAGTACGCCAGAACTCGACCCACCAGTAGATAAACCCTCATGTTTACTACGAAGAGACGACATATTTACACCAGAACCAGAACCGGCTTTAAAAATAATACCTTCTGTCCTAAATAGATCGAGAATAGATTCCATATCATCTTCAACAGAATTTATAAAGCAAGCTGATGCAGTTTGTGGACGACCATCAAAGCCCATGTTGAACCATACTGGTGAGTTGAAATAGGCTATTTGGTGAAGAAGGATATGCGTCAATTCTTCCTCAAATATTTGTTGCTCTTCTTCTGTTTCGAAATATCCCTGATCAACCCCCCAAAGCACATTTGTATTGACGACCCTGTCGATCAATTGCTTATAGCTGGTTTCTCTATTTGGAGTACCAATAACACCCTTGAAATATTTAGATGCAATGATATTAATGGCGTTTTGTGAAAATGTGGATGGAAACTCAACATCCTTTTGTTCAAAATTAATGTTGCCAGTTTTATTGTTTTTAATTATTGAGTGAAACTTTTTCCAAGTAACATTTTCATATGGATGTGAATTCCCGTCTGTAAAAAACCTACTAATTCTTTCTTGCATCTTTACTGGCATTTAATCTCTCCATTATTCATTAGTTAAGGTAATTGTTCTTGGAATAAAACCAGGAACCTGAACAACATTTCCTTGGCTGTCCCTTTCATATCCATTCAATAAACTAGCCACCTTTTCAAGTTCGTCTTTACGGTTCTTCCCTGTCGGGATTCTTCCCCAGACTTCTGTTGGTGTGAAGCAGACAAAGAACTTGTCTTCTTCTGTCCTAACCCGCAAATGAATACCACTAGCATCATCTGCAACTGTAGCAAGTATTATTTCACATTTCATTACGTTATAAGTGTTCCAGTCCCCATACTATTTACTTGAGACCTAATGTGTAAAAGAAATTCCCTAACCTTGGCGTCTTCTCTATCGAATACGTCCTTTGTTATTTCACCACGATTATATTGATTGAAGAAGCCTCTGCGACGAATCTTCATATCGGTGAGGGACTCTAGTGCATCTGGCCCCATTTTTATCAACAAAAAGTGAGTATCGAATGGCATATATGTTCTTGAGGATAGAACAATTTCTCTTCCTATTTCTTTTTCTGGGAAAAGATTTATATCGAGATGGTGAATCTTCCTAAAAAGATCATCAGAAACAACTCTCGACACGATAATACATTTGTTTTTTCCTTTAATTTTTAAATTACGACATTGTTCAGCCATCTCCATATCTTTGGCTTCGATACCTAACTCTACACTAGTGTTCTTAAGACGTTCGTCCCACTCCTCGTCTGGATATAGACCATAAAGTCGGCAAGGAAATGGTCTGGCATCGTAAATACTACAAAGGTCATCTCGCAAAAGAGTGCATCCCTTTACATATGAAGGCTCTAGGTACGAAACGAAACAATCGTAAAGTAAATCATTAATTTTATTAACAGGCCATTCTTCGATTATTTTTAGCATTTTAATCAACTCAATAAGAAGAATAGGGGGAGAGTAGTGTTTACAACAATCTGCCTCTACCTCTTCTTTGCCAGGACAATGAATACACTCAGTGTTCTGTATTTTGTTATAAATAACATTGAGTTTCTTAATGTTCTTTTTAATTTCTTCAGATTCTGTGTCGATCTCTATACCGTAAAGCGGATGTACGAGTTTCATAGTCAATATCCTCAATTCTTATCCATTATACGAGAAGACCAATGGAACTTAGAACAGTTTGTTTAGTTCTGGCGGTGTATTAATATTTGTTTGTGTTTGTAGGAGATAAGAGTGTTCTTTCGGGACAATGAGGAGTTCTTTCTTTGATCTGGAAGTGTTGATCGTGTAAGTCATATCAATCTCTTGGCAAACAGCCCAATCATACAATTTTCTTATTTCATCACAGTCATCATAAGACAATAACCATGGGTTTGGGCACTCTTTAAGGGCATTTCTCAACCTTTCATGATCATTTGTCGTGAAAGAGAACTGATAGAGCTCCGTACCCTTGTCGTAGTATGGCGGATCCAAGTAGAAAAAACAAGGACTTTCGTCATCAAACATATCTAAAAAATCTACAGAAGTACAGCCATTGTTTCTAATGGTATTTAAACCAAAGAGATCTGAACATTCTATTATTTTTTTTGTGATGTTTTTTGGATTCCATCTACATGAAATATTATATTTTGATTTTTGTTTTTCGCCACCAAGAGGTCCACCAGATTTAGTGCCAAGGCCAGAATATGATATTTGATGAATGGCTAGTTTCTGAAAGCCAAGATCAACTGGATCTTTTGACATCTTATCCAAAGCTTCTTTTCTACTAAGATTAAGAAGGTTTTTCTTGATTTTATAAAACTCATCCGTTGATGGCACGAATGCCCTAACCCTATCGCAAAGATCTTTGGGATATTGCATTACAGATGTCCAAAGACAAGATAGAGACACATCATAATCGTTAAACCAAAAAGAATCTATATTTTGTTTTGACAATAAATTAACACCTATAGATCCACCGCCAAAAAACGGTTCTCTATATTCGTGTTTTTTGTTTTGCGTATTTCGATAGTTCTCCATAATAGCATGGAGAATTTCTTGTTTGACTTTTCTTTTTCCACCAGGATATCTAAAAAACATTATACTTTTCCAGTCATTTCGTTAATGTTATCCACAAGACGTTGCATTGGTTGCAGTTCTGATCTTTTTATATATATGTTTTTGTGATTTCCCCTAATGGCATTCCCTATTCTTTGGTGAATGTTTTTTACCAAATCCATCTTTTTTATATATCCATAGAAATTAACAATCAACAAATTTCCTTGATCTTTAATGGTCTCGGAAAAGACATATATATCTGGAATAAGTTTGCTCTTTACGCTCTTTCCATTTCTATACGAATCTATATACTTTATAAAGTGGATAAGTTCATCATCTTCGAAAAAATCAGAATCCGGTATTAGTTCTTGGTAAAACCTATGATCTTTTGTTGAGTTCTTGACATCTATATTGACGTATTGTCTTTTACATTTGTAAAATCTAGATTGTGGGTTGGTACATACTATCTGAAAATCATATGCATTGCCCTTGTCACTTACCTCTTCATCTATTGGTAGACTGGAAAGATAACCAAAACACTCTTCTCCCTCAGAACCAATCATTTCTGCCAAATGTGGTTTGCTACCTTCGTTCAAAAGACCCTCTCTATATCTACTTTCTTTCCACTCTAATTTCTTAGAAAACCTTTTTGCTCTATCTTCACATATCTTTAAAATTCCGTTTTCTCTTATGACAACACAACACTCCTGGCCATTTTTTGTAAAACTAATTTTTCTCATATAACAAATACCTATTCCTCTCTTGGTGTCCAATCCTTATCAATCATCTGTTCTGGCGTTTGTGGTGTCGCTTTACCAAGATTTACGGTTGGCTCAATACCCTCAAGACCACCAGTGTCTACCCATCTTTGAAACTGCATATCAGCTTCTCCCTTTTGGGCAGGAGCATCTACGGGTGAACCAACTGGTCTGAGTTTGTCTTTATACTTGCCACGATACCCTCTATCTTTATGGTTTGTTTGAAAGTCTAACCCAACAAAATGAGTTCCAGTTCCACCAGAGATTAATCTTATGCATGGCTGAATACTTTTACAGCTTGGACATTCGTGTTTTGTAAACTTATCGTCATCCATAAGTTGAAAAAGCTCATACTCTGTTTTACACGTTTTACACTCGTAGTCATATCTAGACATTTTAATTACTCCGTTTGTTCGCCTCTCGAACTCTTTTGGAAATACCTGGAGTGCTACATTCTCTTTCAAGGCGTTTTAGTTTTTTTGTTTTATCAGAAATTATTTCTTTTGCTATCGGCATCCAATACATTGGGCCTTCGACATATTCCTCACCCTTATGCTCTAACAAATGTATGTATCCTGGAAAATCAACTGGATACCCATCTCGATCACCAATCCAAGGACATGATTGTTCTGCTACGTGATCTACAATCCACTTTACACCATCTGGTTTCAGTATGTAGTATCTATCAAATAAAGATATTAAAATACTAGCCTTTTCTTCAATGTAGTGTTTGACTTGATGTGATTTAAGTGTGAATTTCCTATTATTATCTTTCATACACTTCACTTCAAAAATCGTTTTTTCTGTATCTTTATTTTTCCAATTTACCGAAACACTATAATCTGGCTCACAAGCAATTCTGTCATCATCTTCTTCAAATTTGCCTTCTTTAACCTTTCCTATTCTCTCAAAAGAAACATCAATAAAATCTCCAGATTGATCCTCTTGTCCAATACGTTCTTTTTTATCTTCAACAAAAATTTTGATCCATTCTAATTCTCGAAACGTACCAGACTTTATGTTTGTTTTTGTTTCTTTCTTTGATCTGTAGTTTTGTCTAAGATTACGCTTTGACATACTATTACCCCCTGTCCAATTTGACATATTATTACTCTCTGTCCAATTCAAGATCATACGACCACGATTTCCCTTCTTTATGAACGCCAAAAAACTTCTGTGCGGCAGTACCGGCCGACAATAGATTATTGATAGAATAGTCATCACCACCAATAAAAGATGAGTTAATAATCATTCTACCACCAGACGCAGATTCCAACTCTCCCATTTGATGGAAGTGTCCCATTATCAGGTAGTCAAACGACCTAACATAATTGAAGACAAATTGCGAAAGTTCTTTTGGATCGTCTTGGTTAATACCAAGTCTTTCAATTTCATCCCACATTTTATCCAATTTCTTAGAGCCATCAAACAAACTTCTGTATTTCGACTCAGCACGAACCATACCGTAAAATGGGATTCCGTTCCATCCACGAACTTGATCTCCATGAATAAGTAAAAACTTGTTATCGAAGATCTCTGCAATCTGAAATGGAGATCTTGGAATACGCATAGTGATATTCGGATAACCAGACAAAGATTGTTCGAGGAATTTGTAAACGAGATAATCCCAGTTCACAAATCTCTTTTCCTTCTCTCTCTTAGCGACTCTACCATGGTTTCCATAAACACCATAGAATTCAATTGTTTCAAAAACTTTAGAGAGTTTAATTAAAGATTCGAGAATTTTATTAACAGCCAAAAACACCTGATCCATAACATTTAATTCTGTGTGTAAAAATCCCCATTGTCCAGCATCATTACCACCATGGACAATATCACCAAGGCTGAAAATATTTAGTTTGTTGATTGGGTAAGATTTACGATGATGCCCTGTGATCTTGGTAACCTTATCAACAAGACCACTAAGACGTTTCTCGAAAGTAGACATGGTGTAGCTTGAAAAACCACCGACCTCTTCTGGTTTTACTGCGAGTCCAACGTGAATATCCGATAAGACCAAAACAGCCTCTTGTTTTGAGGTAGTTGCTTTCATGCCCTTTGGGTATTTTATTTTTGTAGGATCTATTGGTGTGAGAGATGCAATTGAACTGGTAATCTTGTCCATAATAACATCTTCTGTGGCTACTTTATTTAAGTATTCGTTTTGTTTTTTCAATTCATGAAGATGAAGAACCCTGTCTTTTCTTTTTGCAATTAACTCTTCCGCTTCTGATATGACCGAAGAATCCACACCTTTTGTTTCTTCAACACTTTCTAACATTGTGCTTGCCGTTGAACAAAGAACGTCTTCAATATCTAGATTGTTTTTCTCGAAATATGTCTCCCAATCTGTGTATCGATATTTATTGTGGACTGCATTTGGCGTAACACCATATGTGGCGGCATACTCAACCCATTTATTACCATTTGCACTCACCGCTCGAAAGAGATCAACCATTTCATCGACTGACCATTTCTTGTTGCCTTTCTTCTGTCTACTTTTTGGCGATCTTGATTTCGACATATACAAACCTCTCTTTTGTTCAGATTATTAGAGATACGATTACTTATGGCTTCTTGTAAAGAATTTCGAACACTCTGGGTATAATTCCTCGTTAGTCTCAATCTTTCTAAGTTCTTCCATCAAGCCATCTGGCAGCCTATTTATATTTTCTACCCGACATTCCACAATATGATCTCCAAAAATTGCAGGATTATTTGGTCTTGGTAAACCGGATCCGGCTACTCTTATTCTTGTTCCGTCCTTAGCTCCAATTGGTATTGTTATTTTTTTTGTGCCGTGTAATGTTGGAACTTCAATCTCTCCACCAATCATACAAAGATGAATAGGAATTGGGACTTTACACAAAACATGCTCGTTGTGTTTCTCATATATTTCATGTCTAATCATTGAAAATGAAATATACATATCACCAAAACCATAAACCGGATCTTGGTGTCCCATTTTCGACTGTACAACTCTAATGTTTAGTGGAACCCCACGAGGTATTCTGATTGGCAACTCAACAGACTGTGGCATGTATCCAGAACCAGAACATAAATCACATGGATTACCTGTAATCTTGCCCGTACCAGAACATTCCATACAGTCTGTAATAATATTAAATACTGGTGTTGGTCTTTGTGAAGTCTTACCAGTTCCATTACAGCTTGAACATGTTTTAATATCACTAGCGTCTTTAGCACCACTTCCATTACATTTATTACAAATAGCACGTCTCTTATATTTTATCGTTTTCTCTACACCAGAAAATATTTCTTCAAGTGTTAATGGTATTTGTGCAGATATATCTAAGTTTGGTTTTCGTTGTTGTGTAAATTGTGGGCCTCCGCCTTGACCAAAAAGAGTTTCAAATATTGCTGAAAAATTACCAGCAGAGGAGGAGTTTCTAAATTGACCTTGATGATAACCTCCATTTTGAAACGCATCATACTGTCTTCTTTTGTTCGGATCAGACAGTGTTTCATAAGCAAGAGAAACCTCTTTGAACTTATCTTCATTGCCAGTTGGCTTGTCTGGATGATGTTGTACAGCAAGCTTTCTAAAAGCTTTCTTAATATCATCATCACTGGCGTCTTTGTTCACACCAAGAATTTTATATGGGTCTGTGTCCATTAGAATAAGTCAGTCGTTAATTTGAATTTTTTCTCGAATGAACTAAAGTTTTTAATTTGAAATTCTGGCTCTTCTTTTAGTATCTTTTTGCGTCTCTTAGAATGTTTTTTAGTCCATCTACCAATATCCATGAAGTCAAATACGAGAGCACATTTTTTGTCTTTGTTTTTTCTAATAACCCTTCCGACTCTTTGTTTGCATCTTGTTTTTGATTTACCACCACCAGCAAGAATTAACGCAGATAGAATTGGAATATCCAATCCCTCATCTGCTATTGTTGTTGCAACAAGAACAGAGATCTTTCCAGCACTAAAGTCTTTAATAAACTGTTGTCTTTCTTTTTTCTTAGATTCACCTGAAACGAAAACAGCTCCAGGTATTTGATCAGCAATAAATTGGCCGTGTTCTATTCTCTGGACCAAGACCATTGTTGGCAAACCTTTGGTTATTAAAGACTTTGCAATTGTAATAACATGTCCGTTTCTTTCATCACACTCAACAATGTGTTTTTTATAATCTTCAGCGTAAGTAGATACTCTTTTATCTTCAGACTTTAATTTAATAAAATATATTTCTGGACTAACAAGGAAACCTCTTTCAATTAAATAAGATGCAGTAATTTGTGCTCTTTTTCTTCCGAACAATGCTTCGATCAACATCTCTGATTTATCTTCTCTTACTGGAGTTGCTGAACCACCAAACGTATAGTAGCCATTTGGAGATCTCAAAATAACTTCTTGACATGTTTTGGCCGGAATATGATGGCAGTTATGTGTAAGTGTGTTGTTCGCTATGAATTTATGTGTGGTTGTGGTGAAATCATATACAACAGACATTTTGTTTTTGATTTCAATTTTTTTGATTTTACTAAGAAAATATCTTACTCCATCAAGATCGACTGTTCTGTTAAAAACACCACACGATTCTCTTTGAATTGATTCTGCTTTTCTTTGCATTGAAATATTAAAACGAGAATTAAATTTTGATAAATATTTACCTGTTATTGAGAGTAAAAAAAGTGTATTATGTTTAATGTTCTTTCTTTTTTTTTCTCTAATTGTAGAAATAATACCAAATTTAAGAAGTAAAGTTTGTATGTCTTGAATAAAGGAATATGAACAAGAAGAAATGGTTAGTCTCCTTGTTGACACATCTCCCTCACACGACACACAACCATCAATAAAATGCGATAAGTCTTCAAGGTTATTGTTCCACAATTCATTATAAATTCGTATATCGTTAGATTTTTTTCCGGCTGGTATTCCTATATAATTAACAATAAATGAGTAAAAATTTCTATCTTTTGTATATAATAGAAGGTTTCCCCTATTATCTGTTTGTTTTACAAAATCAATAACATATCCAACTTGATGTCCAAAATCTATAAGTCCTTCTTCAAAAACAGAAGAAAACCATTCTTGATCTTTGGTGACATTTATTTTAATCCTATAACCTTTTTTTTCTACATGTCCGTCACACAATATAGTAGAAATTAATCTAAGCAGATTTGGCGACATTTTATTTTTTTTGGGTGGGTTATGTGGTATTTTTTCTGGGATAAGAAGAAAATCTCCAATTTCAATATCTTGAGATGGAATAACTTCAACATCTTCTTGAGATAAATCTTCATAAACACCCCAGGTTAATCTCTTTTTACTTTTTTTTAATGAGGTTTTTCTTATAGATATGTTTGGGTGTGTTTTTGTTGTTTCTAAAAACCCACATTGATGTGTTATTTTCAAGGTACTATTAACATTTTTTTTAAACTTATTACTTACAAAACCACCATTTAATTGGTCTCCATTTTGTATATTTTCTATGGGAATCAACATTCCATTATAGTCTATGATTTGTGTGTCACCAACAAGACATTCGTCAAAATATATTCCTTTAGACTCTTCTATAATATATTGAATTTCTTCTTTTTTCGTTTCAATATGAGACATGTCTTCTTCCGAAATAGAAGAGACATCGGCATCATCAACATCTTGCATCTTCTTCATATCTTTTTTAAAATTCAACTTTGAATCAAATGCTCTAACTGCTGTTTGAACCGTCATTATTGTGATGTCTTTTGTTTTACAAACACCATCACCAACAATACCAACTTCTAATCCTGGCATTGTTGCTTCTAATCTTTCTTGAGCCTGATACATTAAATCTTTAGTGAGGACGTAGAATATAAACGGCTTAACCCCAAGTTCTTGAATAATCTTAGCCACAATAATCGTCTTGCCAGAACCTGTAGCACATTCCAACACACCTCTGCCTTTATCAATACTATTGGCCACAACTTCTTTTTGATAATCCCTAAGCTTGTAATCTTTTTCATCCCAATTAAGATCCAATGTTTTTTTTGGCTTCCTTCTAGTGTCTTTTATAATTGGGATAACGTCATATTCTTTGTAAAGTATTTCGATTACCGTAGAAAGCAATCCCGTAAGAAAATCACCTTGTTTTGGGTTTTTCTTCGTTTTATGGAATAAGTGCTTCCTGCCGTCCCAGCCTTTGCGATCCATTCGGATCCACTGAGCACCCGCAACTTCAAAAGATATGTTTTCGTATAAGGCTATATTCGCACCTAAAGGTAGGTTTTCTACACTACACCATCTATTCCCTATTGTGATCGTCGGTCTGGTCATGTTTTCCAGTCTTTCTCATTGGGCAATTTGCTTTATCGCATTGAAAATTTTCTATATCGTTGATTTCTTTACCGCAAACATGACAGACTAAGCTGCCTTTCTTCTCTAATACGACTTGTGGTGTTTGTATTGTTGTGGCTCTTTTGATTATTGACATTTTACAACCCCTTATGTATGTCGTGTTCCCTTTTCCAGATAATTTTTTGTGAATTCTCTAGAAAATTTGATTGTTCGATCACTAGAGTGCATAAACGCTCTAGACTATAATATTCGTCGCCATACTCTAAAACACCTCTTTCATTACAGTTTGGGCATAAATACCGAACGAATAGAATTCCTTTTTTGTCTCCAGATGTATGGAAGCCAATTTCGAAATAATTAATTGATGCGACATCAGAACCACATCCCGCACATTTTTTGCTAAGCATCCACACTGGATAAACTTTATCTATGTTATTTTTATCTTGTTTGTTTTTTGACATTCAGTTCTCCGTATCGAGTTCTGTCGTATTGGATTTCATATACGACTTCTTTGTTTGAATTAAAGTTCCTTTGAAAAATAAATAGGGATTTATGTTCTTTTTGTCGTATTTTTAAGAGTTCCTCTGAGAAGTCATTTTGTTTATGGCCAATTTTGGGGGGACTAGGGGGGTAGGTAGCTTGTGTATACGAACGAAGTGAGTATGCACAAATATTAAAAAGACTTAAACGGAGTTTAAGTGTTTTTGATATCCTAGTTTAACTAGCGTCTAGTAATTACTAGACTCTAGTATATATTCTGAAAAAACAATTATTTAAAACAATTGTTGAAAAGAGGATGGGAAATGGGTCTTTTAGATATTTGTGGAATTGAAGGTACGAAAGACATTTTGATTTTTGCCGTTGACTTCGATGGGTTTCTTTGTTATTCTACATTCCCAGAGATTGGTGATCCAATACAAGAGAATATCAATTGGGTTAAGGATCGAAAAAAAGAAGGACACAAGATAATCTTATGGACATGTCGTGGGAATAAAGACAATAGAAACTTTTTAACAGAGGCTATTGAATGGTGTTATTCTCATGGTTTGTCTTTTGATGAGATAAATAAAGATTTGCCAGAGGTGAAAAAAGTCTTAAGTGAAGGCGATGTTGGTGAAGAGTCTGGAAAGATTATTGCTGACTTTTATAGAACGGGTCGAGAAAACCCCACCCCTTGTGGGTGTGGGATGAATCGACCCCCGCACAAGGAGTAAAAATACTACAAAAACATCTACCAAAACAAAGGAATTGTAGAAAGTATTGTCGTATAGTAGTAGTATAGTATAAGTAAAGGAGAAATAAAATGGCTACAGTGCCCATTCAACTTAAGGTAGATGAAGATATCGTTCAAAATGTCAAACGAATGGCTAGATATCGTGCAGTAGAACAGGATAAAGATATTTCTTGGCAAGATCTAGTTAGAGAAGCAATCTATAGTTGCTTTCCTATTCCAAAGAGCGAAAACGATGTCCATCAAAAAAACATCTCATAGTATATATAATCTTAATTATCACATCGTTTTTGTTGTAAAGTACAGGCACGAGGTTTTGGAAGGTAGCATTGAATGTTTTGTAAAAGAACAAATATCTTGTATCTGCAAAAGATACGATTGGGATTTAATAAGCATAGAAGTTATGTCCGATCACGTTCACTTCTTTGTATCGGCAAAACCCGAAACGGCACCATTGACAATTGGTTCAACTATCAAAAGCATATTAACTGTTGAGATTTTCAAACAATTTGGTGATTTGAAAAGAAGGTATTTCTGGGGATCTGGTTTGTTTTCTGATGGAACATATTATGGTTCAGCAGGTGCTGTTTCGGAAGAGATAATTAAAAGATATATTAAAGAGCAGAAGAGTAAATGATTAAATCGTTCAAATATAGAATCTATCCAACAAAAGAGCAAGAGAAGATCCTTGTTGGAACTCTTACTACATGTAGGTTCTTGTATAATAATTCTCTTGCAGAACGTATCGAGAAATATAAAGAATCTAAAGAAACTCTGAAATATGTTCAACAAGCAAATTCTATGGCGAAATCAAAGAACGAGTATCAAACCAAAGTACATTCACAGGTTCTTCAAGATACTCTAAGGAGACTAGATAAGTCTTATCGTAATTTCTTCAGAAGAGTAAAGAACGGAAAAAAGGCTGGTTTTCCAAGATTCAAGCCAGAATCAAGATTCAATTCTTTCTGCTATCCACAATCAGGATTTGCTGTATCAAAAGATAAAAAGAGAATTAGGTTATCAAAGATAGGGTGTGTTAAAATAATTTGGTCTAGAGATTTACCATCTAATCCAAAAACATGTATTGTACTAAGAGATGTGGATCATTGGTATGTTGTTATGACGGCTGAGACTAAAGTCAGTAAAGAAATATCACAAAAACCACCCGTTGGTATTGATGTTGGGATATCAAACTTCATGTCAATGTCAGATGGTTCTGTTGTAGATAATCCAAGAACGTTATTGAACGGTCAGGATAAGTTGGCAAAAGAGCAGAGGAAATTGTGTAAAAAGACCAAGGGTTCTCTGAACAGAAACAAACAAAGGATTCTGGTCGCAAAAGCACATAGAACAATTAAGAATAAGAGAAATGATTTTCTGCACAAAACATCAACAAGTTTAGTCAATAAGTATGGAACAATAGTTTTTGAAAACCTTAATATAAAAGGAATGGTTAGAAATCACAAGTTGGCGAAACATATCCAAGATGCTTCTTGGAATAGACTAATACTCATGACTCAGTACAAAGCGGAAGAAGCTGGTGCTAAAGTCATATTGGTTGATCCTAGAAACACATCTCAGAATTGCTCTCAGTGTGGTATTAAGGTTCCAAAAACATTAGGTGATAGAATGCATGTTTGTCCTGAATGTGGTTTGGAGATGGACAGAGATTTAAATGCATCTATTAATATTTTAGCTAGGGCAGGGACTGCCCGAAGTAACGCCTATGGAGAAGATGTTAGACATTCTCTGGAACAGGTAACTGTTCCTGGAGTGCTATCTTCGTTGAAGTAGGAATCCCCACCTCTTGTGGGTGGGGTAGTTCAATGTAGAGCATGACGGAGAAACAGGACAATACTATGTCACGACACAAACTCCAGGTGAGTGGATCAGATATTCTCGAAGAAGCATTGCAGAAACATCCTGACAGCCAAAGTGGCAATGGGTATTTAAGTTTCTCAAAGTGGAAAGAAGAGGGTCGTGGCAAGAAGGTAAAGAGACAATATTACCAGGTTCCACTATCTGGTTATTTTGCATTCAATTGGTATCTTTTCTACGCATACGAGTATAAACAATTTTATTTCGATAACTATCCAGGTTTTCCAGCATATAAGGCAGAAACTCAGACTATTGCAAGATATGCATACAAAACTGCCTTTAGAGAACTTTTTTGGAGTGCGAGAGACTTTAAGAAATTTCTACTTTCTGAATTAAACAATCCAAAAAGTAAAAAAAGATTTGAGTTGAACTTTTTAAAATCAGACTATTGTCAAGAAAAAATGAGGATGTTTGACGAGAGTGTTGTTCGACCACTTCGGGAAAGTGATGATTTTGAACAATTAATACATCTTCAACATATTCCCATAAACAAAGAAGATCCTAATGATTTTATTAAGATTTTTAATGAGTTCCAAAATCAAGAAATAGCTCTTTTGAGTTGTTATGGAATTCCAATCTGCCACAAGTATATTCAAAAGAAGAAAAGACTATCTTTTGATGATGCTGGGGAGAAGGTTAGGGACGTTATAGTAGAAAAGCTCATACGCAAACACCATGGGAACAGACAAGTTGTCGAGAAAGTTCTTGTTGAAATTGCTAAATCGAGTTTGATGTGGGGACCGTATACGGATTACGAGACAAGACAAGGTCTTTTTAAAGAATCAGACCTCGTTTTGGATTGGAGATCTATTTTTCACAAGATTTGGAATAAGCTTGGCCTTGTTCATGAGGAATGGTGGCAAACAAAAGAGCAAAACCAAGTCCTTCTATGCCTACCTATCGTAAAGAAATTCCTTCAAAAAGAAGCACAACAAAAAAGAAACTTAGCCAAAAGTAAAGAAAAGCGAGCCAAGAATCTGGCTTGACTTGACTTGAGACTTTTTTTTTGTTATCCTCTGGCCAGTACGATACCCAAGGAGGAAAGAGATATGCCCGAAACGGCCACAAAAGACAAAGCAGTTAAATCGAAGAAGGTTCAAAAAAAGACTCCAGAGAAAAAAGAGAAAAAGATGAGTCTTTTTGAGAAGGCAACGGAAGAGTTGAAGATTCTTATCCGTGCTAGGTATCCCGTTGTTTACATCATGTCTGACGAGAAGGAGAGAAACATTGTTCAGATCCTTTATGATATCTGTAAACACGGTACGACTGCACAGAAGTATAAGAAAGACCTGTTTATTTGGGATATCTCCAGAGGTATCGTTCGTCAGGTTGTAAATGGACATCAGGTTGAATTCAAAACTATCAGCCAAGAATCGAAAGATCCCATTTCTGCTCTCGATTATATCATCAATGAGGGTAAAAACGAAGACGCAATCTATGTGTTGACAGAGTTTCACCACTATCTTTCGGAGCCTGGTGTTCAGAGAAGACTTCGTATTTTCTCTGAAATCACAACGGCAACTGATCGAAAGCTTTTGATTCTTCTTTCTACTAAAAACGATGGAATGCCTAATTCTGGTAAGATTATTCCACCGGAGTTGGAAAACCTTGTTCATGTTACAGAATGGACATATGTTGATTCAACTCATATTGAGTTCACGTTACGGGAACATATCATTACGAGTTTGAATGAGAAGTTCGCAGCTGCTAATCCCCCTATTCCACAAATGGATTTTTCAGATTCTGAAATACAACAGTTGGTTAATGCCTGTAAAGGGATGACTGTTTATCAGATCGAGAATGCCACCACCAAGTCTGCAATCCAACACAAAACATTGGTCCCAAAGACCATTTCTTTGGAGAAGAGACAAATTATCCAAAAGAGTGGTTTGTGTGATTATGTTGAGCCAAGCGAGAAGCTTGACGATATCGGTGGTGTGCAGAATCTTAAAAGATGGCTTCAAGCACGTGAGCAAGTCATGTCAGAAGAGGCTTTGAATTTCGGTTGTGATTTGCCAAACGGAGTTCTTCTACTCGGTCCATGGGGATCTGGTAAGTCCAGTGCAGCAAAAGCTATTATCAACGAATGGGGACTCCCAGGGATTCGTGTAGATGCGTCGAAACTCTACAATATGTATGTTGGTGATAGTGAGCAAAGAACAAGGGCTACTTTGAAGTTGGCCGATGCCATTGCCCCATGTGTCCTTTGGTTTGATGAGGTTGAAAACCTTTTGGCTGGTGGAGATTCTGCCTCTTCTGATGGTGGAACTTCAAGTAGGGTGATCGGTATCATCTCTTCGTGGATGTCTGAGCATGAAGGTATGGTGTTCTGTATTTTCACAGCCAACGAAATTTCTGGTCGTCCTCCAAAGCTTTTCAGGAAGGGTCGTTTGGATGAGATTTTTATCGTTGACCTCCCTGTTGGTGAGGAAAGACAGGATATTTTCGAGATCCACGCACGTAAGAGATTGCAGAAGCAAGGCAATGTAGAGTTGGTTAAGACTCTTGATTATGCAGCTATGGCTGAGTGTTCTAACAACTTTTCTGGTGCTGAAATCGAAGCTGCTGTCAATACAGGTATCGTATCTTGTTTCAATGACGGGAAACGGGATTTGACAACTGAAGACATTTTGAAAGCCATTAAAGAGACAATCCCAATGTCCTGCACGATGCGTGAACAGATAGGAACTATGAGAGAATGGCAAAAGGGACGAGCTGTTTTGGCATCAGATTTTCAGCCAGAAGAAATCAGAGACATCGACACCTATATCACTGATGCCAGTGCCCCTGGAAAAGATTTGGAACTTTAAGGAATGATACATGGGAAGTCAAGATTATACCAAAGCAATGCGGCGGTTAATCGAATCGGATATTAGAAAAGAGATAAATCTTTTCAGAGAAGAGAGTGAGATACCGAAGCATCTTATTGAAGCAAAATGGTCCGACTACGAAAACTGGCCCAAGCAACAAAAACAAAAGGGCAATCCTGTAGATAAGCAGATTGTTCGTAGTCGTGCCGATGCTTTCAATAAGGTGACGAAGTATAGAGACAATTTATCAGCTTTAACAGAAGCTGGTCGTTCTCTTCTCATTTACGGTGACACGGGGAGTGGTAAGAGTGTTCTTGCCGCTCTCCTTCTCGTTGCTGTAATAGAAAAGCTACGCAAGTCCGTTTTGTTTGTTCCGTTCTCAGATCTTTTTATACAGGGTACTACAAGGTATCTTAGTGAAGAGTCTGATAGTTTGATGTATCGTCTTATCGATCCATTTATGCTGTGCATTGATGAGGTAAACGAGAGACAGAGAGAAAACAAGTTTTACAACTATCTCGAAGCCATTCTCAATAAGCGTAAGTTGGCTCAAAAACCAACAATTATCACATCTAGAATTCCGTTTGGTAGTTTGTCCTTTCGGTCTACATGTGGTGTTGGTGCTAGTGATTTGATTGGGAATAGGTTGGTGTATTATAATCCAATAAACATTGAATCAGAGAAAGGTGCAAAATCTGTCCACTTGTTAGATTCACATCGATATTATAATATTAGCGGTATGATAAATGATTTAGAAGCATTGGATGATTCAAAGGGCGTATCTGGTAACACTGTCGCTAGAATCCTAGAAAAATATCAAATTCAAGGAGGACGCTAATGGCAGTTAATGACGAGCAGTTTCGGTCAATAGAGAGCCAGGTAATATACTTTCTTTTAAAGAACACGAAGTTTATTAAAGAAGTTTTCTCTAAATACAAAGTTGATGTTGAAGAGTTTTTCTCAATTGATACACACAAACAAATAGTAAAACTTATTCATGAATATTTCAACGAGTATGGAAACCTTTTGGTTGAGACTGAGTTTGAATTGCTTCTGGATGCGAGGTTGGATAACAAAGTAGTTACGGAAGAAGAAGCAGCCAATCAACGTATTGCATATTATGAGGCATCTCGTTGGGGTTTTGAGGATGAACAGTTTTCTCGTGTTTTTAAAACATGGATAGATTTTGAACTTACACCAAAAATCAAAGATATTTTAACTGGACCAAATAAAGCTTTTCTTGATGATAATCGTGGTCTTGATTATATTGATTCTGTTATTACAAAGTTTAAAGAACTACACAGAACCGTAGAGGATGAAGAGGCTGAAATAAAAGCAACGAGTCTTCTTGGCACTATTCAAGAACAGATAGATGATATCCACAACAGACGAAATAACAAAGAAAAATATGCTGGATTAAAAATAGGTATTCCTTGTTTGGATAAAATGCATGTTGGTTTTGAAAAGGGTACGTTGACTATTCTTGGTGGTATCTCTGGCTCATATAAATCCACTTTGGCATTGAATATTTCTAGAAACATTTATCAGGAACAAGAGAAAAATGTTTTGATTGTTAGTTTGGAAATGCCGAGTATTCAGTGGTATCGTAAGTTTAATTGTATTGACACAAAAACACCATATATCCCTATTGTTAAGGGAGACAAAGATCAACTCTCTGATGAAGAGATTGGTGAGATGGAAAAGAAAATACGTGGTAGAATAGAGGAGGGCAAGTCTGGAACGTATCGTGTGCTTGAAGTCTCTGCCGGAAAGTTTACATGGGAAGAAATTACAAAGGCAATAGATGAGCAGTTTCCTACAATCAACTTCGACATAGTGTTTATTGATTATCTTGGTCTTATTGCATTGGACGATAAGAGTACAAAAAGACGTGATGTTGCCCTTGGTGATTTGAGTAAGAGCATTAGATCACATGCAAGACGAAATTCATTTCCAGTTGTTCTTGTGGCTCAAGCAAACAGACAGTCTATTTCAAGAGATCCTAAAACAGGTGAAAGAAAGGTAGATATTAATATTGAAAATATTGAAGATTCAAACAAGGTCGGTCAGGACTGTGATGGTTTTATTGCAGTCATGTGTCCACCATCGACCAAGGGATTAAACAATACTCTTTATATTAAGTTTGCAAAACAAAGAGAAGGTGCTGTTGGTACAATTGCTGTTAAGGTAAATAAAGAGACTGGTTGGATTTATGATGAAAACGATTACGAGGCATTTAAATCCACGTATAGCGATGAGGATCTTTTAGATGACGATGAGGGACCACCATCAACAGAGGGTTCGTCACTTGAAAGTCAGATGGACATGCTTGAACCAGATAAAGTAGAAACTGGAGTTGATGTAGAGTCTATTGTTGATGAGGTTGATACTGAAGAGACGTTGGAGAGTCACAGTGATCTTGTTGATGAATTGCTGAGTGGTAGTGAGGTTGAAGATTTGGTAGAAGATATTTCTATTGTGGACAACAAGGATGATGATTCATCTTTGAGATCTGTATTGGGTATAGATAAAGATGATGAGATAGATGGACTTTTATGAGACAGAACAGCACAATAGTCTTTGATGAGATTAGATCAAAAGCTTCTCTTCGAGATGAGATAGAGAAGCATGGCATATCTCTTAAAAGGTTGGGGCATTCAAGAATGCGATGTGTTTGTCCCTTTCATGATGACGCTGATCCGTCTATGGTTGTTGGCGAGTTTGAGGGAGTTGAAAAATTTCATTGTTTTGGTTGTGGTGCGGCCGGTGATGTTGTAGACTTTGTACAGAAGATAGAAAAATGGTCTAAGCACAAAACCTTGCAGTATTTTGACAAAGCTTATATCATTGAAACACTTAACATAGAAGATTTAGAAAAGAATCTTTTCGCAGTTTCTAAACGAAAAAAAGCACCATCTATGGTGTGGAAGTTGTTTTTGGTTTCATTCATGGTCCGAGAATTTCTTCAAAAATCAGAAGATAAGGAATTTTCATTGTCTCGCATTAGACCATACCTACAGGGTGTTGATAAATCTGTGTTCGACAAAGACGTTTCTTCTCTTAATTTCTATACAGATATTTTGAGAGAGTTTATAGAAAGTCAGACATAAGGAGGAGAGCAATGCTTGTTGAGGATAGTGTAAAGGAATTGGCAGAAGATCTTTCTATGTCTTCTGAGGAAATACGGACCAACATAGAAGACTGGGCCATTCCTCTAATGAAACGAGGTGTTATCGTTAAGTTAGAGGTAAAACGCTGGCGTGGACTTCGTTCTATACAGAAGGAAGAGATAGGACTTGAAAGTGAGCAGGCTGATTATAGAGATTTTTTGAGTCAGTATTTTGTTCTTGGCAACAAATACCTTCTACCAAAAAGAATAGTAAATTTATTCAATAGGATTGAAGCTTCTGCGAGAAGCAATCTCAAAAGATATGGATTGGAGACTGTCTGGGGTACATTCGTACCATGTACCGTTTTTTCTGACTGGAAAGAGAAAGACGAAGAAATCAAAGCAACATATTTTAAGACGGCTGATAATGTCTTGTTGGAGTATCCTCAATTAATTGAAGAGGTATGTGATGAGTATAAGAGATTGGCTAAAATGCTTTGGGACAAAGACGCTGGTGGTGGATTGCATGAAAGCTACGAGTTGTTCGAAGCACACTTGGTTCAACAGATGAGGCAAAGAATTTTATCTGCGGATGAGTTTCGTAGAAGTTTTGATTATAATACTTTTTTCTATTTTATTCCATTGCCTTCTGTTGTTGAGAACGACTTGTTGTTGAAAGATGAGGCATCTAAGAAAAGAGATGTTGTTGATTTTGAGGCCGAAACTCAAAAGAGGGTTATTGAAGAAATTGCAAAGAACAAGACGGAATATGTTGATAGATTTATTTCTTCAACGGTTGGTGAGATCCGTGGAATGATCCTTCGTATTGTTGGTGAAGTAAAGAAGGGCATTGAGGTCAACGAAGAGAGTGCGTGTTCTAAAAAAACTGGCAAGAAACTCCTTTCAATGATTGATAAGGTGAGATCGTTGAATTTCTATAACGATCAGGAGATTGAGGAAGTTTTAGATCAACTGCAAGTAGATTTGGAAAAGGATCGAGAATGTCGATCTGAAAATGAGATAGGGCAGAGTTTAGAGGAGCTTGAAAGAGTAGCAAGTTCAAACATTAAGAACTTGGTTTTTGGCAGATATAATCTTTTGGAGCTATAATGGAAGAAAATAGACCAATAAACAAGGTTTTGCTTGGGGATTGCGAAGACGTTCTTTCGTCTTTTCCAGATTCTTGTATAGATCTTATTGTAACATCTCCACCGTATGCTGATAGTCGGAAGAAAACCTATGGTGGTATTCATCCCGATGAATTTGTTGATTGGTTTATCCCCAAGGCAGAACAGTTTAAAAGAGTTCTGTCTGATGATGGTACTTTTATACTGAACATTAAAGAGAAGGTTGTCAAAAAACAGAGACACACATATGTTCTTAAATTAATCTTAGCATTGACCGAGATGGGTTGGTGGTGGACTGAAGAGTGGTGTTGGCATAAGAAAAGTTGTTTCCCAGGGAAGTGGCCAAATAGATTCAGAGATGCTTGGGAACGTGTCTTGCAGTTCAATAAGGGTGATTTTTTCAATATGTATCAAGACGAGGTGATGGTCCCCGTTGGTGAAGCAACCAAAGAAAGGTTTGGCCGTTTGAAAGGGAATGATTTTTCTCGTCATGAGTCTAGAACAAAAAGTGGTTTTGGTGTTGATAGGTCAAAATTTGTAGACAGGGACATGGTGTATCCATCGAATGTTTTACATCTTTCGTCCGAGACACACAACAAGACACATAGTGCTGTTTTTCCAATAGAGTTGCCTGAGTTTTTTATAAAGCTTTTCTCTAAAGAAGGAGATGTTGTCCTTGACCCATTTGTTGGTTCTGGGACAACTCTTGTTGCTGCATCTAAATTACGAAGAAATTATGTTGGAATAGATAGATTGGAAGTTAATTGCAACACATCTATTGATAGGTTGTCGAACGAATCGAAGGACGTTAATTGGCTTTGGTAGGAGGCTCTCATGAGGTATTATCTACAGAGAAAGAAGGGCATTTATTCTGAAGAGAAGATTCTTTCTTCAATATATCAGGACAATGAGAATATTTGTTTTATTAGTGACACGGGGTCTGGCTCTGCTATTTTAACCAAATCAAATAATATTATAAAAGTTCCAAATGAAGATTACGATAGTTCTGATGATTCTGATTCTGATTCTGTTTTGTCCGTTGTCCCAGAATCCACTGTCATAGAAGATGGTTATAGGGATGATTTTATAAATCTATCGATGTCGAGTTCCAATAACTCTCTTTTGTCATATATGATACTTGGCCCGCCAACTGGTTCGTATAGAATGCATTTTTTTGGTGATATAAAAAGGTACCACATGCATTGGCTGAAGATAGATGATATTAATGATTTTATGTTAAAGCGTTCTTTTAGAAAGTCGGATGGAAGACGGATTGTACCAGGAACACTGAGTAATAATGCGGGTAGGTTGGGTGGTCATACCTTACCATCTGGTGCTTATCGATCTTTTCTTTGTCCAATGTCTGTTTTTAAGAATATAGATCCAGCTATCGCATTGAGTATTGAAGCAAACACCAGAAGCTTTTCTATGGAAATGGCGGCCATGACAGATGCTGGATGGGATGATGTTTCTTCTAAAATTACTTCATCAAGTAGCGATGCTATTTGTTTAGGGTGTCTTTTAGACAAACCAACATCAAATACATTTTTATTAACTGCTATTAATTTAGACACAAACGCTCCTTGTGTTTTGATGTCTGGAATTAGTTGTCTTTCTAAAATAAAAGAATTATACGAGAAAGAGGGTTCTTCTTTTGGTACAATAGAAGAATGGCTATATTGTAATGATCTCATAATTGAGAGAGAAGCATCTTCATCTTCTAGAGATGATCTCTATAAAATAAAAGCAGTCCCAACAAAATACAAGAGTCTCTCTGGCTCGTGTATGACTCTGAGGACTGATTTTTTAGCTTTGGAGAAATTGTGTGTAGAAGCATCATTGTATCGTTATTCTGGCAATCTTTATAATGACATAAAAATAACTAAGTTTAAGTGTCCTGTGGACATTTGCAACATATCTGATGGGAAGTTGACATTTAGACACGCTGATATTGTTAAGCCATATTTCACAAAAGAAATAAGAAAAGAAATGATGAAGTCTCCATTTGAAGAAAACCATTTCCTACATGGACGGATTAATCTAATAGAACTATGAACACTATAGCAATTGAAAAAATTGGTGGTTTGTTAAATTTCTATACCAAATCTCATGATTTCTTTAGTGAATTCACTAGAGTTAAACGTGTTAGAGCTTATTGTTATGACCCAAGAACACCATGCACTAGGTTTGGGGCATTGGTAGAATGTTTGGATCCAGAGTATTTTGTTGACGTGCCACTCTCCACCAGATCCTTCCTTAACGTTAAGGTTTATATGGATGGCCATACGAAGACAATTCCAACGAGCCAAGGTTTGTTTTCGGTGTTATCTAGTTTTTATGGCGTTAATATAATATTGTCTTTTGTTGACAAGGAAGAGGGTGGAACGTTTTTTACCTATCTGGTTACTGAACTTGATAACAAGTTCTTTTGCACCAACATATACTTCTCTGATGTCGTATGTATGATGCATAGTATAGAGCTTCCCATCTTCATGAGAAAAAAAATTATAGAAGAAAAGGGTATGACTAAGAAGGAAATAGACAACCACCATTTCCTATACTAGGAGAGAATATGAGTAAGAATATCATCGAACGATTAATCAGGGGATATGGAGAGGAAGAAGAAAACGAAAACGAAAACAAGGGAGCTCCAGATCATATCCTTAGTATGATGGGTATGTTTGATTTTATGGAGAGACTTGAGCAGAGAAAGATTTATTTGTTTGGTGATGTGAGTACTGAGAGTATTTTGAATGTGGTGTGCCAGATACATATTCTTGAGGATCGTGAACCAGGAGAGGATATTCATCTTGTAATCAACAGTGATGGTGGATATGTTCCTGATTGTCTTGCGTTAATCGACGCAATGGATTCTTGCTCATGTGACATAAGAACAATTGTTCTTGGCAGGGCAGCAAGTGCAGCATGTCTCATTGCGTCTAATGGAGCTCCTGGTAAAAGATATGGTGGTAAGAATGCAGAATTCATGTATCATGAAATTTCTGGAAGTGTTGATGAGGTAAAGCCATCACACATTCTTTACTATAAAAGGGAGTATGATCGGTTGGCTAAAAAGTTCAACGGAATATTCTCCAGAAACACCGGAAGGACTTTGAAAGAAATAGAAGAGGTTTTCCTTTCGGAGGAACTAGACAAATGGATGTCGGTAAAAGAATCAAGAGCGTTTGGTATTATCGATAGGGTACTTCATCAAAAGAGAAGACCCAAGCCAATGAAGAGGAGGGCAAAATGAGTGAACACGTACCATTTGTTCATCTTCATTGTCACACAGACTACTCGTTATATGACGGGTTTCAGAAAATTTCTGATTTAGTTAATCGTGCCAAGGAGTTGAATTTTAAAGCAGTTGCATTAACAGACCACGGTAAAGTAGGTGGTTTTGTAAAGTTTCACAAGAAGTGTAAAGAGGTTGGTTTAAAGCCAATTTACGGTCTTGAAGCATATGTTGTGGAGGATTTTGCAGACAAGAAATCTAAGAGATATCATCTCACTCTTCTTTGTAAAAACGAAGAGGGTTATAGAAACATACTGAGGCTGACAACAGAGTCCCATAAGAACATGACTTATGGTTTCCCACGGTTGACTTTTGATGTTCTTAAAGATCACCATGAGGGTTTGGTTGTTTGTTCTGGTTGTACGTCGAGTCAATTTTCTCGTTATATTATAGATGGGAATCCCGAACAGGCTTTTGATCTTGCAAGAAAGTATAGAGATGTTTGGGGAGATGATTATTATCTTGAAACAATGTATACTGGATACAAGCCACAAATAGAAGTTGCGAAAGAGACTATTTGTTTCTCAAAGAAATCTGGCATCAAGGTAGTTGCGACAAATGATGTTCATTATTCAACTAAGGATGATGCAAGATTTCATCCGTTAAAGATTTCAATATCTCGAAACTCACCGTTGCCAGAGGATCAGGTGCCTTCATCTGAATATTACCTAAAACCATATGATAAGATGAGTGCCATCTTTAAGGGTGAGAACGAAAAGTTCTTACACAATACGATGGAGGTAGAAGAGAAGTGTGATTATGATTTGGTTTTAGGTACTGGTGATCTTCCTAACTTTGACATTCCTTCTGATAGTAATTTTCTTGAATATAAAAAGAATTTATGGGGCAAGACTGACGAAGATGCTCTTCTTTTGTTTCTGTCCGAACAAGGTATGAGGGAAAAGGATTTGTGGGATAAGCCAGTGTATCGTGCAAGATTCTACGATGAACTTGAGACGATTGGATTTACTGGATTTGTTAGATACTTTCTAATTACGTGGGAATACGTTAAGTGGGCCAGAGATAACAACATCAGGATTGGTGCTGGTCGTGGTTGTTTTCTTCCAGGAAATAAAGTTTTACTAGATAGTGGATGTTTAAAGAACATTGAAGAAGTAAAAGTTGGAGAAATTGTTGTTTCTCATGATGGGTCGGTTAATGGAGTTATAGATACATATGAGTATGATGTGGATGAAACTGTAATTACAATAGAAGTCGAGGATGGAAGGAAAATTACCTGTACGGAAGATCATTTAATATTAATCAACAGAGATGATCAAGAAGTCTGGGTTCATGCAAAAGACCTTAAGGAAAATGATGATATTGTTGATTTGATTGGACGATAGAATAACAATCGGTATAGGAAGAGGTATTGTTTGGCAGTTTGAAGAATAGATATAATGCAACAATAAAGGAGATCATTATGCCTATTCGTTTGGATTTTTTTTGTCAGGAATGTGGTTGTTTTTTCAGAATAGACAAAGGAATGTTTAAAAAAAGAAAACACTATAACGAACAGTCTATTTGTCAAAAATGTTATAAAAAAATGATACCAAATCCAGTTCACATGAAGAAAGAAAACTACCCACAACCTCTTTGGGATTTACTGGATAAAACAATTTGGCCATATGAAAGAATTATTCCGTTTATAGACATTTTGAGTACAAAAAGAGAAATTGAATTCAAATGTTCTGAATGTGGTAATTTGGAAAAAATGCAATTTAATTCTATGAAGAGAAGAAAAATAGTTGGAACTAAGCCAATTTGTAGGAAATGTTCACTTAAGTTCGCAACCAATTCTAGTGAATGGAGAAAACATAATTCTGAATCTCAATTAATATCTCAAAACAGGGAAGAAACATTGGAAAAACAAAGATTGGCACAGATAAGACTGATGTATAATGATCCGTTTTATTGCGAAAAAAGGAGAAGTAAAAGTTTTCTGTCAGGCAAGGTAAATGGAATTTTTTTTGATAGCAGTTGGGAGTTGTTTTATGTGGTGTATTGTTTTGAAAGTGAAAATATACGTCAAATAAGAAGATATGACGGTTCTCCAATCACATATAGAGATAACGGTGGTCGAAATAGGCGACATTACCCAGATTTTATTGTGACGAATATTGACGATATTGTGAAGATAGTTGAGGTGAAGGGGAGGAATTCCTTGAATGCAGAAGCAAAAAAACAAGCAACAATAGAGAAAACAGGATTGGGTTATGATTTGTTGTATCAAAAAGATTTGCACAATTTAGGTCTTTTTGTTAGGAGAGATAGTTTTTTAAAAGAGAAGTATACGAAAATTTTTAATAATTATGATATATCTTTTAATGATAATTCTTGTTTTAGAAATTGGTATCATAAATTAAAGAAATGGTCTGGTGGAAGAATTTAAAATGGCTAAAATAAAAAAAATAAAAAAAACAAAATATACAGGGAAGGTTTATGATCTTTCCGTAGAAAACACCCACACATACAATATAGAAGGTTTGTCTGTTCACAATTCAGCCGTTGGAAGCCTCGTGTGTTATTGTCTTGGGATTACGAACATAGATCCCATTAAATATGATCTGAGCATGGATCGTTTTCTCTTTGCAGATGCAGATTATAAGCTTTATGACGACGATGTTTTCAAAGCAAAGGTAGGTGGTTGAAGTGTCAAGTAAAAAACTAGAATTAAAAACAAAACTACTTTCTCTTATTAAGAAGTTCCTTGATGGACGTGGAGAGAAACTTGGGTTTGGTCAGGATGAAAAGGATAGATTAAAAGAAGAATTTGACTTTATGTCCGAAAGAGAAACTCTTATGGAGTGTGTTTTAGAATTTCTCCAGAAGAAAAAGATTGGTGGTGAAGACAACAAGCCAAATTCTCTTTTGCTATATTTGTTGTGTATCACGAAAAAGAAACCAGATATTTCCAAAGGATTCTCTTTTCGTTTTGAGTTAAATAAAGAAGCATCTCGAATTAGTCCACCTGATATTGATATCGATTTTGAGCATAGAGAATCAATTCTACAACACATGTGTGATCTGTATGGTGAAGAGAAGATTGCTCTAATTGGAACAGATATTTGTTTTAAACCAAAAGCAGCTGTTCAATTTGCGGCAAAGGCATTGGATATTACTCGAAGCAATGTCCCTGGTGATAAGAGATTTTCTACAGAGAATGACCAGGAAGCCAAGAGAATATCTAAGATTATGCCTAACCATCCAACAATGAAGATGAAGCAATGGATGGGTGAAGATGAAAGTTTTAAACCTCCAAATAAGAGGATAGGCGAAGCAATTGATAGATTAGAGCAAGAGGTGGAAGATAATCCAAAGGTCTTTGAAGCGGCGTGTAAGTTGGAAGGTCTTATTAAGTCGTTTGGTACACATGCGGCCGGTGTTGTTGTTTCGTCTAGAAGCATTACAGAAGACATTGGATTACATATCGCTAAAGTTCAGAATGAAAATAAAGCAGATGCTGGTTTGTCGTTTGAGGATGAGGTTGTTTCTGGCAATTGGCTTACGACACAATTCGACATGGATGACATTGAGGACATTGGTCTTCTTAAGTTCGACTTCTTACAGTTGAATAACCTTAGGCAAATGACCCTTACCGAACAACTTATTCGAGATGCTGGTAAAGAGATAGATTTTGATCTTGATAATTTGGAGACTGACGATGAGAAGGTCTTTAAAACAATAGACGATAATAAATTGGAAGGTTTGTTCCAAATATCTGGTAGATCTTTTAGGGGTAGTGATTTCCCAATGAAGGATAGAAAGACGGGACAACCTCTTCTTAGTAAAAAAACTGGCAAGGTCAGGACACGACATTATCCTGGTGTTATGGAAATTATTGGTTGTGCTGATTTTAATGATATTGTTGCAGCAAATGCTCTTGGTAGACCTGGTCCTTTGTCGTGTGATATGCATAATAAATACGCAGAGGGTAAAAAGTTTCCAGACGATATTGAATATGATCATCCAAAATTGGAGCCAGTTTTAAAGGAATCATATGGACAGTTGATTTATCAGGAACAGTTGATTTCCATGGCAATGCTTTTGGCTGGCTTTACATTTGCTCAGGCAGATAAACTAAGGAAAGCTTGTGCTAAAAAGAAGAGATCTCTTCTTGACGAGATAGAGCCATTGTTTCGTGAGGGTTGTGCCAAGAGCCAATTACAGATTAATTTGATTAATGACATGTGGCAGATTTGTGTGGAGTTTGGCGAATATGCTTTCAACAAATCTCATTGTTTGTCTGGAGATACTTTTGTTTTTAATAAAAAAACTAAAGAATATATGGAAATAATAGATTTGAAACCAGGTGATATTCTAGATTCTTATTCGGATGGGGAGACTTTGGAGGATGAGGTTATGGAGTTGATAGATTCTGGGGAACAGGAAGTTTTTGAAATAACATTAAACAATGCCATGTCATTTAAATGTACGATGGAGCATAGATTTTTGTGTTCTGACAATACCTTTAGAAAGGTTTCTGAGATTATAGAAGGGGATTTTGAAATAATGTCCGAAGTATAGATTGTAATATATCTGTATTCGGAGGTGTGAAATGAATAAAAAAGAAAAGTGTGTTCCATGGAACAAGAAAGAAATAAGTAAATTAGATTACACATATATAAGAAACCTTTATTTTAGGCATTGTTCTCTTTCTAGTATTTTGTTAAAGATTAAAGATGAAGACCGTGAATTATTGACTTTGAGGATTTTGCAGAGAATTAGGGATGAGTTCAATTTTGCCAATAAAAGAGATAGATATTATAGGTTTTTGTGCCATTGGGCACATAAACACAGGGTAAGTTTGAAAGACATTTCTTTAAGACGGAAAGTAAGATTAAGCTCTTTGTTGAAGTTCAAAAGAGAAAACAAAATAAAAACCGTTAGGGGGAATCCATATAACAAAAAAATAACAAAAGATATAGAAGAGAAGATGATTGTTGATTATAATAATAATAATAATACTGCAGAATTTATTTCTCATAAATATGGTTTTTTAACACGGAAAACGGTATTGGATGTTCTTCACAGGAGAGGCGTTAATGTTAGACCTTGTAAAAAATATACCTATTATAATGTTGATTATTTTAATACCATAAACTCTCATAAAAAAGCTTATATGGTAGGGTTGTTTGCCACGGATGGGTATGTTTTAAAAAATTACGAAGGAGTTGCTATTCAATTACAAGTTTGCGATAGATATATTTTGGAAAGAATAGCTAAAGAAATTGGAGAGTCCTGTAGTGTTATTGAGGTAATTGGAAATGGTGGAAAATGTAAAATGGCTAGATTCACATGTCATTGCCCAGAAATATCTCAAGATTTAAAAAAATATGGTATAACAAAAAGAAAAACGTTTACCCTTGAATATGATTGGAATATGCCTAAGAAATATTTAAGTTCATATTATAGGGGAATAATAGATGGAGATGGTTCTATAGGTTTGATAAAGAAATCTGGTTATCCTTGGGTTTCTATTGCGACTGCCTCTCCGTTATTTTCAAAGTCAATAGAAGAAGACAAAAATACTTGTTTTAATTTTAAGAGGTATTTTAGAAAAAACAATCACTCAGGTATATATGATTTGAGGTTAATGGGTGGTAGAGCAGAGATGATTAGATTCTATAGGTGGATATATTTCAACAAAGGTAATTTTTATTTGGAGAGAAAATATGAAAAAATCAAAAATTGTATCTTGTAGAAAGATGGGAAAAGAAACAGTATATAATGTGTCTATGAAATCTAAGCAACACAATTATCTAATCTATGACGGTTCTGGAAGGAATGTAATATCGAAAAACTCGACTGCATATGGTTACATTACATATCAAACGGCATATCTGAAGACGTATTATACTACTGAATTTATTTGTGCGATACTGACTTCTGCTGCACAGAAGAATGAAGAAAAGCTTCAGGAGTGTATTGATCACTTCCAAGAAGAATATCCAGAGTTGAAGATTCTACCACCTGAAATAAATAGAAGTAAAACGTGGTATTGTCCAAATGGTGATATGGAAGTTTTGGCTCCATTTGTAAGCCTTAAGGGTGTTGGGCAAAGAGCTTCTGATCATTTAATGAAGATTCAATCCACATCTTCTATCGTTGATTTTCTAATAAATGTCAATAAGTCTATTGTTGATTCTAAGACGACAAAAATTCTTTTGGAAAACTCTGTGTTTCGTGAGTTTGGTACAGACAAGAAGATTCTTGAGGAGATACGCAGAATAGATCAAATTAAGAAAATGGCGACCAAATCTACGAACGTGCCCGTGTCCTTTGCTGGTAAATTAGTTGAGAAGACTTCATTGTTTTAATCGTATAACGTATCTATAATTGCTGTATTGGAGGCTGTAAAATGGGACATAAAAAGTCTATTAGGATTACAAAGAGTTATTCTCGTAAGGTTAATCTCAAAGCTGTAAGTTCTCGTTATGACAATATTGAATGTGGAACATTTATGTCGTTCCCAATTGAGGTTGGTGATGAGGAGGAGTTTAATAAAAAATGTAATGTTCTTAGCGAAAAGGTTCGACTGGAGACAGAAAAAGATATTGATCGTGGTATTCGAAATTTAATGGAGTTGGCTAAGGACAAAAAGAACTCAGCTCTTCTTGGCTTGGGTGATGATATTGAAGCGAATCCAGATTTGGAATCTCAAATCGATGGGTTTGACGATATGGTTGCAGAGCATGAGGGTAACATGTCAATACCAGATAGTATCGAGGGAGAAGTGGCATTCTAATGACAGAAGAAAATGAAAAAAAACCTGTAAAACCAACTGCAAAAGAGAAAGATCAGTTTTATTTAGACATGACTGTTCCAGAACTTTTGGATATGCCAAGTTCTGCTGCTTTTAAGGATAGGTTTAAAGATAAATTGTTGATAATTAAGAATCAGAATTTCGCCAACATTTCCGTTCTTCGAAAAGAAATTGAGGCAATGAATATAAGTATTGCGGTAGAACTTGAAGAAGATTCAGATATTGAGCTTTACAATGAGGTCATTGACGCTCTTCAAAGATGTCGTGATCGTATGCACTCTATTGTGAGTAAAACACATTCA